AATTCAAAGTTCCAAATGTGTTGAATCTCTCTACAAGATTTGCATACATTGAAAATTCTAACCCATCGTTACCGTCATCTGAAAAGACTCCTAAAAAATTGGTTCCTTCATCATTGTTCAATAACGTGACAAGTTCTGTAATATTATTGGGCATACTAACAGAAGTCGTGAAGTACTCTACAAAATCATTGTTATTGTATAGTACCACATCTATAGTAGATTCGGTCGAATAGTCAACTACACTCATACCAGTTAATAATATAGGAGTCTTGTCAATATTTTGCTTTACTTTTATCTCAACCGGTGTTAAATATAGTCTATTCTCAATCCAATCTGACTGTGTCCAAGATTGATAGTTTATATTTCTTACATCGAGACCTATACTATCATTCTTTACAACAATCTCTCTAGTACTTGGATAATATCTTATATTATCCGCTTCAAAGAAATATCCAGTCTCTTGTACCGTAATAAATGTTCTGTCTTTAGGAAAGTTGTTGTATTTTGGTCCAAAGTTGGAATCAAATCCCGCATAAATTCCCGGTGGTGCAGTTGGATTTTGCTCCCATTGTAAATCATACCCCAATGTATTTTCCAAAACATTTGCGAATATATCTCCTGTAGATGTTATTGTAGATCCGTTTGCCCAAACGTTTGGTATTTCTCCCGTTGCTATGAAAACGCTTCCGGTCGCGCTGATAGTAGCACCTATATTGGTGAAGTCGTCACCATCTACATAATTGGTGATAGTGTATTCTTCTCCTACAATAAATCCACCCTCTAAATCTAATATTTCCGTACCCACAATTGGTCCGGTTTGTGTCAAAAGTGCTCTGTATGTTAAGGTAGTGAAATTCTCATCAACAACGGTCAGTCCTCCGTTTATCGTTAACTGACCAGTTATACTTTGGTTCGATAGATTATCTACGATATATTTCTTCATTTCTTATTATTTATTTTTTATTTATCTATGTCTTTTATAGTCAAGATATCGGAAGCATCGTAGTAGGACAATCTGTTCACACTACCTGCACTTTTGAATATTTCAGTGTTGTATTCTCCGTATACAGAAGGTAAATCAGATACTCCAGTGATTATTATAGATAAGTCATTACTACCGGTTCCACCAAAATTAGAATCCGATATAGCAATCTCACTTGCAGTAAAACCAATACTTGGTAAGTAATTATTACCCGAATTAACCAATGTAACCGACAATGAAGTTGTGCTCGTTACGTAGATATCGAATGTCGCATCAACCACCACAGACACAGTACCACCATAACTATAAGTTCCTGATACACTAGAATATGTAATACCTTCGGCTTCATTTGGAAGAGTTCCCGTGAAGTCATATGAGAATGTCAATATGTTTCCGTTGTATGTTGAGAAGTCTGTATTACTAACTCTTGTTTTAACATCATTATATTGGAAGTTATGACTCATTGTGTTTCCAATGAAATTATCCGAGATGTTGTTATCATAGAAATACTCACCTACGTGGTTTTCTGTAAAGTTGTTTCCAATTCTGTTTCCTCTTATCTCATCGTCTCCGAATCCAAAGTCGCTTTCTATACTGTTGTTCGTAAAGCCGTATTCAATCGTGTTGTGTGCGAAGTTTTGTGCAATCACGTTGTTATAAAATCCGTCGTTGATTTTGTTATTCACAAAGGTTTCTCCTATCGTATTATCTTCAAAATCATTTCCTATTTCATTTCCATTAAAATAAGGATCTATATCATTATTATAAAAATTATTTTTAATCGTGTTTCCCCAAGCACCATCAATAAAATCGTTACTAAGAAAGTCATCACCAATCACATTAGATTCAAAATAACCAGGTAGTGAATTTTTTCTAAAACTATTTCCAATTTTGTTTTTGCTAAAATCCGTAGAATTTGCAGTTAAGCCTATACCTATAGTGTTTTCTTCGAAATAATTTCCTATTTCTGTATTCTCAAAGAATGTATTGTATATAAAGTTATTAGTAAAAGAGTTTTCTATATTATTTTTTTCAAAGTTTTTATATATCTTATTATTTTGAAAATCATTCTGAATATTGTTGTCTTTAAAAAGAGCACCGTTGTTGTTTGCCAAGAATCTTGAATTCCAAAGAGTACCTGTTGGTGCAGAACTTGAATCTGCATTCGACTCTGTTGCGCTATTGTATATATATCTGTTATTACCTCTGGTTATTTCTAACACACCAGGAACTATTACATCTACACTTAATTCAGAGGATGTAGCTCCATTTGGTTTTGTGAAAGATACGGTGTCTCCTGCAGTAGCACCAGTTGTTGGATTCACTTTAGTTCTCTCATATGAGAATCCACCACCATTACTATTTTGTGTCCATTGAGTAAACTTTACTTTATAGTATTCGTCATTTACCGTATCTTTTAGTATAAGATTTTCACCAACTACGTATTCACCTATTCTATTATCCAACGCATTTGAAAACGTATCATATTCTCTATCAACTAGATTGTTTAATTCAGCCCAGTCAAAAAGACCGTTGTCAATTTGGTTACTAGCGAAAGCATCACCTATTCTATTTCTTTCAAAATTATTTCCTACTCTATTTGATTCAAAATAGTTTCCTATAACATTTGAATCAAAATTAACACCAATCCTATCATTATCATTAAAATTGTTTCCAATCTTATTGTCGTTGAAACGCGATCCTATGGATTGGTTGTTATTAAAATCATTTCCTATAAAGTTTCTTTCGAATTCACCATAGACATTATTATTTTGAAAATCATTACCAATCTGATTATCTCTAAAATATTCTTCATCTCCTCCAAGTGTTGTGTTATCACTGAAATTTTTTCCAATCGTATTTCCAGAGAACCTGTAGCCGTTTCCGGTTCCATTTCCAGAATCTCCTATGTTATTGTTATTGAAGTAATGACCTATTTGGTTTTCATAAAACTCATTAGCATAAAAATTATTATTATAAAAATTACTACCAAGTATATTTTTCTCGAATGTGCCAAAAATTTCATTATCATAAAAATAATCACTTATTACATTTGCTCTAAAACTTCCTAATATAATATTTGCATAACAATCGTCTCCAATTTGATTGTCTTCAAATTGACCCTCTGTGACATTGTCTCTAAAAGTACCATTAAGAGTATTTTTACTAAAACCATCAAGTATGATGTTTTCGTAAAACTCTCCTTTGATTGTATTGTATTCAAAATGGTTATCTCCTGTGTAGAAATTGTTGTAAAAACTAGCATGAATGATATTATAATCAAAATCCTCATCACTTTCATTATCTCCAAAATGGTTATCATAGAATTGTCCATTAATTATGTTACGCTGAAAATCGCATTTCATTATATTATCGTGAAAATTATCATTGATTATGTTATTGTCAAAATCGTTATCAATAATATTATTGTAAAAAGAACCTCCAATTCTGTTAGAATCACAGTCAGTATTAAATGTGTTATTTTCAAAATTATGTCCAAATGAATTATCTCTATAAGTATTTTCACCTTTGAATACATTGTTTGGTAATAAGAAAGTATTTTCATCCCATACTATATATGTATCTGTGGTTGTGGTTGTGTTACTAAAACATTGGCTTATGTCACCAAAGGTTGGATATTCATAAGAAGCAGTACTGGAAATAATATTATTTTGTTTCCAAGACATACCTTCTAATAGATTTGAATCAACTAAACGAACATTTTCACCTGTAATGATTGTATTACCGGTTACGACCATATTGTTATCATCTAATACTTCTAAAACTTCATAATAATTTACAATAGGATCAGTATTTTGATTCAAAACACCAATAACACTTCCAGTTGCAAAATTACCAAAATATGAGTCACCATCTCCAGTAACAACTCCTGTAATAACCTCTTGACCATTGGAGTAAGTTCCTGTGATGGAAATCAATCCGCTATAAACCTGTTCTGAAAAATATGCATCATATCTTTTGAAAAGAACCTCTCTGAAATCATAATCGAAAGCGTTTCCATTGTCATCTTTTCTATATGTTATTCTACCATATGCGGTTCCACCAGTAACTTCCGTTGTGTTGAATGAAATATCGTATTTGATTTCATCCTTTGGATAGTTTGGTTGGTAAGCATTCGCTGCCAACTCGTTAGCTGAAATTGCAAAGACCAAAATAGGACTCTCCTGTGATACTTTGTAATTACTCGCTGAAAATGTAGGACTCCCATCTGAATCATAGTCTGGTTGGTCATAGCATGTTTTGAAATTAGTAATTAAGTAGTAACCACCTGGAGTCAGCTCTGATCCGTCTTGTAAAGTTCTTAATGTTTGGTAAGTTATTTCTGTGAAACTCGCACTTCCACCTCCACCAGTTGGTGTACTTGATCCGTTCTCATCCTTTTCGGTGAAGGTTGGTCCGTTAAAACCAATATATTTAAACCCTGCAGGAGGATTTGGTAATGTAGTAAAGTCTGTTTCTGTGAACAATATTCTTCTCATCGGTCATTTAATATTTTTTATAATGTATATATTAAAAATCGAAATGAATAAAATTATTTTATCCAAATGAACTTATTTGTCCAAACACTTGCGACCAAACGTTTTCTGATCTTACAAAAGTAAATCCAACAATATCAACTTTGTTTGAAGACACCGAATAAGTACCATTTGTCCATTTTATAGTTTGTGCAGAACCGTCTATTTGAACAGCAGTTGGTGCGTAACCAGTAAGACCCTGACTAATCATGATTGTTGTTGTTATTACTCTATTGTTGTCTAAAGGCATGTTTGTAAAGTTTGCAGTATAGTTAGTAGATGCAGTGGCATGATACCAAATAGCACCTGTATTGAAATCATAGATTACTGTAGATGCAGTTGCACCAGGTGTTACGTTTATTACTTCAGATATTTCGGATAAAATAGTATGTCCTTCAAGAGACGCTGTTCCTGAAACGGTCAATGATCCACTTAGACTCCAATCTGTTGTAGGTGTTATACCAGATGTTCCTGAAGTCCCATCAGAACCGGTGGCACCTATCATACTAACACCAGAAGTTCCAGAAGTTCCATTAGCACCTGCTATCGAAAATGAAACAGAGTATTCATTATCATTCCACCATTGACCATTACCATAAACCGCAGGAGTATCTACACCAATCTCGTATGCAGCACCACTCCAGAAAACATTGTTTACTTTATACAATGCTGTATAATTTTGTTCATTAGCTCTTGTAACTTGTAAATATACTGAATTCCCAATAAGAATCGAATTGGCAATCGTGTTCCAAAATCCTTCGGATGCCACATTCAAACTATTATATGCAAATTTCAATAATATAATACTTATCATATTCGCGTTATATCCAACCGTGAATTTTCCAGACGCACTAGGCGTTGCCCCTAGATTATTTTCCAATGTCCATCTTAGTGAAGCGGCACCATCTACACCGCTTATTCCTGATGTACCAGATGTTCCATCAACACCAGATGTTCCGCTTGTTCCTGAACTTCCTATTAAAATAGAATCATCTACATATTTTTTACTCACTAAAGAGTGTGTAACAAATCCTAAAGAATAGTCTGATTGATAAACCAATCCGTTTCCATTTCCTATCGAAACCAATCCGGAAGTTCCTGCAAGTGCTAACTCACCACCTGCGATTATTGTTACATCATTTATGGATAGTATTTGAGAAGAATCATTTGAATCAAGACTAATAAAATCAGAAACTACATCAAATACAGAAGAAGTTACTGAAATATTATCAAATCCAGAAACTATAAAATCGTTATACCCACCATTTAAACTAAGTGTCTCATATAAAGTTCCACCAACACTCATTGTGTTTCCTACCTGAATAAGTCCGTTTCCAATATCGAATGAACCGGTTGCACCTCTTTCACCTTGTAAACCTTCAAAACCTTGTTGACCTTGTTGACCTTTAATAGCATTTAAAAAGTCTTGCTCACTGAACGCAAGTGTCTCAAGACCATACACATCCAACCAGGTCTGATATGCAGATGCACCAGATGTTCCTGATGTTCCTGATGTTCCATCAGTTCCGTTTACTCCTGCAAGACCTTCAAAACCTTGTTCACCTTGTTCACCTTTAATATCATCTAAAAAGTCTTGCTCACTGAACGCAAGTGGCTCAAGACTATACACATCCAACCAGGTCTGATATGCAGATGCACCAGATGTTCCTGATGTACCATCCTTACCTTTTTGACCAGTTAGATTTATATACCAAAAGCTGGATGTAGCACCGACCGGTTGGCAAACATTTGCAACAAATGCCAAATTACCTGTAACAGGATTATATGTATCCACATCACCAACCATATAAACTGGATCCGAATAATCATAGTATGGTTCATCTAAATAATCTGCAACATAATAGTTTGTAGGAAAATCTTTATATACAACTATAGTCTGACCAGGAACAAATGCCAAATCTTTCTGTGTAGTAAGCTGAACTAAATATCCAGAATTTGGTATTGTCAAATATGTACTTGAAGTTCCTGTGAATGTCTTTCCGTTTGAACCCGTAGGACCTTTTTGGATATTTGCAGTTACATAGTTAAGAACATCTTTATCTATTATAAATGGAACTTTTTCCGTAAGAACATCCATCTGTCCCTGAAGTTTAGATAATGAAATCTTAGCCTCGTTGTTCGTGGAGAATACCATTACTATAGATCTATCAGAATCTAGATTTATCCTCATCGTGTTGTTTAGAACGTTAGTGTTCTTGATGTGGAATGGATTTATAGTGTATTTTAATATACCATTATCCTCATATATCTTTATGTTTCTATCCGTAGCTGTTATAGGTCTAAGAAATTTATCAAAACTAAAACTCATCTTTTATAATTATTTTTTATGCAATAATATTCAAATTTACAACGACACCATCCAAATAGTTCTGTGCGATGTCAGAGTAGTTGAACGTCATTGAATATGTTCCACTTGCCGTTATTCCAACAACATCTACCAAATCATTGTTTTTCAATACAACATTTGATGGAAGAATACTCATTTGTCCATCTCTATTGTCTGTTACGTTATCTACGATTAATCCTATTAGATCCGATTTTGTCAATGTGTTGTATGTAGTTGAAATCGTTGTACCAAACTGTACTAAGCTTATTGAAGTAGAGAATGTAAGTCCATTAGTGAATGTATTGTATGGAGTACTGAATGTAGCACCAATTGTTATTCCGTCGTTATATAGTATATAGTCACCTCCAACACCTGCAGTTGAGTTAAAATAAACTACCGGATCTTGATTGTCCAAAGAAGTAAGATCAATGTCTATACCTGGATTTTCTATTATATATGTAAGTAAAGAATGTGCTTGAATTGCATCACTTTCTGTTTTGAACGCAAGAATTATTGTGCTAAGTGCGTTATCATCCACAGTAAGTATTTTCCCATTTCTCTCTATAGAGTTTATGTTGTTTATCATAAAATAGATAAGAGGTCTGGCAGGAGTGCTTTTGTCGTTTATAACAATAGATTCTCCAATAACATGAGTATGTATATCCGTATATTCCAAATCCGTGAAAGATGTCGCAGTTTGGTTTATATTGTCGTTGAAGAAAGAATAGTTTTCGTCTATGACTGCAACCATAACATCTAAAGAAACCGAATATTTCGTGTTTGGATTTGTAAGATATATCTGTTTTACTCTATGAGTAGAGTTTCCCGTAAGAAGCATAACTTGAGCAAATTGATTGATAGTACCAAGACTATCGTAAAAAGACCAATCTACGTAGTTGTCATCTTGAATAACCGATTTAGGATCGTATGATGCCTTTATAAGTAAAAAGGTTGCATTGTCTCCAATACCCAGATGGTTTAGAAGATAGTTAGCTTGTCCTGGTTTTAAAACTATTCTACTTTTTAATATTTGCTTGAATGGCATTCTTAAATCGGATAGCGAAAGCTTTTCCGAAGTGTTTGACCCATTGACAGCGACGAAATCTCCGGCGTTGACTTTTATATATTGACTACTTGGTCCAAATAGTGAGCTTCCTCCACATGACATATTGAAATATATTTATTTTAATGTATATATTAAAATAAATATTCGTCATTTTAAATATCTCTCACATCCACACGATATCTTTCAGATAAAACAACAGAACTTTGAGAAACTCTTGTCACCAATATTTTCTTTCCTTTATTTAAACTGAAATATGGAAGGTTCGAAAGCAATGAAGTACTTGTTCCATGTAGTTGCATTGGCAGTGAAGTGCTATTTGTAGTCGTGTAAGTAGAAAATGCCACACTACTATTTATATCAAATGTTACATAAGAACTTGTTGCAGAAACTAATGAATCTACTTTATATTGTCCAGAAAAATCATACACTGAAGAAGTTCCTACAAAAAGATTGTTTAAACGTAAAGTATCACCAGGTTTTATAGAGTTGTTTATTAAATAAGCATTACCAAGAAAAGGAACGTCAAGATATCCACCACTTCTAAGTGTGATTGGTTGTGTAAAATCTATTTCAAATTTAAAATCTTTCCAAAGTATTGCAGAGTTTGGTAATTGTTTTGTAGTGTTGTAATAAACCGGTAAATCAATCTCACCAACTAACAATACCTGAGTATTAACTGAAGTTGTTGTAGCGATGTCACTATTTATGTATATGTTTAGTTTTTTATTTTGTGATGCAAATTCTGTTCCAGAAATATAGAACTCTGCAGTTTGCATGAAATCTAAATCTCTACTAAGTAAAATAGTAAGTCTATCATTATTAGGAAGTGTAAGTGGAACTTCATCATTATTAATAAAGTGTACCATGAAGTCTTTGTTTTTAGGAACAGCCATGTTCATTGGTATTATTCCCTGTGCGTTATAAAGATCAGTTGTTTTTACTTGATCAATTTTAACATAGTTTGTATCGATACTATTTAGTTTTATAGAAGTTCCTGCAGTGACCACTTCTATAGAGTCTGATGTTACCATCTGTCTTGTTGAATATAGTCTTATTAAGTCTTCTAAAGACTTTACTTTAGCGTTGATAACATTGATATCAGTCTGTGTGTATATCAAGCCTTTAATCGAGTTTATTTCGTCTTTAATGATTCCCTGATCAGCCAATATATTTAAAAAACTATCATTTGTAGAAGAAAGTTTTTGCATTGCAGCATTGAAAAGATTCATACTAAACATAGAGTTTATGGCCTCTGGATTATACGTATCCTGTGGGTTATCATTTATTATGTTGAAGTTTAAGTTCAAACTGAAAGCAAAAGAACTACCATCTTGTTTTCCATTAGAAACCAATTTTTTATAAGTAGGGAATTTTACTCCTATTTCTTCTTCTTTATCATTGTTGTTTGGATTATCCAAGAAAGAGATTCCATATACGTTTGTTCTAGAAACTCCGTTTTGATCCTCTACTGTATAGTACCACAATATTGCGTTAAACTCAAAGTCATTAGGTGGTGTATTGTTAACTTCCAAAGCATTGAACTGGTCAAAGTTAGTTACTTTTCTGTTAGCAATGTTCATCTTCACATAGTGTCTGGTATCAAAGTCTATTCCAAGACCATCTATTGTCTGTGGAGTTACTATAGGATTGTTTATATCTCCTTTTACACCGAAATAATCACCACTTCTTCTAAGAACGTCACCAGTAGAAGTTTCGTAGGTAAAGTCTAATGTATCAAAATGTCCAAAGTAAGAACCTGGATAGTTTTGAGGTGAACTAACGATAGGTGAGTTAAAAAGTTCCGCACCCATTATTTCAGTCTGATATTGACTTGGTAATATAGGAAATATTAAATTTGGTTTATAGTTTACATCATAGTTAGTTCTGAAAAGAATATCAGGTGTCATACCTGTATGATCTGGGATATGTGCATAAACTTCTGTGTATGCTCTGTTAGCTTCTTGTACGTTACTAACACCATTAATCTCACCTAAGTATTGAATAAGTCTGTGATAAACTAATTCTGCTTGTCCTGTAAATTCTATTTGTCTACCTAAAACTGTATCAACATCAATAATAACTCTTTGACCCGCTGTTGCACCTGGTGCTATTATATCTAATACTTTTACGAATTGTCCTTCTTCGGAACCTGAATCATAAAAGTATTGTTCACTTCCATTGTTGTATATAGTCGAGTTACTTACATTGAATATTCTAATAGTATCACCGATTCTGAAATTTGTCAAACCATTGAACTCTATCTCCATCTTTCCATTATAAGAACCAGAGTCAGTTAAATAAAAGTATCTTGTGTCCCATTCGATTACTTCTCTTTCTTTCCAAAGATATTCTGGAAAGTAAGCATCATCGTTTAATTTATTACTTTGAAACTCACCAAGATTTGCAAAATATTCATCTTGTGGAATTGCAGGTTCAAAGTCAACTACATTAAGCATTTTACACCATTTAAAAAATAATTTCTCACTAGTAGTTTCCAAAGCATTAGTATCATAGTAATACTTAGTACTATTAAGTCTACTTTCTCTGATTACCACCTCTTGGTTAGCAACATAGTTTCTAAGAGACTCTACTATCTGTGAAGAGAAATCCGCCGGAGGAGTAGCATTCACTGATCTTCTGAAAGAACTTTCAAAGTCAAAGTATATTGGTTTTGATTGCGTTCCCGCGCTTAAGTTCTGAGTAGGAAAATTCAATAACGCATATTTAGAGAAATACATTTTATAGTTGGCATTTTGATATGCCGCCGATATATCCTCTGCTGCGCCTGGAAATGCGTAAAAGGTTGTTCCATTTGATTTAAGTCCTTTGTAAAGTGGTGTACTTGCCATCTAAGTGATTTTAATTTTATATTCTATATATAATTATTCTCTTTTTCTGTTTGATAAAACATTTTGACGTAAATAAATATAAAACGTATGTTAGCCCATATTTTTTATTCGTTTGGAATATTGTTTGTGATAAGAACTCTTTCATCTATACATGGATTCCAAAAATACCATTCCATAAAGGAATGGCAGCAAATCTATTACGAAAAAATAGGTAAAGCACCTAAAGATTCAGAATATAGAAGTAAAGAAGAGTTGGAGACATATCAAACACAGATAGTTCTTAATATATTAGAGATAACTTGGTTATTGATTGGACTATTCACATCAAACATGAATATATTTATTTCGATAATATCAATGTTTTTGTTAATGAGTATTTGTAGTAAATCTTTTAGGTTCACGGTTTTTGAAAAAACAACATCAATGCTTTTTATCTTATTAAGATTTTTCGTATATTTGTTATTGATTGTAAATGATTTTGCATATCAATATGACCTTTGGTCTATTATTAAAAACTGGATATGATAATTATACACGGAGAACAAGGAACTGGAAAATCAACTTTGGCACTGAACCTAATAAAGAACAAAAAAAATTCTTTATATTTGGTATTAGAGAATGACTTTAGTACTATAAAAAAATTGAAAGAATATAAGATTGACTACACTTATATGAAACACCGTAGTTTAATAGATTTAAAATATAGAATATTAGAAAATGGTGGACTGATTGGCAACAGCTTAGAATATGTTGTTATAGATTCTATAAACCTTATTAATGATAATAAGTCATACAAAGAAAAAATAAGCTACATAGAAGAACTTGAATCAGACTTCAAAATAAAGATTTTATTAGTATTTAACACGTTGAACAGGATGGATAAAATGAAAAAGTTTATTCATTCAATAGAAAGACACAGATTGATAGACATCAAGTTTATGCCTGTGTAGGAGCCTCACCTTCAGGTGCCTCAGGAGTAGCTTCTCCTTCAGGTGTTTCAGGTTTCTCTTCTTTTTTTTCACCACCTTCTGCCAACAATTTAACAGCTTCTTCTATAGATTTTTGAGTTCCTTTTATCAGATAGTCATATAAACCTATGGCATTAACTTCACTTGGTGCGTTTCCAAAAAACTTTATGTCGTTCAATATCTCGTCGATGTCATTTCTAAACTTTAGATAAAAGTCGTATAAATCAGAATCGTTTATCAATCCCTCAATCTTAACATCTTCTGGTTCTTTAACGAACTTATCCACAAAAGACGCAAATTCTCCTCCACTCTTTTCGATAGTCTTTTCTATCATCGACTTTATTTCGTCTTTTATCTCAGTGTATTTTGAGGAATCGACTTTTTGAACTTCTTCGTTCGCTTCTTTTATGAATTCTAAGTATCTTTTTACCATAATGTATATATTAAAATTTAATATTATTTTTATCCCCAAGTTCCGTTAAAAACTCCATTATACCATATTCCTGTTTCAAAGATTCCTTCGTTGAATATTCCGTTTGTCCATATTCCTGTCTTCCAGTTAGCGTTATTAAATCTACTGACTATTCTTAGACCAGAGTCTATTGCAGCAGTTTCGTCATATAACTGAGCACCTAATACATCTGAATATCCGAATTGTATTTCCCAATTCTGAAGACGTCCTATGTTTACTCCACTTGTGTTTTCTATAGAAAGAGTCCAATCTCCATTCGCATACTGAGTTGTTCCCACAAGATTTGTGAAATCTGCATAGTTGTTCTTACTGATTAGTGATCTAACATTCAAATCTTCTGATATTAACTTATCACATTTTGCTGAATATTTATCTACTCTATAGCCATAAGGAACTCCTGTTGCAAATGATGCAGTTCCTGTTGAACCAATCTCAATAAAGGATGACGTATTTGCAGCAGAAACTAAAGTTATTATAGTCTCTGTAACCGTTTTTGCAACACCAAGATATTTTTCATAGTATCTCATTGTACCACCAACATTCGTGGTTGTGGTTGCATATATTTTAGATCCAGGCATAGCTCCATTTGTTAAAAAGAAAGCTTGGTTTGTTAAAAGTGTCGCTGGTGAGCTAAGAAACAATCTAGAGGTATGTACATATAATTTACCAGGAGTTACAAGTTCACTCTGTGTACCTAAGTTCATCTTAAAGTCACCTTCGTATATAGGTTTTCCAGAATCCAATTCAGACAAGCTCTGATCATATGAAAATACAGTGTCTATCATGTTTGTATCATCGTTTCCTTCGTTGAACTCTTTAAGTCCTATTATTTGTCCATTTGGTGATCTTAGGTTTATTCTTATTCCTCCTATACCGGAAGATTTTACTTCTAATACTCTGAAATAGTAATATCTATTAGGAGAAAGACCGACAACCTCATATTGGTATATTAGTCCAACTTCATATTGTGCAAGATAACTTCCAAAAAGGTGGTCCTCTGAAATCTCTATTCTATAACCATATATCTCATCACTTGTAGAATATGTTGTTCCTGTTGCAATGGTTGTAGTGCTTATATCATTTAGCGATATAGGGTCTAAAACTCTTTCTATAGCAACGTAGTTATTTCCATATGACGCTATCATACTACTATTAGTTCTATATACCATTGGTCCATTTGCTAGAGTGTTTCCTGGTCCGTTATAACCGTTTGGTGTGAATCCCCATTGTAGCTTAATGACTCCTAATGAGTCAGACTTTCTAACACCTATTAGATTCTGTGATAAGAAGCTTACTTGAGTAGTTGCACCATTTGATCCATTGTTCGTATTACATCTGAACTTATAATTAAAATTTGTAACCGTCGAGTTTACTACGTTGTCATAGAAGTAATAGCCTTTGTTAACATTGGCGCTTACCAAATATCCAGTACCTGTAGAAAAGACAAGAGGAACGAAGTCGTTGACCAACATAAGCTCGGTGTCGTTCGCGATTGACGCAACTTTACCCAATAGATATGGTATCGCAAATATAGTTGCTCCAAATGGTGTTACAGGATCTACTTTATATAGATAGATATCAGATCCTACTTCGACCTGAGATAAGAATTGTGTTGATATACCGATGACTTTCTTCTTGTTGCTACTATGCACATATACATTACCCACTTTGTTCCATACATTAGGAACAATACCTGGATTACCAGGCAAACCAACAGAAGAGTTTTGCCAACCAGCACTTACCGAAGCTAAAGATTTTGGTGCACTTGATGAGTTCGCATCAAATAACGGTAACGTAGGATAAGGATTCGAATTTGATGATGGAGTTATTGGCCCTGGTGATGTTCCCAAAGGAAGCTCCCAAGTTGATATTCCTAAAGGATCTGTAGGTCCACCTACTTTATATTGAGCAACAGGAGTATATTTTTCAATCAGCTTGTTTTCGACAGAAAGATTTATTTTAACTTTAACATCTTTTATTGTCTCTCTAACTCCAGTTGTTGTTATAGTATTTGTTATTATAGAGTTAGTACTAAACGTAGCATTTATTCCAGTGTTTGCCTTTTTATAAGAAACGAATCGACCACTAAAGTCAGTTACATTTGTAGCTACATAAACTTCGGTGTATTTGTTTATAGTATCTTCCATTGTATAAAGAACGATGTATTTTTTCGGTTCATCATTATTTCCATACAATACAGAAAGTTCGTTTTCAATATTGTTGTCGATTATATAAAACTCATCTCCTATATTAAATTTAAAGATTCCGTTCAATATGAAAGAGTTATTGTTTTCGTTCATTCCGATTATTTGTATATCTTCCAATATACCACCATGCCATGTTCCAGACTTGAAGTCTATATTATAAGCGACACCACCATAGAAGTCACCAGATATCCATTGACCCGTATACCATATAGAATATTTGTGAACATCCGAAACATCAGGTATAGTTCCTAGTTTAGAGAAGAAACTTCCACTTAACCATTTACCACCGTGCCAAGTAGCAGTTCTCGAGTTGTATGCCTTTGTTCCAAATCTAGAATCAATGTTCTTTGATTCGAAAGATCCGTTATACCACATTCCATTCTCAAAATCACCACCATTCCAAACTCCGTCTATCCAATATGCAGGTTCATTATCTGTGTTGAATATACCTGCATTCCATTCTCCAGTTACCCAAATACCACCTATGAATCTTCCTCCGTTCCAAGTTCCATCATTCCAAGTTCCGTTATTCCAAACACCTGCGTTCCAGTTTCCGTCATAGAATCTTCCGTTTATCCATGTTCCATCGTTCCATGTTCCACCAAACCATCTTCCCGTATACCAAGTAGATTGGAATTCATCAGAAGATTTTTTGTCTATCTCTACAGAAATCTTTTTGTCTTTAATCATTTTAGAGTTCCAAGTTCCTGCATACCAGTCTCCCAGCTTCCAAGTTCCTGATATCCAAGTTCCACCGAACCATCTTCCACCTTCCCAGATTCCTTTGTACCAAATAATTTCACTACCTTCCTGTCCGATTACTGCACCAGAAACTTCTGCTTCTAAAAGCCAAGGGAAGTTCAACGAAATTGTTTCTATGTTTAATCCGTCAACTAATCTGAATCTATATTTACTGAAGTCTACATTTACCAATCCAAATTTTCCGTCTGTTAACTTTGTATTTTCAACTCCAAGCTCAATCGCAATATTTCCTCTTTTATTTACTCCTATATCAATCAAATCAACTGGTTGGTAGTTTAAGAAAGGATCTTTCTTTACATATCTAACATAACCAGAGTCAGATCCAACAAAAGCTTCATTTCCATAAGGAAGATCCACTGCAAAATCATATTCACCATATACCTGAGTTACAACTCTGTATCCAAAGTAGTTTTGATTTAATTCTGCGGAAGATTGTGAACCACCATTAAACTCTAATACGATTCCATCATCTTTTGATAGTTTGTGTTTCTCTGAACAAGTTATGAAAAGCTGTCCACCAAAATCAACCGTGTTTGTTATAGGAATGTTGAAGTCTCTATCAAGTCTTGTTATGTTCATTGCCAACTCGTTTTTGTAGTCAATATACATAACCGCACTAAGTGAATCAACAGTATCAACATCTGAAAGAAATATCTTAGCATAAGAATCTGTAGGAACTTTAAAGTTTAGTTCACTTTGATAGTTGTTGTAACCAAAAGTATCGTTCACAATATGTTTAGTACTTAACTTAGCTTTGTGTATGTTGTTCAACTCCTGTAAGTCATCACTTATCTGAAGCAACGATCTTCTCGATATTATATCTATAGTACCATCATTAAGAGATGTGTTTAACTGAAAGTTTATTTTTTTATGGAACTCTATTACATAAGTGTTTAATCCTATATTGTCTATATTTTCTATCTTGTATTTGTGCATAACAAGAAGTCTTTCAGTTGTGTATGTACCTCCTGCATCTGGTTGATATATCGAAACGTCAACAAAAGTGTTTAGTAAAATACTTTCCCATTCTAGTTTAAGTTTTTCTCCAAACATTATTTTGTTTCCAGTAGTCGACGATTGTGTTATTCCATTTGAGTCTATATAAATGTTACTAGAACCAAGAGATCCCAATGGAATATCTTTGTATATAGGCATTGCTAGATACTCTTTAGATGCGTAGAATGTTGAAAGTCCATTACTTACTTTGTTTATACTTTCTAAATAGTCAAGTAGATTATAAGTTGCGGTGTATCCAAACTTCAAGAATCCACTTGTGTATATCATATCTTTTACATAGTTACCATAAGTAGACGTTTGATACTTATAAGTATTCAGAAAAACATTTGTTGCCAAGTTATAATATGATGTTAGATTGTTAAACTTTGGAGTAAGTTTCAAATCATAGTTTAGATACGATGCAGAACCTGTTATCTGCATTTTGTATGCGTTTCCGATTGGATGTAAATTAAAGTTATAAACTAACTCATCAATATCTTTATATCTGTTTAAGTTAGTTATCGTAACAGTTGAAGTCACTAAAGTATCTCCAGCATTCAATATCAAATCAGTTATTATTGTTTGGTTGAATTCGGAATACATATAAACGTATGTAGATGTTCCATCAACCCAAGTCTTATTTACTATTAAGTTTGTGTCTATAATACCACTTTCTATTCTTGTAACATCTCCTACATTGTATGTGTATTGAGAAGTAGGAACTTTTAATATCATAAGATAATCATATAGATAAAGCTTTATAGGTGTTAAATCAGTAGGTGCTGTTATATTGGCTCTATTTAACTTATCATATCTACTACTTTGTGTTCCAGAATAATCAAAACTCGGTGCAAGCTTTATAATATCTGTCAAATCATTACTGATTATTCCTTTGTAAAGTTTCACTTTGTTTTCCTTACTTGGTATCGCACCATTTACTAATGCACCCGATGCATAAGAGAAAGTTGTTGATATCAAAACCATACTTCCTGTTATACCACTTACTGCATATTCGTTTAGTGGATATTTACTATAATATTCGAAAGTCTTTTGAGAATCTACCCAATAAGTAAGCCAGTTACACTCTGATTGTGTTAGCATACTAGGTGCAGTTGCACCGTATATTATAGGACCAAATCCCATATCATAAAGATACTCTGAACTTCTTGTAGTAGATAATGACCCATTAGCAAGTTTTTTGAATGGAATACTAGTACTAAATGTTATTGAATTTGGCATTCTGTAGTCTCCTTGATCAGTAAACCAGTTTAGTTTAGCACCAATATCATAGTCCATGAAAAGAAGTTTTGACTTCAATCTATTTTCAAAGTTATCATCTAATAAATTAAAGTTCAATGTTGTACCATAGTTTGTGGTTTTCAACAAAGAGTTGTTTCCTGCTATTATCAACTCATTTTCTTCGTAATCGAATATTTCGTTTGCCCACAAAGAAGACTTAAGCGTCGCGTATGTTCCTGAAATCGTATTAGAATAAGTGTTTCCAACACCTATATACTTAAAGTTATTTATATCAAATGAGTATAGTCCATCCGTCGCAGTAAAGTAAAAGTTGTTTGTGTTTGATTGTCTTGTAACGTTTCTTATGTCACCATAGTTCTTTCCAAAATCTAAGTATAGAAAGTCAAAATCTGTGGCATCAGTCATATCATAGGTTATTAAGTTACCATTGTTTGTTGCGATAAACATAAGATCCTTTGTAGTTGCAGTGGTTTGTGTACTACCAAAAGAATAACTTAAACCCCATGTATTTATAGTAGTTTTATAAAGGTCATTGATTCCTTCTACTAATAAATACTCATCATCATCATCAATCTCTTTGAAGATTCTTCTTTTTAATGCAGTCCAACCAGACTGATCTTCATACATTTCTAAGAAGACTCCGTTTCTTCCACCAATATAAAATCTATTTGCTTCTGTGAAAAGAACTTTATTGTATGTATATGGTGCAAAGTCTGCTATCTTTAGTCTGTTCCATTTTTGTCCACCATTAGTGGTTATAAATATACTATTAAACTCACCTACTACCGCACCTCTAAGGTCGTTAAATAAAGAAACTGATGTAAGATTTGATAAAGTGTCAACCGTAACTCTTTCAATAAAGAAGTCATGCTTTCTTACTTTCAGAAGTATAGAATCATCACCACAAATCCAATAGTGAGTTGATGTCTGAGATATACTTCTTAGGTTTACTTTGTATTTGTTGTTTATTATGTTAGATGTTCCCTGAAGACCAGATAAATTTTGAGTGTTTAAAATGACTCCAAACTCTCCTACTGAAATAGTTCTTGGAGGTATACTATAAGTTACTCCTTCTATCTGATATGATTGTGTTCCATGCTTGATAACATCATAATAGTTTATTTCAAAAAGATTATTATAGTCAACTCTGTTTCTAAGCATCCAGTTGTGCTTCTCTACAAACTCCATAGGTTCAGAGAGACTTGATGTAGGAAAATATCCGTTCAAAAGTCTTTTTAAATGAAACTGTTTTTCGGTATTTACAGTACCCATATTCACATGCACACTATATCTCACACAATTAGAATAATCATCTAATATCGAATCTTTAATAAGTCTTTTACCATCATAGATGTATATTCCGTTTTCACTGTTGTAGTATTCATATGTTATCGTACCACCCAAATCTTCAATAACCTTATATTCTCCTAAAAAATAAGTAGCCGGATCTAAATCACCGGGAAGAGTATCCGAAGTCTTTTGATCCTTAACTAATACTTTATGTCCATTTCTAAGAAGGACGCCGTCTATTACAATCGCATTGGAAATTTGATTTAGATTTATTTGATCCGTTGTTGCTAAATCGACATAGTAGTAGTTATTTATAGAGTCTTTTATAAGTCTGTCCGCAGTAAATAATGTTTTTAATGTTAACCCATATTCTGCTATAAATTTAGTATAGTATTCATATGAATTAGTACTATCTATACCCATCGCATTTTTAGTAGGAGACATCGTTTCACTATATTGTGAACCAGAAGAGTTTATATACCAGTTTCTTGGCTCCCATTCTCCTAAAATATCATAGATGTTATCTAAATCGTTCACCGGAATGAACGTGGCACCACTAAGAATCCTAGAATAGAATCTTGTAGCCGACAACTCTTGCTTTAAAAGGTCGAATGAAGTTTTTGTAAGGTTATCGCCAGACGAAGACCATTTTCCAAAATTACTGTTGTATATCCACATATTTTTATTTCTTTACTTTTAGTTCCCATATCGCAGTCTTGCTATCAACCAAGACACTACTTTTGACTATGTTGACCTTTGACTTTTTTAATACTCGTTTTATTTCTGCGACGAATTCCTCATATCCGTATATGTCATCCAAATATTCGGCGATATCTATTCTATAACTTGTAACATCAGAGAATATCAAGTCGTATATGAGTTCATCCTTAGTCTTCACCTAAAATGATATTTTTACATATATATTAAAAACTTTGTAGCCCATTTAATATAGGAAAGGGTAAATAGAATATTTCAATATATAATAAAAAAGAAATATTAAAATATGGCGAGAGAAAAACGGGATTTCAAGAACGAAGTTGACGAAGGTGTGCAAGAGCACGAATATCGTAAGAACATCAGAAGGAAGAACTCTCTTTCAAAAGAGGAATTCCAAAAATGCAATGTACAGCTTACACCAAAGCAGAATGATTTGTACAAAGGCATTAGAAACAATACACTTACCGTTGTTCACGGCCCTGCCGGAACATCTAAGACTTTTACTACATGTTATACCGCTTTAGCTCTTTTAGCCGATAAAAAGATTGAAAAGATAATCATTACAAAACCAATACAAGAATCTGGTGAAAACTTAGGATTTCTTCCTGGATCGATGGAAGACAAACTTCATCCTTATAGACAGTCATATTATAACTCTTTCTGTAAGATAATCGGAAAACAAGCAACAGACTTTTTGTTTTCTACTGAAGAGATTGTTTTTGAACCACTTGCTTATATGAGAGGTTCTACATATGATAACTCAATAATGCTTTTAGACGAATGTCAGAACGCAAGTATCAAACAACTAATGCTTTGGGTAACTCGTTTAGGTAAAGATTCTAAGGCGGTCATGATGGGAGATACATCACAGTATGATGTGAAGAAAAGAGACTCTGGATATAATGACTTCATCAAAATGGTCAATGGAATGAATGAGTTGAATCTTTTTGAGTTCCAAAACACAGATATTGTAAGAAATAAATTCTTAATAGAGATTGCGAACAGATACGATAAGTATCGTTCAGAAAACAACGACTAAAAAAAAGCCACTCAGTTTGAGTGGCTTTTTTGTTAGTATTGATCATCATCATCAGAATCTCCCCAATATTCTGGCTCTTCTTCATCTGGTTCTTCTTCTTCTCTTTCGGTAGCACCATTACTTTGAATCAAAACATAGTCAAAGTTGAATCCATCAGAACTAGAGAATCTTTTCTTATCTACGTTATAGAATTTGAAAGTATCTAAATAAGGATAGTAATCTTGTTCGGTATTTTCAAGCTTTACATACAATGACATTCTTGAATGAACTTTATCTCCTAAATCAAAATCTCTTTCAGATTTGGCAGATTGTTCCCATTTTGCAATGTATCCGTTATCTTTGGCCCAATCTTTGAAAAAATCTACATCGTGGTCATAGAAAGAATATATTCTATCCATGAATTTATATCTTGCATCTTTATCATTGTGGTCTCTTACTCCATCCCAAAGCAAAGCTCTCGCTCTTATTCTTTCATTATCATCAAAGAACACCAGCATCTTTATCTTATCCACATTGTCTGCGTAAAGCTTCATGAACTTGTTTCTTTCAGACTGTCTCATACAGGAGTTCCAAAGACTTCCGTATCTACAACCACCATTTATATGGTAACTATCTTCTTGATAGTATTTTAAAATATCTTTACCTTCAACAATCTTTAACTTAGATGTATCTCTTGAAAAATAAGATTTGAAAGTATTCACAAATTTCTCAATCTGAGTATCATCAATCTCATAGTTTTTGATAGAGTATTCGTTCAAAAACTTTCTCAAAAACTTTCCAATCTTTATAGAAGTTCGACTTTTGTGCCAGACATCCTCTACTTTCTCAAACTTAGACAGAGGTAAAAAAGAAACCATGTCAATCTCTTTTTCAACTTTAGAAATAAAGTTTCCTTCCAATACAAGAAGTTTTGAATCTCCGTTCATTAGTATCTGTGCAATAACCGAACCTCTTGATGCGAACTCAAGAAATCTGTACATTTCGTTGTCAAATTTAAGCATGTGAAAATTTTATATATAGTTAATGAAATTTATATTAGAGTTTAATTCTTATAAAAAACCAACTTATGAAGTCGGTGATGTTGTTCTTGTTGAGTATTGGTATCTTGATGAACCGTCTTGCCCACCTTTACTACAAAGAAAGTTTCCTTACACACCGGTTAAGATAGTCGAAAAACTTTCTAAAGTATCTTTTAAAGTTAGTCATAATGTTCCTAATTCTGAAATAAAAAACGCCCCAGACGAGATTGTCAAAACCACTGACATTATTGATTTAGCTCGCTAACATACTCAACCAAATATTCATAGAACAATCTGTCGTTATAGCTAGATAAATCTAGGTACTGATGTTTTATTACTTCTAAATCATGAATCGTTAGTTTAGATCCAACAAACTTAGACATTATCCATTCATAGTCACTTTGAGCAGTTGATACTTTTTTATCTTTTATCTCAATAAGCTCTCCACCTTTGTCATAATATGTTTTACTATTCTTAGTTTCAATTTCTTCCCATTTATCCCAATCGCTATCCACATCTTCTACTTCATCATCCCATCCAGGATAATCGTCGTGTGCGTATGAGCCACTATAGTCGTCATACCAATCATCGTGGTATCCATTACCTCTACTTCCACCTTTTTTAGAACTACCTCTCTTTGTACGAGAGTTGCCATATCCATAATCGATACCACCACCTTTACCAACCCAAGTGTTTCTTTTAGAAGAGCCATAAGAAGTTCCATAGTCGTAGGAAGTCGTTTTGTACTCTGTGAACTTTGGGTCTCTTTCTGTAGGAAGATTTTCCCAATCAACTCTTAAACAAGCTTCTGCAAGTTTCTCTAAGTGAACGATATCTTGAGACTCGTTTGTTGTGTGTTCTTTGTAATAACCAACAGATATGTTAGTACACTCTGGAATGATATCTACGAACTCTGCCGAGTCAGTATAGACACCACCATCGTCTTTCTTATATGACAAACCGCTTTTGTTTAACTCTGAAGCCAAAGCATCACCAAAAGAGTCTGAGCAACATCTTGACCAAGATTGGTGAGTGATTACAGAACCAACATCACGTCTATCGAAAGAGATTATTCTATCATATTTATCTTTAAAGTCAGATACAGATCTTGCTGCATTACCAGAACCGATACAACCAACTTCTTCACCAATAAAGAAGTAGTATAATCCAGGAACGTTGTGTTTAATCATCCAAAGCATAGTTGTAACACCTGCTTTATCATCTGCACCTAATGTAGTAGTACCATCAGTTTTAATCATGGTTCCTTCGAAAACATGATTTACTTTTGTGTGTGTTTTTGAAACAGTATCTAAGTGGCTTGCGAAAATAGTTCTGCTTTCTCCTACCTGATAGAAGAAATTTCCGTGAACATCTTTCACGATGTCTTTAGGGAACAACCCGCATTTAATCATTTCTTTTACCAAAACGTCTTCATATCCATAAGGATATGTCATCGAAGTAAGTTTGATAAAAGTATTTAATATGAACTTTGTAGCTTTACCCATCTTTATATTTATTTGTTTGTTTGACAAAGATACGGAGTTTTTTAACAAAATACAAAACATTATTATTATTATTAATATAAAATTTATGATATTACATAATTTAATTAAAGAAAGTCTTTTTGACCAACTAAAAGATATAAAAACACATGATGAAATTGTTTATGAAAAGCCCGTAACATTTCATTGTTATTGGAATAAAGAAATTGGAATAAATCAGCTATTTTCAATACTATCATGTTACTTAACAAATGTTAAGGATACAAACAATAAAATAATACTATGGGGTGAATCTGACATAGAATCTTATTTAGAAAAGCCTATCTATAAGTTATTAAGTAGATTTTGTGAAGTGAAATATTTTGATCACTTAACAGAAAGAGTTGGAACTCCATTAGAATCATATCAAATAGATAGAAATGGATATCTATCTATGCCATCATTCTATAGTGATTATCTTAGACTTATAATGCTTTACAAATATGATGGAATGTGGTTTGATTTAGATATACTTTTTTTCAAAAATTTTGACTATCTATTCTCTAAATATGATTCATTTCTATCAACATGGGAAAGAAGTAACTATCCAAATAATGCACTTTTTTGGTGTAGAGATAAAAATATTTTAAAAAGTATAATAGAAAGATTTCTTGAATATGGTGGAGGTCATTTTGGAATGCAAGATACATTTGGTAATAGAAAGGAAAATCAAATACATTTTAGCTTAGATAGTACTTTAGAAATAAATACTCTACCCTGTGGGTGGTTTGATCCAATGTGGATTTGTGACACATGTGATTTTGACCTTTGGTTTAAAAATAATAACAATGAATATTTCTATGACGATGCGTATTGTTATCATTGGCATAATAGAAACCATTTGTCTATTGAAAAGGACTCACCATTTCATAGAAATATAGTCAAATTAATAGAAGAGTTAGGTCTTCAAGACACTATTAAAATATAAAGAGGGAAATAATCCTCTTATATATACTTTTAAGTTCGACAAACTTATGTCAGGTTATTCCGGGTAGCCTTTGAGATTTAGAAATGAATCAAGATATAAGTTAAAAATAAAAAAGAATAAAATGGCAAAGAAAGCTAAAAACAACCATGTTGAAAAGCCAAGTGCATGGGTAGTCTCCAACGATAAAGGGAGAAAGTCAATCAAAAATGGCAAAGTCTATCTAAAAGACAAAGAAGAGTTTCAAATAGAACTTTTCAATCCACTAACAGACTGCGTACTCGCAGACATCAAACTAAACGGAAATACAATATCACAAAGCGGACTGGTAATCAGACCCGGTGAAAGATTCTATCTTGATTGTTTCGTAGATGATAACAAAAAGTTTGTGTTCAATACATACGAAGTCGAAGACAATCAAAGTACAAAGGTCGCTATTTCTAAAAACGGAATGCTTGAAGTATTCTTCTACAAAGAAAATGTAGTGAGTTTAAATAACTGGAGAAATAGATTCAACAGAGTGATAGTAGAAAGATATTATCCTGTTCACTATCCACATTATCAACCTTACTGGTATGGAGTTCCAAACGTTTATTGTGGAACAACAACCGGTGGACTTAGTGGCACAACAACCGGTGGTTATTATACAAATGGCTTGAGTAATAACATTATTGGTACTACTACAACTAATACCACAAATCTACAGTCTATAAACTCTACATATACTGCTGGTATCAATATTTCAGATTTAGGAAATATGGCGACGACTACAAGCTATTCGACCAATTCGATAGAGACAGGACGTGTTGAAAAAGGTAAAAAATCAAACCAAAAGTTCGAAGAGGTTGATATGGACTTTGAGAAGTTTCACATATCTTCTATAGTTCTTCAGCTTTTACCAGAGAGTGTAAAACCAGTTGATACAAAAGATTTGAAAAAAGAAAAAGCTTCGAATCCAACAGAAGACATAATCGGTTTGATAAAGAAACTTGCAGATTTAAACTCTGCAGGGATATTGACAGACGAAGAGTTTTCAGAAAAGAAGGCAGAGCTTCTAAATAGAATATAAAAAGAAAAGCCACTCGTTTGAGTGGCTTTTTTTATTTCATTATATCATCTACATAAGATTCTATTTCTTTAAGTTTTTTCAGATCCATTTCTAAAAGAGTCGTCTTATTGTCGTTTGTTAAAGTAGAATAGTCTCCATCCATATTTTCTAGTCTTCTTATAACCATGTCGGAATCACTCACTCCATATCTTACATTTTCCGAGAAGTCTCTGAACTGTCGAGAAAGCTCAAAATCATCATCTCTCATCATTGATTCAATACTTTCAAGTTTGAATAATATCTTTTTTAAATCTTCTCCTCTAGTAATCTCTTTAGATACTATTCCTTTGGATATTTTATTACTTATTCTGAGTATAGAATCATATAAAGGTTTTAGATATTCTCTTTCTTTTAACATATCCATTGAAGCTTTTTTTGATTTATATGCATTACTCGCATTTTTTTTAGTTCTTCTATAATCACCTGCAAATTCGTTGTAGACAAATTTAATCATTTCTGGATTTTGTAGAGAAACACTTGATATCAATCTCTTTAGTTGATATGCCAAATTATCTATAGCCCTATAATCTCGACTCATAATTGAAAAAAGTGCATATGAGTCTGATATTCCAGTAGACATTATAGTCGCTGCGACCTTCTGTAGATTCTTAAGCTCCACTGATTCTGGAGTGATTCCAATCTTCTCAACTAACTGGTTGAGATATTTCTCTATGTTTGCTTGCTTGAAGTCTTCGTCGGACATCAAAGCGATTGCTCCTTTTCTAGTTTCTTTTCTTTCTTCGGAAGTAGCGGATTTACTTTTCAATCCTCTACTTAGAATACCATCGACGTATAAAATAACTGCAAAGTCTGCCTCTTTTTCTATTTTATTCTTTTCATCAATGTTTCCTGACCAGTCAGAAAGAATCAACTTATTATCTTCTATCTCTTCTAAAGAAAGGTTGAATTCAAAAGGATTATTACCTTCTTCATTATCAACTTTTTCACTATAGTAAGATATTGGAGTATCGGACTTTATGACTTTATGAAGGTTGAAATGATCGGAACCTACACCTCCATTGATACTCACAATACTCCAGGAATACTCACCCCATTCTATGTCCGGATATTCTTCTGATGGAGTATTACTTGGTTCCGATCCTTCCGCGATATCGTTGTCATGTATGACATATACGTTTCCATCCACAAATATCTTTCCACATACTAACCTATCTACTCTAGAATCTGGATAGTCATCATATTCTTCCTCATCACAAAGACATACTATAACCTCATCACCATCTTTTAACTGATCATATTCATCATGGAGTACAGGTATTAAATACCCAGTTTTTGGAAAGCCAAAAGTCATTGATTTTTTAATCTTATCCCATTGTGCTTTTGAATATGGTTTACTGTGATAACTACTAGTACTTGGCACATTTGAAGTAGCAAACTTTGCGTTTCCTGTTCCTGAAGTACCGATATATTCTCCGTCTTTATCAAACCAAAATTTTATGGCCCATATTCCAGAATCATTCTTTGCTTCCGATCTAAGCGGAAGAGCCTTTCTTCTAGAAATATAAGAAACATCTTCGTCTGATATTTTGTCCATAGGAATATCAAAAGACTTTGCGATTACTTCCATGTCTTCTTTGAATTGATTAAGACTTTTATTACTAGCATTCTTTTTCTTTAGATGCTTATAAAGCTTTGAAAGCGTATTAGATGAAAACGCTTCGTATAGTTTTAGATATCTCATAGCATATATATTAAAAAATAGATGTCGATTTTTAATATATAATGAATGAAGATAAAAAGATGGAATGATTTTATTTCTTACATAAAAGAATCAAAAGAGACGGAAGAGGAATTCAATCCTTGGATGTTGGACGAAGACGATATAAGAGACTACTTCCAAGAATCTATAGATGAAGGATATCAGATTGAAGTCAGATATGGATTTGTTGGAGAGGAAAGAATGTGGAACTACAAAGAAAGTAGAACACATTATGTGGAAAGATTCACAAAGAAGATGGAGTCTGGAAACAATACACCGGCAATAAGCATACTCATCACAAGTGAAAAAGTATCAAGCAATGACGTTTCTGACAATCTAAAGTTTGCTTATAGTATAATAGCAGAAGAAGCTGATGGTGATATTTCTATATTAGATAATGATGGAGAGATAGGTGATATAGAAGGAATAATAGCAAAAGAAGGCTTATTCTTTACAGAGACTTGGAACAATGTCGAAGGTAAAGAACCTACCATAACAGAGGCTGATGGCTACGTAGAATTTTTAGTCAAAAAGAAACAAGCAGTAAAGATAACACAGACACAGCTTGCAAAATACTACGACTGGAGTAGATACGAAGAAAAAGATGACAGTATATACGTAGAATACAACCTCGAAGATTTATCAGACCTACTTCTTTCCAGAGATTCGAACTATAAGGATCTGCTGATAGACGGATCGGGTATATATGACAGCTATTGTGGTAATGACTACCAGCCAGATTTTAACTCTCTATTTGAATACTATCTAGACAAAGAGAACAAGTCTCTCTTCGTGAAGGCTTTGATAAAGGACGCTGGTGGATTGGAAGAATTTGTTAGTTATATAGGCGACGAATGCGACGACATGGTGTATGATGCCATAAAAGTAATGATAGAAGACAAAGAAGGAGAACCAGAGTCAACTAAAGAAGAAAGAAAAACCAAAGATATAACAGAATATCTTCTTAAAGAAAGATTCTACAATACTCTGAAGCAGATTTCTAACGATTCCGAAATACTTTCGGATATCAAGCAATCCTACGGAGATTGGGCATCCAACGCACATGCAGAGGCAAACCTACAACAGATAAAAGACGAGTTCGACGAAATACTCGACGACAACTTCACATATATAAAAGGAACAAGAGAAGTGGAGAAGAAGTCCAAATTCAATAAAGACGAAAACGGAAACTGGAGAACATACAAAGAAGAAGAGACTTTCTATCTTATACGTTTCAGCGATGACTGGATCGAGGATTTTGAGGTAGACGACTTAGAACAAGAAAGTCTGGAGACTATCTTCAGCGAATACTGCTACAAAACTGAAAAAACTGGATATGAACTTAAACCACACTTCTCGGACTACGGAGATGTAGATGATAAAGAATGGAACAAAGATATCAAATCAGATTTACTAAGATTTTTAAACAAATAAAAAAAGCCACTCATTTGAGTGGCTTTATAGTTTTTATCCTCCAAAGACTGCAGTGATGAATCCGCCTCTTACTCTAAAATTTAATCTATCTGCACGAACAGACATATCAAGCATTTTAACATCTCCTTCTTCTTCTACAATCCTAACAACAAATCCACCATCTTCGGCATATTTTGTTGCTTCTTGTAATGTCTTTCCTTTGTATTCTGATTCGGAAAATACTCCGAAGTTTCTCAATGGTATTTTTTCCATAAAAAAGTTTTTCTTTTTATATTAAACTATTTTGATAAGTTTAGATATTCTTTTGCTTTCAAAACCATGTAAGCACTTGCAAGGTCTGAAAAGTTTACAGAGTCAAGATATTTCAAATCTATCTTAACTGCTTTACTCATACTCTCTGCCTTTGATCCATCTCCTTTTGCCATTACTTCTTGATAGTCTTTCTCATTCAATGGAAGTATGAAAGGATACGCTTTGTTTGCAGAACCCTTTGTTAAAAAGAATGGTTTAAGTTCTTCAAAATCATCATAGTCTTCTCTTAAAACTATTCCAGCTTCTTCTTCTAACTCTCTTAAAAGTGCAGTCTTAGGATCTTCACCTGGTTCTATACCACCAGCAACTATAGTTGCATGATACTCTTGTCCAGTAACGTATTTGAATGTAGGTATGTATTCTTGTCTAAGAACGACTTGGTTTGTTTCTATAAGAATAGGAATGCAAAGTATACAGTCTTTAGTCTTTATGATACTCCAATCCTCAAACTCTATTACCTTTAAAGGTCCTTTAGAGAATAGTTCTTTATCTTTTTTTTCAGTCTCGGTTTTTGGTCTTAATTTAGAAAACTTATCCATTTAAAATATTTGTATTTTCTTATATATTAAAAAGCCGTATTCTAAAATCCGTGAGTTCCGTCAGAAATAGAAATGCCATGACGCACACCACTTACAAAGTCGTCTTTCTCATAACCCATTTCATCATTGGTATACTGTCCTATAATAATACCAATCTCATTTCCTAAATCACTCAAATCTCCGTGATTGATAGGTGCACTATTTTTAATCGACTCTAAGTGTTTTATTAGAGTATCTAATATATTTTCCATTTAGTATTTATAGTTTTTTGTTTCCTTTCTACATTTGATTTGACTCTTCACGTTGTTCAACTCAGAAGTACCCATTTCCAATCTTGCAGTCTTTCTTTTTAAAACAAGACCTTCAATCAAATCGATTGGTGTCAGAGTATCATAAAGCATATTGAACTGATTTTGGTATGACTTAACACGGTAAACGTTTTCAGAAATACCATAAAGGTAGTCTTTCTCACATTCGTTCTGTCCGAACATATTATCCAATAACGTGATTCTTTCTTCAAAAGTTTTTCCCACAAGATAATCACCATCATTTACAAGAATGTCGAATATGACAAACTTATGGTTGAAAGCTTTTCTGTTTTCATCCTGTTTATTCTTATTAAGATATTCACCATTCAAGATTGTCCATCCACCTGTTCCTTTATAAAGTGATTTGATTTCATCATCTTTCAACTGAAAGTTTGTAAGACGACCATTGTGTCTGTTCATAGAAATATGCTTCTCACCATTGGTGAAGATAAGACAGTTAGAACCATTTAATTTTGGCTGTGCTATCAAAGATCCATTGTCCCAAAAACCCAACTCTGTATTTGGGATTGGATTTTTTGGACGTGGAGGAAAAATATATCTAAAGCTTGCGTATTTCATATGACAAAGATAAGTAAATTATCCGAATATACAATAAAGATCACGATAATGCTTGCTACCTTCGAGTGTTATTTTTGTTTCTATTATATCTATAGGATGCTGCACTTTGTAGACATGTCCTTTGTATTTTACTTCGGAATATCTCGTGCCTTTGTCTTCGAAGAAGTCTACTTTATATTTCTTAGGGAAAAGCTTGCCCCAGATTCCACGCTTTCTATGCTTTATTTCCAAATAACCAAGTCTGCGTTCCATGTCCAGCTCGTTGTTTTTTGTTCGTCGATAGTATTCACCACTATTATATTGACTATATCTTTCTCTATCCTTTATCAAGATGTCGATATCTGATATCTCTCGTTCCAGAAAGCCAAATATGTTAAGACCCAGCGACCCTGTTATGATATCATTAGGGAATTCGTCTCTGATGAATGCTAACTGCTCGTCGAATATCGTTAAACATTCTTGGCTGATTTTTATTTCTCGTTCGCCAGTAATAATACTTAGCTTGAAGTCTCTTAAATATGGAGTCCAATCTTTATCACCATTCGTTTGCTGAGCTCTATTTCTCATAAGTGTTTTTATTATTTAATATATACAAAAATACTAAAATTTTTATCATTATGAGAAAGTATAACCAGTTTATATTAGAAAAGCTTAACGAAGAAATAAAACTTATGTTAGAAGGACAACTTCATGCATCATCCGATTTTTTGAGAAAGCTTTTCGAATTGTCATTGGACAACGGAAAAACTGCAGAGATTGCTAGATTCATAAGAAAGTATATAGAAGACGAACAGTATATAGAAGATGATGAAATAGCTCAGAACTTCTTCGACACTACAGACAAAGCAGATATGGTCAGCTTTACGATGAACAACAAAGTACCTGAAGAGTGGGATTCTGAATATGATGCAGGACTGCCATATTCTATGGGTAGATCCGAAATGAAGATTGGAAAACTTGTTAAATATATCATAAACGTTTTAAATACATCATCTGGCGTAACAACATTTCGTAAGAAAGGAAAGTTTAGTGTAAGTGATAGTGAATTAGAAGCTTTCGTAAACGCATACAAAGCATCAGAATCAAGCAGCAACATGGAGTTCAGACTTGTAAAAGGAGAAGAAATAGCCAAATACTACAATAACGAAAAATATTTAAGTGATAAAGGAAGTTTAGGTAGTTCTTGTATGGCAGAAAAAGGAAAGAAAACTTTTAAATTATACACTCAAAACGAAACAAAAGTTCAACTTTTGATACTAGTAGACAAAGAAACCGACCAGATATCTGGAAGGGCATTGGTTTGGAAACTAAAGAATTCTCCGTGTGAGTCTAATTTTTTCATGGATAGAGTATATTCAAACAACGACTCTGATGTGATAAAATTCAAAAAGTTTGCAAACGAAAACAGATTCCTATACAAGAAATATATGAATAGTCATACCAAAAGCAATGTTGAGTTTGTATATGGTGGTAAAGATGTATATGGAGAAATAACCGTAAAGCTAAACGGAGACGTAGACAAAGCACCATTCGTAGACACACTTTGCTTTTTGAACAAGCAACAGAATACTCTTTCAAACCTTCCGTCGAAGGATTGTAATTGGTTACACTACACCGATGGAAGCTATGATGAATGTGGAACCTGCAAAGGTAAATGCTTCGAAAGAGATTTGGGTATTAAAGTAATCTGTAATAATTGTGGTGATGGTCATATAGCTTTGAAGAATTATGGAGTTGATACCTCTATAAATCTAAAATACGATTTACCGAATTAAAAAGGTAAATCGTCAGAGAAGTCTTCTGATTCAGATTTGTTTATCTCTTGCATTAGAAGAGTAGCTTTATAATCATTCATCATTCTTAAAAAGTCTACCATTTTAGAAGCTTCAAGATTCTCTATCATATCGTATGCAATGTTGTCTATCATATCTCTGTTTGTTTTAACAAAGATAAGGAATCTTTAAGATTCGCCCAATATTTTCACTATCTTTTTATCTCTTTCTTCTTGAAGGTTCAGATATTGAAAATAGTCATATTTGTCTTTGAATCCGTGCTTGACCAAAATCTCTTCTTCGTGATCCAAGAACTCTCTTAAGCCAACCGTTTTCTCATTTAACATTTTACAGATGTATTCATAATCATCATAGTCATCATACATCTTACTAACTCCACTTCCCATATTATCTTAGTTTTTCTCTAACACTCATTATTGCTTCTCCAAGCCAATTCGTTCCTTGCCATTGAGACTTATCTAAACATCTCGCGTCTGTCTCATGCAATCCGATTCCCCAAATCTTGTCATAAGGACTAGCTTCCACAATCTCAAGATCATCAGTGTACATAAGTTCTTCCAACATTTTAGGATTCTGTGTGAACTTCGCCATATTTGCATCGAATACAACCTGGCGACAGATAGCTTCCCATTTGTCTTTGTCGAATCCTTTTACTCTACGACCAAATCCTTTTTGCTCATCAGGACTCTTTGAGTACATAATCATCTTATGACTTTCTACATCATTGAAAAGCAAAGCTTTCTGAGCCATCATATATTGTTCACAACAGTTGTACTCAACTTCTTCTATAATGAATTTAGATGGATACCATTGCGAGAAAACTCCGTTCCAAAAGAACACATATTTTTCTGTAATCATATTATTTATTTATTTTAAAGGGAAGTAATCCCCGATTGTTGTTTTTCTTTCTTCGTCAAACTGTTCTAAACCCAAAAGCCTGTTCAGCATTCTTTCCCTATAATAGATAGTTCCCATTTCATAGATACTATCCATGTCGATGAACTCACCAATAAGTCTTTCCTCTATGGTAACTCTTACTCGTTTAGACACGTACGTTCGGTAAACCTTTTCTTTGTATTGCCAAGACTCGTACTCATAATCGTAATATGAATAGGAATCATACTCCCAACCATAGTGGTAGTAATCATCCCAACAATACCAATTGTCCGCGATCATTTCCCAATCTACCGTGAAGGTGTCTGAGTATATTTCAGATTTACTTTTGTACTTTCCTAATGACATTACTTTAATAGAGTTTTTAATCTCCAGTCTCTTACTATGATTTTAAAGTCTTCGAAGCTAGAAGACTGTGACATCAAGTCTACCTTTTCGTTTATCTCTTCGATAAGTTCTTTAAGTTCCTCACTTCTTTCTTTTATTCTACCATCATAGACACATTCTATCTTTGTATCTCCTTGTTGACGAGGAACAATCCAGGTAACGACGTTCGAATAACTCCATTGATCTTTGACCTGACTGATTACTTCATTCGCCCTTTGTGGTGACAGTCCGTTCACGTTTATGTAGTAGACAAAGATTGGATTGTCCAGGTCTATTTCCACCTGTGGTTCTTTTATTCCATAATTTACATTCATGTATGTTATATACACAAAAGCTACATATGTTTTCTTATATCTATATGAGAAATCTTCTCAAAGTCTTCTGAAGACTTGTATAATAAGAATGGTGTAGTAAAATATTTTGAATAAACTTCAGTATCATCAATATGTAAATCAATCTCATTTGACTTACAATATCCTGCCTTTATAGTGTCCCAAAGGTCGTAGTCAAACTTCTCTTGAATAGTTCCATCAGGAAACTGAATAGTTCCGATACTGTCTATTCCAGAGTCGACAAGATAGTCGTACACTGAAAAGTGAGAAGTCCACTGAATACCATAATCTTTAAGCTGATTTTCGAGTTCTGTTGTCCACGAACCACCGGTGATGATATGTACTTCTCCATTGTTGGAAATAACAGATTGACTCATAAACGCAAAAGATTTTGGGTTTGAGTCAATAACACCGTGTATGTCTAGTCCTAGTTTCATTCGTTGAATAAATCATTTAATTTAGAATCTCTTTGCATAGACTTCTTTAGTTCCTCTGGTACATTACCGACGAAGCCATCCCAGCCCCTTATCTGATGGTTTGCAGATTTTGCTATGATTATCTTTTTTATATCAGATTTGATTTCACTAATATTCAATTTAGTATCAACTAACTCAGGACTTTCATTTATTAAATCATAACGAATGTTTTCCCACTTCCACCAAAGAAACTTTCTTTTAATAACTACCTTTTTATAGACATAAAGATCATGATAGTCATTACTACTATCTCTATCTTCTATCTGAAAGTAGTATGTATTTCCGTCTTCAAAAATAAACGGAGTCATTTTTATAACAATATCACTCATATAACAAATATATCAAAAATTATTCATTGTTCAAAAGTCTTTCAAGCCTTTCGTCTCTTATCAGTGATTTAACCTCGACAAGATTGCAGACTTCCTTCATTATCTTTTTTGGTAGTGTCTTTTGAAGATTCTTACCAAAGAGTTGTTCTCTCAGATCCATCCTTATACAGTTTGCATAAGGAAACCTAAGACGTATGTACTCATACTCCATATCGCTTGCGATTGGAATAACTTTATACGAATATTTATTTATTAGTTTAGATGTTTGATGTGCGTGAATCGCAAGGCTTTTATATTTTATGAAGTAGTCACTCATGTCGTGCTATTTTAATGTTGTACAAAATTACTAAAAAAGTATGTGCAATCTCTGCAATCGCCATCCCATGAAACATACTCAAAAGTATTATAGGAAACACGGCCATCGATGTTGATATTATAACCTTTTGTAACCAATCAGAATACTGCATATATTTTCGATTCAGATAAGCAAACATAAATATAGTCAGAGGATAGAAGAAGAAATAAAGCCCTGCGGAAACATTGTGTATCAGTCTATAATCTATGTTGAAAAAACCTACTGCAAAAAGACAAGTCGATAAGAATCCAAATAAAAAATAAAACTTTTTCTTATACTTTATTCTAGTATTGTTCTTTAAATAAAGAAAAGAGTTCACAAATATCGATACCGCGAAAAGACACACCGCGGAATTCCATATTCTTCCAATCCATCCAGACTTGCCCCAGTTTGAAAGCTGTATCTCACGTATGTCCAAATTGGCAAACTTCCAACAAACCAAGAATACTGACAAAAATATAAATATGGAAATATAGGTCTGAGACCTTCTCACCATTCTTATCAGACGTTCTCTTGATAGCATATCGACTCATATATTTTGAAGGGATTTTCTCCCTTCTCTATATATAAGTTTTTAGAAACAATCATTTCTTAGCATCATATTCAGGATTCATGTACTTACAACTCAAGTCATTTGTGTACAGAGTTCTTACAACAACACCCTCAATGATTCTACCCTCTGATTTCTCTTTAGCAAAGATACCATCACAGTATTCACAAAGAGCTTCATAGGTCGCAAACTTAGCGATAAACACCGGAGTGTATTCAATCCCAAGAATCTTAGAAACATCTCTCAAATTGTGAGGAGATGAATAGTTGATTCTTTTAGAGAATCCTTCAGACAAATCATCAATCCCGAAAAGAACAAGTTTCTGTTTTTCATTTGAATCCGGATTCACTTTGTTTCCAGAACCTTTCAATCCTTGTCCGATAATCTCTCCACGGAAAGCAAGCTGCAATCCATGCTCTTTACAATAAGCTAAACCATTTTCCAATAGTCCAGAGTTTGTAGCCAATTCAATCCAAGAGTCTTTTACTTCTTTAGTGATTGCTTCAAAACCATCCATTTCATCATCTTCTCTGAACTGAGATAAATTATCACAAAACCATCCTTTAGTCATAGTGTCTTTATCAAAGTATCTATGATAAAGATTTTTATCTTCATCTAAGTATTCAGTAACAAAGGTTTGATCCATTTTCTTTTCTTGAGCTCTGGAACAAACACCAGATTTGTAGTCTTCACCTTCTAATTTGAAGTAAGTCGTGTGAGAACTACCATCACGTTTGATAGTGATTCCCATTTCCTGACCTTCTGTTATTATCTTTTTGACGTGGTCTACAATGTTGTTGATGTTTTGTTCATCAGTCTTATACATAAAAGAAGGGAACTCACCAGCGATTAAACCAGAGCCTGCAGTTTCTGGTTCTTCATACTTAGTGACACCCAACTCTTCTGCTAAGTCTAATTCTCTATATGCTTCAGGAGAAGGCATATCACTATAGAAGCAATAGTTTTCATCACCTTCAAACAAGAAAGCTTCTACTTCTTCTAAAGGTAGTAAGACACCATTTGAATAAATAGGGTCGTTAGAACCTTCGAAAGAAAAGTTAAACTTAATCGCACGAATACGATTTTGCTTACCTAATCTAGATCTCTTTGGATCTCCACCAGGTGCAATGAAACTCATAAATAAGTCGTTTTCAGAAAGACAATAGTCTGGTTGGATATAGATTGCCTTTGAACCTATCTCATATAAGCCTTTCTGTGCAATCACATTAAAACCACATTCACCACCATTATCAAAACTAAACTTAGCTACTTGAATAGCATTTGCCTCAGCTCCTTCTTTGAAGACTGGAATCAAATTAGTTATCGTTACAATTTCTACTATCTTTACCATTTTTATTTTTATTTAAGAAATGTTTTTTCATAAACATCTCTGATTGCTTTTATTCCATTTGGTTGAATCTCTCTGGTTCCTATACCAGCAAAATCCTGTTCTGTTATCAAAGGTACTTCTTTTAATTCTACAAACCTAAGAGAATTGTAAGACCATCTAAACCATTTATCTTTAATCTGATCAAAAACAAAAACATCGTTTTCTTGGTTTATCGCCATCATTACAGCATATCCAGTACCACCATCAACTACATCATTCTTAGAGTTGTTCTTATATCCTTTAACAGATTTCTCACCTGCTTTGATTATAGTACCGATAGCAAAAACTTGCTTTGAATATTTAACTTGTGCCCAGTTTCTGGCCAACAAACTCATATACTTATGAATACCAAATCTACCCAAAGTTTTGTTTGCTTTGGTTATTTGAATAACACCTTCTTCATAATCTGCATCCGAAATCTCTACTTTATTTGGAGATACGTGAGACTTTGTTCTATATGAATAAGCCTTAGTCTTAACACCAAACTCTTCACCAATTTCATCCCAAACTGTATCAGCACCGGTGGCACCACCGGAATGACAAGTTATTTTAGTAAGATCTATTTTTGTGTTGAAAATATCCATTAGTCTAATATGTTTTTTAATATAATTTCTCTTATTGTTGCGGTATCATTCAAATAAACTTTTATACAGAAAGTACCATTGAACTTATTTAGTATAGTCGCTTTTTCAAACGACTTCACACTCGCTGGTATACCAATCTTTCTGAGATACTCTGTTGCTCTCGTTTTTGCAAACACAGTATCAAAACCAACAACCTTATCATCTATAACATCTTTCAGTATAAGTTTTTTGTTGGTATCATAAAAGTAAATGTCAGTCATTCAATTCTAATTTTAAGTTGTCTGTGCTCCAGATTGCAAGCTCGCCATCCATTCGGAAATACAAGTCTCTGATGTCATATGGCTCGTTGAAGATATATTTTTTCAAATACATAAAAAACTTATGACCATTACATCCAACTGGCTCGCTATGTAGTATTTCACCACTATCTTTACAAAGATACTGATTTATTCTGAAGTTTTCAACTTTTTTAATAGTAAATGGTGTTATAGTAAAATCTTCACCATCCAATCCTTCGATAATCTCTCTAACATCTTCTATCTTTTCAAAAGAGTAGATAATCTCGTCGTGTTTAATACACTCTATTTTAAGACCATATTTTGACATAGCGTTTTTGATGTCTTCAATCATCACTCTTTGTGCCTTTATCTGTTTCTTTGGATTTAGATTTCCAAAGATATACTGTCTGAAATGTTTTGATTTATGGAATACCTCTGGTACTCCAAACTTATTCAAGAACTCAGAATAGGTTTCACCTAATTCATTTATAAAAGATGGATCGTATTTCTTCATTGCTTGCCAGTTCGCCATCTTTAAGTCAATAGAAAGATAGTTCACTCCCTCAGAATATTCGAAGCTCTTGTTAGTCGGATAATCTGGAATAAGATTTTCGTCTGCCATATCGTTGTATGCACGAGTTCCTTTAACAAATGCAACAATTTCGTCAATCTTAGACATACGATATTCAAACATGTCTCCAATCTCTGACTCTGCCTTTTCATATAGTGTAATAAGCTCGTCAAGGTTCTTCCATCTATCAATACGTGAGAATTGATTCTTGTAGTATTCGAAGTCGTCAAAACTTGCTATGTTCAAATCAAACATCTTACAAAAACTCTTTATATCTTTCATCTTTATTATTTTAAAATTTCATCAATCTTTCTATCTCTATCCAACACTTTGTTTCTTTTTAAGAAACTTTCCCAATGAACAGCAAGTCTTTCTTTTTTCTGTAGCTCGTCTCGTCTCTTACAGAATCTCTTTACATATTGAAGTAGAAAATAGAATCTTATTTTAGACAGACCAATATCCTTTAGTTCGTATTTACATTCGTCTCTACCATCACAAAGATGTATATAGTATGGTCTATTATCATCAGCATCATTATTCCTTTTAATCTCTTTAAGAATTTTTAGATACTCTGATTTGAATCCTTTTTGGTCAGGTCCATAGCTAGGTTGAATCTTTGTTTTTACCCAATCCGCACTTTGGTTTTTCATTTCTCTTACGATGAATCTTTTCAGCTGAGCCAGTGATTTTTCCGTTTCTATTTCTTCTCTCATAATATTTTTTTTAGTTTAAAGTCTCTTACAATGGTCGTTGGTTCATCCTTCATTCTACCCATATCCTCCATCAATCTTCGATTCATTTCGTTTATCAAGATTACGTCTTTCAACTTCTCCTTCGACAGCATCAGAAATGACTTTGGATCACCAACATCTCTTGGGTTTCTCTTCGTGCTTGTTCCAGGTATGTTCATATAATAGTTCTGCTTTGGAAGCGTCCATGTAATCTGCCACACATCTTCTACTATCGTAGTTCCTATGATGTAGTTGTCTATCACTAACATAGACATATGATTATTCAACTTCTCTGAATAACATTTTACAAATATTCTTTTCAGTTTATGTTCATACTTTACATAGTCTAAATCACAAATCTTGTATTCCTCTTCGAAGAACACTTCTTCAAGCAATGATTTTATTTCATCTGCGTTCATAGTCCTATATTTTTTAACTTAGCTTCTCTAAGTAATGGTAGTATTACTTCGTCATAAGAATAGTCTTCGCCTTCTTTCAGAGTCCAAACAAGTTCAGATAGTTCCTTTTTTATAATAGAGTGTGTTTTGTCAAATTCCAAACGAGTTGAGAACATTCTCTTTTCAAGACGGAAGAAAGTCGGAGGTGTCAGTCTTCCTTTCATCACACATTTTATAAGTTCGTCTTTTAAGCAAAGATAATACTTTCCACCATCTTTAATCAAAAAAAAATTCATATACCCAGTTTTTTCAACTTACTTTCTCTATATTTTATCCTGTCTGGTTTGTATTCATCAGCGATATGTTCAAACCATTCTTTCCAAGTATCGAAGAACTCAAAGTTAGACCACATACTCATTCGATCTTTCTCTTCCATCATCTGCTCTTGATTATAGTATGATGTCTCTAATCTCTGCTTGTCGTCGAAACTTAGACACAACCACCAATCCTTTTCTACTTTTTTAGAAAGATACTTTGAATAGAAAAGAGAAAGACGATGTTCTTGCTCTCTTCTTACCTGTCTATCAGACTTTGAAGAAGAGTAATATCCAACCTCACCATCTCTCTGACGATCCTGGAACTTCGAAAAGTTGTTGTCTTTATATTTCATATTCCTAATGATTTTAATCTTTCGTCTCTTCTGTATATCTCATAGTTTTCATCGTCTGTTATGAAGTGTCTTTCTAATTCATCCAATGTCATATAGACCCATCTGGTTCTATCCTCATATTTTCGTTTCCATGAATCTTTAATAGGATTGTTGTTTTCATCAAAGCAACCAACCCAATCATCTTCTAAACACAATCCCCAACCTTTCTTATCAGTCGCTGCGTTGTATTCTAGATTACCTTGTCCTTTTACTTTATATGTAGAGCCAACACGAAGTCCTTCGATTGGTTCGATACAAACAACTGCCATACAATCCCATCTTTCTGTCATATCTTTATTTTTCTCCGTGATGATCAACTACTCCTACTTTCTTTTTCTTCATTTCTGCTTTCACCTGCTCGTATGAGATTGGTGTGTAGTCTATACAAGGACATCCAACATCCATTACTTTTCTTTTGTAGTACTCTTGTTGAGTAGCCATTAAAGATCCGTGAGTGTGTCCGTGAAGATGCCAAGATCCATAGTGGCTTCTGTTCCAAGAAAAGATTGGATAATGACTCATTATGATTTGCTGGTATCCGTTGCAACCTCTCAATCCTTCGTTGTCTTCATCTTTTACCCAGATTTCAGTTCCGTATTCGTGGACTCCATCCATTCTATCAACTGCAATGATGTCTTTCATCTTATCATGGTTTCCCATAATATGTATAATCTTTCCTTTCAGAGAGTGTACAAACCATTTGGTCCCATCACTTCTTCCAAAAGAAAGGTCTCCTAAGTTGTAGACGATGTCGTTTTCCCCAACAACGTTGTTCCACCTTTTAATCATTTCAACGTGCATTTCTTCAACATCCACAAATGGTCTGTTGTCGAATTTTATCACGTTCTTATGAAAGAGGTGTAAATCACTTATGAAGAATATGTTTTGTTTTTCGTATTTCATTTTCTTTTTAATCTTTTTATTTTTTCTTTTATTATTGACTCGACTATACTTTGTCCGTATGTGTCACATATATCTTTACCATTCTTATCATAGAACTGAAAGCACTCTAAATCTCCGTTTTTTTCACAGAATATTTGACCTACTATCTTTTCACCGTTTATTGTCAATGTTCCTGTATAACAAACTTCTTCATCAGTTCTTTCGATAGTCTTCAATCTAAAGATTGTGGACTCTATTTTGTTGAACTCGTCGAATCTAAATATTCTAGTCATGCTTTTATTTTTTACAAATATACGAAACACAACTGACACCGACAAATATATAAACAAAAAAAAGTATTTAATGAAATTCTCTAAAAACGTCGGACAGACACCGCTGGTAAAAATATCAGAAAGAATATTTGCAAAATTCGAAGGACACAACCCAAGCGGATCTTTAAAAGACAGAATGGCAGTCTATATAATAGATGATGCCGAAAAACAAGGACTTATAAAGAAAGGAGATACATTGATAGAAGCCACTTCGGGAAACTCTGGAATAGCATTTGCTATGCTTGGTGCAGAAAGAGGTTACAAAGTAATCATAGTCATGCCAAAGAACATGAGTGAAGAAAGAAAAAAGATACTAAAGATATACGGAGCAGAACTTATTGAAGTAGAAGATGGAAGATTTGATGATGCAATTGCTTTAAGAGATAAAATGGCCGAAGAGAATGGTTATTTCAATCCTAGACAATTTTCAAACCCACTAAACGCGAAAGCACACTACGAAACAACAGCACCAGAAATACTACATCAACATACAAACAGAATTGCCGCGTTTGTTTCAGGAACAGGAACCGGCGGCACTTTAATGGGAACTTCAATGCTACTAAAGATGCATCATCCTTTTATGAAAACGGTTGCTGTAGAACCTGCAGAATCTCCGGTAATGAGTGGTGGTAAACCAGGTCTTCATGGAATACAAGGGATTGGTGATGGTAGTAAGTTTTTAGTAGATTTGAATCTGGTAGATGACATAATGGTTATTTCAACACAGGATGCAATAGATAGAGCAAAAAGACTTGCTAGTGAGAATGGTTTATTTGTGGGAATCAGCTCGGGTGCAAATATATTGGCAGCTGAAAGACTTTTAGAAAAATATCCTGAAATGGAAGGAGATGTGATAACAATACTATGTGATAGAGGCGAGAGATATTTATCGGTTTTATAAATTAATATATAGTATATAAGAAAAAAAACAAAAAAGAAATATGAGAAATCTTAAAAAATTCGAAAACTTTGATGGCCTTGCTGCTGATGAAGAAATGGATCAAATGAACAACGACCAAATCTATGCAGATAGAGATGCCCAAGACGAACATGATACACATGATGCTCAATATTCTCAAAATGACGAAGAACCAGTAGACGTTTTAGCTAGATTCGAAGAAGAATTTGGTGATAATGAACCATCTAACCAAGAAGTTATGGAATTCTATCACAAACTTAGATCAGAAGGTGTTGATGGTATAGAAATATTTGACACACTTTTAAGTAATAATAAAATAGGTGAAGGTGATGATGAGAACTACTCTGATGATGATGATAACTACGATCCAGAGCACGACGAAGATTTCGGTGCAATGAGAGCTGACGGTTCTGATGACTTAGGTTATGATGATGAAGAAGAAGGTCAAGAAGATCAACACTTCGAAGGATTGAAAAAGTTCTTTGAATTTAATGATATTCAAGAAGACGAAGAAGGATTTGACGAATTTGGTAATTATGATGGCTTAGACAAGAATCAGAGGAAAAAAAGAATGCAAGAAGACGAAGAAGAAAGACAAGTTCAAGTGGACGAAGAAGGATTTGACGAATTTGGTAATTATATCGGATTTTCAGATAGTAACTATGATAAAATTAACATCAACCCCAACATTGTACGTAAAGGAAAAGAAGGTCAAGAAGATGCTCAACAATACGAAAGACGTTCTTTAAAAAGATTCAACAACTTCAAATAATGAAATACTTAAAGAGATTCAACGAAGAGTTTGGTAAAAACGAAATAGTTTTCATTAGTCAGAGAAATCCAAGACTTTTGATAACCGTTTCTATTTCCCCTGATAGAAGAATCTCGAATATAGATAACAAGACGGGAATAAGATTTCCGTTTTCTGTCGGTCAACCAATCAACAGAACTATGGAAGTCTGGGCAAGCAACAACAATTTTTTGATGGACGGAAAAGACGTAAGTCCTGAAAAGAAAGTTTTTGGTGTAAGAGCATCAGACGTACCACAGGGACATGAGTGGAGATCAATATACCCAAACAAATTTAGATAGTATGAAACACTTAAAAAGATTTAACGAAAACAGCCACGACTGGAGAGCCAACGCTTTCCCGGGTGCAACAGAAGAGGAAATCGAAGCAGAAATCCAAAAGATAGAAGCAGAAAGAAAAGCAAAAAATCCTCAATCAACTCAACCTACTATTACACCTAAAGCAGTTCCTGCTAAAAAAATGACAGAAGAGGAAGAGGAAAACTATTACCGTAGCACAGGATGGGCAACTGGTGATTATGGCCAATACAGAAACCAAAGCACAGATTCTAAAAAAGAAGAAGAAAAAGAAGTTGAAGAAGAAAAGCCAACACTTGGATCTAAAATAAAAAGTTTTTTCGGATTTAACAAATAATAAAAGAGAATGAAATACTTAGAGTCATACAAAAACTTCCCAAAGAAGTTCGCACACAAATGGAACAGTGAAACACCTGTAGAGATAATCCTACCTAACTACCTTGATGAAGAAAAGGAGAAGGAAAGAATGCAAAAAGAATGGGAAGAAGCAAACGAGGAAGGTGAGGAAGGCGAAGAAGAAGTATCCGAAAAGAAAATGAATGAATCTGCCGAAATTATGTTAGGTGATAACAAAATTCATGAAGTCAAAGAAGGAGATCAATTAAGATTCATGGAACACTATAAGAACCATCTTATTAAGAAATATTCACCATCTTTTACAGATGAAATAAACCTAGACGAACCGGTAACTTTTATAAGGGTTGAATCTTCTAACTTAATCCGACCAAATTTAATAGTTCGCACCAAAGAAGGTGTTGACTGGGTATTCGGACCAGAGGCATTCGTATTGGATAGATTGTAAAAAATATAAAGAGAATGAGGCATCTGAAGAGGTTTAACGAAAGCATAGAAGAAGGTTTAGATATCGAGTATATCAAATTCTGTTTTATCGACATGGTCGAAGAGAAGAAAGATGGCGAAGAACTTGGTGAGATATCATATTGGAATAAAGTATCAGATATTGGTGCAAAGAAACAGATAGAAGACAGAGACGCCACTTCCAAAAATGTTACCAACGTAATCATATTTGTTATCTGTCCTCAGCTGAATATCGAGCATACACCAGACGGATTCAAAGGAAGCATATCAGAATTTACAGAATACAACAAAGCATTTGCAGCTTTTTTAGATGAACTTGAAGCAAATATGGAAAAGCTCAAAGAAGAACATCCAGACTATGTAGTAGAAACCACTTTTAACCAGCCTTTAATAGATGGAATAAAAGGTCTCGACTACTTTGTAATCGAAGTGAAAAAGTCTTAAATCTTATTCTTCAAGCACTCCCAAAGAATCATATAGATATTGTCTATCTGGTCATACCTTATCTTAACCAAATCAATATAGTTGTCTTCACAATAGTCAGACTTTATCTTTTCATCAATCTTTGATTTCTCATAGGTATTCAAGCCACCCAGCTCTTCTATCGACTGAAAATGATAGATACCATCAAACTCTACACAAACTCTTATAGAAGGAAGATAAAAGTCAAACTCAATCTTATCCAACATATGGTTCTGCTTGAAGTCTATCTTGAACTTTCTAAGAAAGTCCTTTATCTCCCTCTCGCCTTTGAAGTCGCTTTGATCCAGCAAGTCTCTTATTATGGATTCTTCGTTCTTTCTAAACTCAGGTGCCATACCCTCTAAATGTGAAGAAGGGCGTTGCTCATACTTTATACCTCTATATAATATCGTTATCGGAGTAAGCATGTTTTTATACTGTACCAAAGAGTAGTCATATTTGTCGCCCCAAACATTTATTGCTCTTTCAACAAAATCTTCTGTAGACTGACGTGTAGACGACTTCTCTGGACATCGACCCATTAAATGCTTGACAACACTTTGTTGATATTCAACACCATTATATTCTATATCAATCTTATCGGACAATATAACTTTCTCGTTTAAAGTAGGATATGTGTATTTATATCCGTGCCTTTCTCTTGCTTTCTCTAAAAATTCCATCTTCTTCATATAGTATATATAAAAAATCACACCCTCTTTCGGAACTATTTTAAAAAAACTTGAAAGGGAGGTATAGTTTCTTTATATATAAAGTATAAAAATAATTTAAGAAGATGGCAAAAGCAGTAAAAGAAGGAAAGAAATTCGAATTCAGCAAAGTTGGTTCTATATTAGACAACATAGCTAAATCTATTCCAATCTTAATAGAAAAGGAAATTAAAGAAAAAACATTCATCACAACAGGAGTTTATTTATTAGACGCCGCACTATCAGGAAGATTGCTAGGTGGTGGAGTTGCATCAAACAGAATCACGGCATTCGCTGGAGAATCCGGTGCAGGTAAATCGTTCATCGCTTATTCAGTATCAAAGCACGCACAGAGAGCCGGATATTCGGTAATCTATATCGATACAGAACAAGCGATTGACTTAGAAGACTTACCAAAGTTTGGAATCGACAACTCTTTGGAAAAGTTCAGATTAATCAGATCTAACAAAGTAGAAGATGTAAACATGTTATTGACTCAGTTGATAGATGATTTGAAAGAACAAAAGCTTGCAGGATTTGAACTGCCTAAACTAATGATTGTATTAGACTCTTTAGGTCAAATGGCAAGTAACAAAGAAAAGGCAGATTTATTGAAAGGTGATATCAAACAGGATATGACTAAAGCAAAAGCATTAGGTTCTATGTTCCGTTCAATCAACACAGACTTAGGATACTTAGATATTCCAATGATTGTATGTAACCACACTTATCTAACAATGGACCTTTTTCCACAAGAGAAATTAAAAGGTGGTAATGGTTTGTTATACTCTGCATCAGTAATCGGCTTTATGTCTAAATCAAAATTGAAAACAGGTGAAGAAGATGATATGGACTTAGGTCAATCAGGAATCTCTGTATTGTTTAAAACTGCAAAAAACAGAATGGCCAAACCAAAGAAAATTAGATTTGATATCTCTTTTGCAAATGGTATGAACCCTTATACAGGATTAGATGCTTTTTGTAGACCAGAGTATATGGATCAGATTGGTATTGCTAAGGGTAAAATGGATGTAAACAAAGCTACTGGTGAAATGACTTTTGTACCTGGAGGAAACAGATGGTATGTATCACACCTAAACAAATCAGTTACTACAAAACAACTATTCTCACAAGAGGTTTTCACAACAGGCGTCTTAGATAGAATGGCACCGATTGTAAACGACTACTTTAGATTCAAGTCATTAGACGAGATCGAAGAGGTAGAAAACGAATTCAACAAGATAGTTGGAGAAGATGATGAAGAAGATGACACAAATGGCTTCACAGATGCTACGGACGCAGGAGACCTTTTTGGATAGATAGTAAGAGAAAGTCGAAGGGTACTTTAACCCTAAAAAATAAAAATGAATAATTATGCAAGAAATCTATGAGAACTTGAAAACATTATGGGAGCAATTTGATGCTAATCATAATAAAACGACTAAAAAATCTAACGCTGACGCAAGAAAAGCATTAGGAGAGATTAAAAAGTTGGTTACTACTTACAGAGCTGCTTCAGTTGAGTCTGAAAAAGTTGCTAAGTAATAAACTTATTATATAGCTAACTATATAAGAGTATGTTTTCCTTGTAGTCATAAAACAAGGTGGTGGAGCCGAAAACAAAGATCTTAATAAAGATTTGGCCCAAACCCTCTCCTTTTAAAGAGAGGGTTTTTTGTTTATTGAAAAATAATATATATCTTTGTAAAAGAAATAAAGTAATGAGAGAATTTAATAACAAAATGATTTTGCATGAACAAAACAGTCAACGACTGAGTTTATGATATTGTATTCAACGATATTTAAACCCAGTCTTTATTAAGGCTGGGTTTTTTGATTTTAAAAAATAAAGATATGGAAATGACTATTTACAAGTATATGAAAGATGGCAAGTTGTACATGTTTCATACCGTCGAAAAAGAGAACGGGAAAAAAGAAATATTGGCGATACCAGTTAGACATGACGGAAAGCCAATAGTGAACTGTGACATAAAGGATTTTGTGCTGCACTCAATGGATTAAAAATAAAATAAAAAGATATGGAATTAAAAGAAAAGATAATATCAAAGGAAGTGATGAGCGGAAACTTGGAATCAAGTTACGAAATCCTTAGGATAAAGAAAAAGAAGATAAAGAAAAAAGCAAAGAAAAATATTTTTAAATCGCTTAAAAAATTGTTAAAGAAGAAATAATTTATTATATTTACACTATGAAAGTAATATTTTTGGATAACGATGGAGTAATGTGCTTATCTACAGAGTGGGGCGGTCGCGACAAAAAGATTAAGAAATGGAAGCTTTCTAATCCTGGAGATCCTGGATACGTAAACGATCCAAAGATACCGGCACATATAAAAATGGACAACTTTAACTCAAAGGCAGTTAAAGTCTTAAACGACATATTGACAATAACTGATGCTGAGATTGTAGTATCTTCTGATTGGAAGTTGCATTGTACACTAGAGCAGTTACAGGATATGTTTATCAAGTACGGAGTTTTAAAAGCACCGATTGGGAGTACACCTAATCACGTTTTAAAGTCTATGGACGAACTTGAAAGCACGAGAGTAGCCGAAATATCGGAATGGCTTTCGAGTCATCCAGACGTAGAGAAATGGGTAGCCATTGACGATTTGGATCTTAGTGCTTTACAATGTTTCGTTCACACTAAGAGAATGAAAGAAGGAATCAAACAATCTGGCATAAAAGAGCAGATTTTAAAGTTCTTATGATAACATAAGAACTTTTTTCATATATAAAAGATATGACATTAGAAGACTATAACAAATGGATTGAGATGCTCAAGACCGTAGAGATACGTAAGGGTAACCATAATCTATTACAAGAAGTCTTCAAGTTCTCACCAGAGAATTTTTCAAAATCAAAAGGATTAGATACCGAGTCTTTTGTAAAGCAGTTTCAAAAAGAAAGAAAGATAATACATCATCGACTGATTGACTTTAATAAGATACAAATATTAAAGAAAAGAAAGTTAAAGATTGAGAAATACACAACTGGTGGAAAAACATATGATGCCAGAATATGTGTTTGTATAAAGAGATTTAAGAATGAAGAACCTAGAGCAAAGGGTGGATATGACTTCTACGAGACGATACAATACAACTATGTAATCATATATGATTCTTTCTTTGGTAAAGATGATGCCATCATATTTGATGATAAAGGAGGAAGAGTTTACTCAACTGTGACTGAGTTCAATAAACATTTTATTGATATTAGAGAGGACAAAATAAATAGTATATTGAAATAATCAGTATATTTATAAAAAAAATATATTATGACTAAAAAAGACTTTATAATAAAATCGTTATTTTTAAACGGAACATTATCAACAAGTGAAATAGTAGATAAATTCTACGATGAATGTACTGAAAAGGTTGATGAAAAGAGAGTTTATTATATATCAAAAGGTAGTGAAAAAACAGAAAAAGAATTAAGACAACAAATCTACGCAGAGATGGGTAGAGGAATTATATCAATACCAACACTTGTTGAAACCTCAAAAGAAAAAGGTTCGTTAAATAAACATAATATAACGGAACTTGGTAAGAAATTCTACTTAGAGAGTAACAAAGAAGAAGAAGAAAATATTGACGTTGTTATAGAAAATATTGATATAGAAGAAAATGTCGATACTTTTGGTATTGTATATCTTTTAAAAAGTAAATCTTTCAACGATACTTATAAAGTCGGAAAAACTAAAAACATCACTCAGCGACTATCAGAACTATCAAAAGATCATAGATATGGTGTTTTTAATTTAGAAGAGATTATGAGAATAGAATGTGAAGACTATTCTATAATCGAAAGAGTATTACATAAGTTTTTTGAAGATTTTAGACTATGTAAGAAAAATGAGATAAAGGTAGATACAGAACTATTCATAAATATACCTACAATCGAATTAGAGTTTGAACTATTTGCAGAAATGCTAAGTAAGAATCCACGATATGGTAAATGTAAATTGATAAAAAATAAATAATAATAATTTATAAAAAAATAGTTTTATCAATAAATAATTCTTATATTTGTAAAACAAACGACGACAACTATGACAGAAATAGCAACAGCAAAGAAAAAAGGCGGAATACAACCAGGTACAGTAGCAAGCTCTGTAGAGTCTAAACTTATCGACAAACAAGTTAAGACTGCAAACAAAGAGTTGTTCGAAGAATTGAAAGCAACTATTCCAGGTTTAACATACCAAGCAAAATTAAGAAAAGATCAAATCTGTGGTGGTGTTGGTGCTTGTGCACCAGATGGTGGTATTTGGCTTTTCAACGGCCTACCAATCTTTGCATCAGAAGCTAAAAAACAAGGTGAGCGTGGAAACGCAATCGAAAGATGGTATAAAAACCCATTCATCGCAAGAGCTTGTAACAAAGATATTCTTTATGTAACTTTTGGTACGGGTAAAGGAACTGCAGTAAACGGACCAATCTGGAACACATTACACATCGCAGTTGAAGGTGAGTACAACACAATCAGAGAAAAAGCAAACGAAGGTTACGGAATGGATAACTTTTCTATCTTCTTATCTGAAACTGACTTTGACTTTGACTATGTAAAATCTACATTGAAACAAATCATCTTAATGGCGATTGAAAAAGTAAAATAAAATGGATATTATAACTTGTTTTAATAATAATAAAAGAGATTTGTTTTGGGAGAAAAAGTCTCAAACAAAAGAGTTTATTGGATTCACCAATAAAGAAAAATGTAAAACACTATTTGGTTGGGCTTTAGAACATCTTTTATTACAGATAAGACAAACAGATAACAATGTTTCAAATACTTGGCTCAAAGGAAATTTTGGATACGATGGTATAGGAACTGGTACTACTGGTATAAAATCTGGTATAAGAACAAGTGCTGCAAAAAATCTTTTGTCAAAAGATATTACATGGGACCACCTTATAGGTGCCGTAGGAATTGGTAGATATGTACATAATGAGTTTGAAAAAGCTTCTATTTCTTTATTAGGTAAAGATTTATTAACTATTGTCAACGAAAAAGGATATTTAGATAATGAATCCACAATAAGCTTAATTGAATATATGAAAGAAGTTTGGTTATATGAAAATCTATGGTTATGGATTACTATTGGTGTAACTAAAGAAGAACATCAAAAAGATAATATACTAAGAAATAACAATACTATCGAGGAAAAAATACAACTCAAACACTATAAAAATGTATCAACTCTTATATTTTAAAATAATAATAACCAACCACTAATAATAAAAGTCCTCAAATAGAGGACTTTTCTGTTTTTTATATATAAAATAGATATAAAAATATAACAATATATGAAAGTAGTAAAACCATTATTTATGTGGGCCGGCGGTAAGAACAAGATGATTAAGAATTATCTTGCACACATGCCAGAAAAAGTAAGCACTTACTCAGAGCCGTTCTTTGGTGGTGGAGCAATGTATATTTATGTTCAGCAAAACTTCGCACCCGAAAAATGCTACATAAACGATGCCAATGAAGGTATCATCGAGATTTACAAATCAGTTAAAAGCGATCCATTGGGTTTCATAGAGATTCTTAAAGGTTATGACAAAAGATTTATTCCTTTGACTAAAGAAGACAGAAAGAAACTTTACTATGAAATAAGATTAGAACATGCTTATGACTTCCAAAAGTGGTCTAAACTAGAAGAGTCTGCAGCACTTTACTTTTTAATGAAGACAGGATTCAACGGAATCTGGCAGATAAATCAAAACACTAATAACAGATTCGGAACTCCTTCTGGACTTCTTACTCAAAAAGAAACTTGTTTTGATTACGATAACATTCTTGAATGGAATAAGTTATTACAAAACACAGAGATTCTTTGTGGTGATTGGAAAAACTGTCCTTATAGTGAGTTCACTTTCTTCGATCCACCATACAGAGATAGTTTCACTAAGTACGGAACTGGTTGGGGAGACAAAGAGTTTGAAGAACTACTTGACCTTAGTAGAAATGTGGAAGGGTTGGTTTTCATTTGTAACAGAGACGATGGTACTCAATGGATTAATGAAAGATCTGAGAACTATACTATCACGACATTCCCTATAACATATACGGCGGGTCGAAGAAAGAAAACAGATGATGGGTTTGAAGCCAAAGCTGCAACAGAAGTACTTATGATAAAAGCATAATAAAAAGAGAGCATTTGCTCTCTTTTTTCATATAATACATATGGAATTATTTATGTTTGATATCGAAACAACTGGCGAGTACAAAAGCTTCGCTGATTTTAAAGCACACGACGAACGTGGTGCAAACCTTTTTGAAGGTAAATGGAAAAGAATGGGTTGGGATCAAAAGTTTACACTTGAAGATTCTTACTTAGACCAATCCGGAATAATGTCTACCTATGGTAGAATCTGTTGTATATCTTTTGGATACGTAGATGGTAACGGTCAGAAACAGATTAGAAGCTTTCATGGTACTGATGAAAGATATATCGTTGAAAGTTTTAACGACTTACTAAAAAAGATTGGACAAAAAAGTTTTAATCTATCAGGATTCAGAATAAACTACTTTGACATTCCCTGGATACTTCACAAACTACACAAATACGAAATCACACCTGCTGATATGATTCGTCCTTACGAAAAGAAACCGTGGGAAATGAGAGTCGTAGATATGGCTGATGATTGGAAACAAAAGTTTGCTTATGCTTTCTCGTTTGACGAAATGTGTTATGAGTTGGGAGTTGCAAGTCCTAAAACTAAAATGGATGGATCATTAGTACACGAATACTATCATACTGGTAGACTAGAAGAAATAAAAGAATATTGCGAAATGGACGTTTCTTCTTCAATTGATGCTGGTTTAAAGTTGTACAAATAGAATATTGTCCTTATATTTGTAAAACAAACTTAAAACAATATATTATGGGACGCATCAAAGACTTAGTTATCGATTTACAAAACGAATACGGATACGATTTAGAAAACTTACCAGAAGGATTCTCAATGGATGAATACTTAGAGATGAAATCAAAAGAAGTAACACCAGTTCTATTTTGTCAAACTATAAACGGAAAATAATATGATGTATTTTGATAAAAATGACATCTACTCCACAGTTATTGGTGTTGTCTTAGTAGCAACAATGGTATTCTTAGCAATATAATAATCCAAATAAATCAACAAAAGCAGTCGTTTGGCTGCTTTTTTTTGTTTTATATTAATATATAGATTATAGGAAAATAATCTGTAGAATAGATGGGAGAGAATACAGGCCTTAAAATAATTAGGCTTAAGACGAATGCACAGAACCTCGAAATGTGGATGGCGTACGAAGGAGATGGAGGAGAGGCAATAGGACATATCTTTATGACCTTAGAAAACAACAAACGAATAAAATTCCTGGATGCTTGGGTTGACGAAGATCACAGGAGAAAAGGAATCTACAGAAAACTTTGGGAAACCAGATGGGAATACGTCAACGAAAACTACAAAGGATATACAGTCTACGCTTGGTGCAAAGATGCTTCTCTAACACTTCTAATCGAAAAAGGATTCAGTACCGGTGAAATAGTAACTTACGTAGAAAAAACAATATAGGACCAGCATATATTTGTATATATAAGTAAAAATAGCATATACATTTTATGGCCGCGAAAGACAAGATGTTTTCACTAAGATTACCAGACAAACTTCTGGAAGAATACAGAAAGTTCTGTGACGAAAACTCAATAAACATTTCTAAAAGAATCAGAAAGTTTATGGAAAGAGATTTAGAAAACTGGAGAATAAGAAATCAAAAAAACAATGCCGGCTAACAATGAAAGTCGCATTAGTTTGTATAGCAAAAGACGAAGACGAATACATCAAAGAATGGATTGAATACCATAAGAAATTAGGATTTGACAACATATTTGTCTTTGAAAATAATTGGCGTTGTAAAGTCAAAGACGATATAGTCACCAACATAGAGTTTGATGGTGATAGAAAACAAATACCTGCATACAACACATTCATAGAAAGATTCAGATACGACTACGATTGGGCCGCGTTCATAGACGTGGATGAATTCATTGTTTTAAAGAAACACGATAATATAAAAGATTTTTTAAATGAGTATGATAACGTTGAAAACGGAATCGCAATCAACTGGGTAATGTTTGGTAGCAACGGACATAAGGAGATTTCAGAAAACACCAGTCTATTAGAAAGATTCACAAAGAGACAGATTGATAAAAACAAACATATAAAAACGATTTTGAAGTTGAAACGATTTGGTGTAAAGATGGTAAATCCACATTATCCAAATGTAATGTTGAACGACACTAATCTTAATGAGGTTTTTGGACCAGTCAACTTTAAAGGTGATATAGATATTGCACAGATAAACCATTACTTCTGTAAAACCAGACCAGAGTTTATAAAAAAGATAAACAGGGGCCAAGCAGATCAGTATGCAAAAAGAAAGTTAGAAGAGTTTGAACCACACGACAAAAACGAAGTTGATGATTTTCTAGCTCTAAATTATTCGTTGTACGGGAAGTTCGGTAGATAGATTCTTGTTGTTGCATTATCTGCAAAAACCATATGCTTAGAGTCGTCTCTTATTATATACTGGTTAAGAATCTTATTATGATATCCTTCTGGTATAGTTTCTATGAACAATCTAACATTCGTCAATCTCATATCAGAACCTAAGATACTACAATAGTCTCCTTCGATTACATACTCAAATGGAACGATTGTCTGAGAACCTCTATAAACATTGTGTAGTATTGTTGAAGGTGCTTGTGCTCCTTCATCCTCATCATAAATATCTCTCTTATAGATCCATTGAGTCATTTCTCTGTTTCTTTGATCCACATTAAGTGCATAGCAATACCAAGTATCTTCGTCTAATGCAATAACATCGTTTGTTGGATTACCTTTAAGATGGTATCTATATTCAGTTGCATTTGCAGTAAATACAATATCATCGTTTACAATGTCTGCTTTCCAACCGAAAGAGTTTGTATCATCATAATAATGGAACAAGTTATATAACTCATCTTTTATATAATTCTGAAGTTTAAACCAAACATAGAATCCTATATTATCAGATACTTTCAACTGAGCATCAAGATTTTTGTATCTTACTGCAGGGGTTCTATATGCAACACTTGACATGTCGTAGTTTGCTCTAGATATAATAGTACTAGAATTTTCTATAAGTTCTTTATCAATCTCAGCTAAGTATTCCAATCTGATTGGATCTTTAGTCAATGGTTTGTATTGGTCTTTGTTAGCGATGGCCGCTTTATCTTGAGCCATCTCGATTCCCATAAGTTCATCAAGAGTTGTGTTCTTAGTAAGATTTTTAAGTGTATCTGCAATATCTGCAGTACCTGCCCTGACGTTTGCTTTTTGACTGTATTTTTTCAGATGTAGTTTGTAGTACACCGCAGCATTGTTAAAGTTTCTAAATTGTTGTGCGTGATCTACCTGATACATTCTATTAAGATTACAGAAATATAAAAAGTCTTCTTTCGAAGGTCTTCTTTGAGGTCCAAATATTTCTTTGAATGCTTGTTTCGTTATATGTACTTCCATTTGTTCAAATAGATTCAAATCAAATTGATTCATTACTATCTGACTATCCGGGAATGCATTATTATCAACAGATACTTTTATGTTTCCTTCACATACTACATTGAATAGTTGATACTCATGCATTGTGTGATCTTGTCCTTTCTTATCAGGATCGGTACAGAAGTATATAGTCGCGTGTCCAAATACTTCCTGTGCGTCCGTACTAAGTTTAGTAAGAAGATCCATAGCAGTGTTTTGTTGATAGGGATTATAAAGTCCTGCTTTGTCCTCACTTGTCATCTTAGGAAGAGAACTTCCATTACCATCGGTTGCACATGCACTACCACCACCTACTCCACTTCCACCAAGTGTATTTCCTCCAGCCCCAACATTTGCACCAGTACTAGCCACGAAGTTTCCATTAGCATCAGTATATCCTGTCATATTAGAAGTACAACATTCTCTTATTCCCATAAGGTTAGATTTGAAATAGTCTTTACTAACATTTTGAACATCACCTATTATATTGATATCTTGTATCGATATGTTAGAGCCAGAGTTGTTGTGTATAGAATATTCTACTTGAAAGAATCTAATAGGATTTATTCTTGTAGTGGTTACGTTTTCTTTTGTGAACAATTCCCACTCAGACCATGTTCTTTCATTATCTTGTGAGTATCTGTATTTTATTATTGTATTAGAAAGGTCTGATCCAGACAATATTTCAATATCGTTTACAGAGAATACTTTATAGATAAAAGGTGCTTTCATTATCAAAGTCTTTCCAGGAGGAACCTGAACTACACTTCCGTCATCTACTACAACTCTATTAAGTTTGCCTTCGATTGCATATTCTAAAAGTCTGATAGTTCCTATAGTAGAACTTCCTGCTCTTACCCATTTAATATCTAAGTAAAGTGGATCGTTAGGATCGATTACAGGAAAGTTTTCAATATTCCTATTTAAAGGAAGCCATGCACTCCAGTTTGTTTTGTCTCTTGATATTCTATAAAAGTTATTTAAGAACCTTTCACTTGTCATTCCAAGCGTGTCGTATTGAAACTTCTCAAACTTTATTACATTCGTCAGATTATCGAATGTCAATATGTATTCACTTCCTATAGAAGGAAATGTAGGTGTGAAATTGTAATCACCAGATTGTGTCGCACCAATATCGAACTTGTCGAATATTTGTATTGTTCCGTTTAGAAGGTCAGAATTTTGTTGCATAGAGTATATATTAAAAAAGAAAATCTATTTAAAATATTTGTTAATAACTTTATTTATCCATATCTTTGTAAAACAAATAAAATAAGCAAGATGAATATTAAAGATAAGTTTTTAGAATTGACAAGCAGAACATACCCACACGGGACTGAGTCTGAGATCTTTCCACTTTTAGGTGAAGGTCTTCAAGCTGACGAGTTCGGAAACTTGTTTATCAAAATAGGTGAGAGCGACGTTATGTTTACTGCTCACTTAGATACTGCCACTTCTGCACTTACGGATGTTACTCACGTATTCGAAGGAAATATAATCAAAACTGATGGTAAATCTATCTTAGGTGCAGATGATAAAGCTGGTGTTGCAATCATGCTTAATATGATTGAGAATAACATAGCAGGACTTTATTACTTCTTCTTAGGTGAAGAAGTTGGTTGTATCGGTTCTAGAAAAGTTGCAACTGTTCAAAAAGAAAATAAGATTGAAGGTATCAACAAAGTAATATCTTTCGACCGTAGAGGTAATAACTCAATCATTACTTACCAAAGTGGTGCTAGATGTTGCTCTGATACATTCGGTTCTGCTTTAGCAAAAGCTTTAAACGATGTAGACTCTACTTTCAAATACGAAAATGACGACACAGGTATCTTAACTGACTCTGTTCAGTTTGTAAGTATCTATGCTGAGTGTACAAACATATCAGTAGGTTACCAAAACGAGCACACATTTTCTGAGAAACAAGATATTGAACACTTAACTAAACTTGCAGAAGCTTGTTTGAAAGTAGATTGGAACGCATTACCGGTAGAACGTGACCCAAAAACAACAGAGTACAAATCTTACGGATCTTCTTACGGGTCTTACGGTGGTTGGAGTCGAGGTGGATACGATGATGATGAATACGACTACGACTACAGTAGATCAAAAACTTCTAACTGGGGAAAACCAGTAGATAAAATAGAGCCAATCTGGTTCTACGACAATAAGTACGGTTATGTTTCTAACATTGAAATAAATGCCACTACTAAAAAAGTAGTGAAAGTAGACCTTTGTAAAGACCGAAAAGAGTATGAGAAATCTCTTATCGAAGACTTGTTGAAATCTCTTGACATTGAATATATAAGTGTAGAGTGGGATGGAATGAACCTTACTGCTTACTACAAAAATGGTGAGCACAAAACTGAATGTACTCGAAACGATTTGTTAGAGTTCTTACCAGAGTTAGACTACTCAAATGGTGGAGACTTAGGAGAGTACAAAGGTAAAAATGTAAATGACTACGCAGACAACTACGGATACTGCGACGATATTTGGGACTAAAATGAAAAACGAAGATTTACCATACGATATAGTCTTTTTAAAAATGAGATTAGATTATGTAGTAGAGATTGAGGAATATGAAAAGGCGGCTATCATAAAAAGATGGATAGATGAACTAATGATATTCTACGGTGTAGAGCAAATAAAAGAAAACAAATAAAAGAGCTTCGGCTCTTTTTTTATTTCATATAAATAATATATAGTATATGAGATGGATAAAAAGATTTGAAAGTTTTGATATAGGAAAGGTGTTAGTAATAGATAACAGTAAACCACCTGAAAAAAAGTATTTAGAAAACATAGTTCTTTATCTAAAAGATAGGAATATCGAACACATTGTAGTGGACGATGTGGCGAAGCTAAATGAAATTTTGGGTGCAGAAAAAATATTATGTGCTATATCAACCGGATCTGACTATAGAGCAAACAAAGACGACTATTCTTTGGCCGCGTTGGCAATGGATAAACTAGACTGTCCTTTATTAGGTATATGTTTTGGTATGCAGACCATGGCAATACACTATGGTGCAAAGGTAAATAGTGGAACTGAACTTACTATAGGAGAATCTATATTAGGCAACATAAAAGAACATTGGCTTTTTGAAGGAATAGATTTAGATTCAACTCCTGTTTCGTTTGCGTTCAACGATAATCCTATCGATTGTCCTAAAGAATTTGAAGTTCATGCAACAATAAACGGAAAGATTGCTGCAATACTAAGTGATTCTAAAAAAAGATACGGACTTCTTTTTCATCCAGAAAATAAAAGAGACACGTTCATAATATTAGACAATTTCATAAAAAGATAATATCTTTGAAATAAAATCCGTATATTTGTAGACTAAAAGAAAAGTACATGAAAAATCTAAAAGAAATATACGAAGAAGGTAGAGACATCAAAGATTCTGAAATTCCGGATATCTGGAAAGAAAGTTTTAGTAGATTCATGTTTGGTCAAACTTGTTGTGCTGAATATGAAGAAGATGGTAAAACTATCAAAGAGTTCATCTACTACGGATGTGACTTTAGAATTTGGTATCATCAAAATAAAGAAGCGATTGAGAGAGACATCAAGATTGACGAGACTTTAAAAAAATAAGCAATGTACAATAAAAACCTGGGAGTAAACTTTTTGAGAAGATGGGAGTTTGAATGTAAATTCGATAGAGATCCAAAGACTTGGAGCTTCAAAGAGCTACATGAACTTTATCTTCGTGCAAAAGAAAGAGCGGATAGGAGAAGAAAAGACTTTTCAGATTTCATCGATAAGATAATCAATGAAGTCGAACCTATTGATAGTATGAATCCAGGTGAAAAAGGATCTATGCAAGTCTATTTTGATAGAGATGGAATTACTTATAAATACTCTATAAGAAAAGACGAACATTTTGGATGGGCTTACTCTACTGACAGAGTTACTTTCTCTAAAGAAAAAGTTCTCGCAAGAGAAGAAAAGATAAACTTTATTTTAAGCAAACAAAAACAATTCGAGCTTGGTGAAGAGCTTAGAAGATTAGAGAAGATGAAGTCTGTTTTTGATCGTCATGTATTTGGTATAATCGAAGAAGCTGTAAACGAAAAACTTTGTGAGAAGTTTAAGAAAGTAAAGAATCACCTTATACCAAAAGTAATAAAAGCAGATTTAGGTGGCACTATTTACTATGTGGCATTGACAAAAGATTCTAGACAATCAGGATATGATTGGAAATCTTTCGAAATCTTAGGACAAGAACATAATGATATTATAGAGTTATAAGTATATCATGATGTTACATGTTTTTAATATATATACCATATGAACAGAGTATACAAAATAGAATTCAACAAATCCTCTTTCGAGCTTGACAAAGACTACGAAAGGTTTTCCGAGCAAGAGAAACTTGCTATATCTTCTATGAACCCGGATTCGTTCTTTGACTTCAACGACAAGGAACGTTATACTCTTTATCTTATATTCTCTCCGTTAGACATAGAGAAGTATTCTAAGATATTGGACAACAACCTTATCGAGCACACAACAGAAGATGTTTCAGAAAGAGTTCTGGACAACAAGCTCTGTGTCGAAAGCTCGCTTAAGCCATTCGTGAACGCCTTAAACCGTTTCAGATGGAACACGTACAAGGCCAAGCTCGACCAATGGATCTACGACAACCTCGACATGGACCTCGTTCTGGACAGAATCGGACAGTGCGGAATGGATGGTTTGAGACCAGTCGAAAAGAAATTTCTTAGAAACTTTCAAAACTAGCAAACATTCCTTATCTTTGTTTAAAATAAAACACTATGGAAAATATATATGTTGTTATCTGCAGCTGGACCGAAACAGATCCGTTTAGCGAAAACTTTGGGAAAAAAGAATGGGACATTGTATCTTCCGATCCAACTTCCTTTGAAAAGGCAACGCAGATTAAGAATAGTACTAGAGAGACTTGGTTAAAATCTCAGCTTTCAAGACCACTAGGCGAGCAGAACCTAACAAACGTAGAGTCTGTAATAACTATCAATCAATTAGAAGAACTTTTAAAAAACGAACAATGAAAAATAAACTAAAACAAATCGCTCAATACTTTGGACAAATCTACGCGAACTTCATCATCGACAGATTGTCAAAGTGTGATAACCTTTTTGAATACGAACAGCTGATGTACCAAGGCGTACTATTAGACTATTGCTTCACTGAATACTTAGACATTTACTTAGACTAAAATGAACTTATTTTTAGACGACATCAGATCCGCGAACATGGCACACAACTCTTCTAAAGGGTTAGGAGTAGCTTATTCCAAAGATTCTGACTGGACTATTGTTAGAACCTACGACGACTTTGTAGACGTTGTAAACGCGAAATTCGACGACATTGACTTGATCTCTTTCGACCACGACTTGGCTTGCTTTGACGCGGACGGAAACGAAATGACGGGAAAAAATGCAGTCGACTATGTAATCGGATACTGCTTAGATAATGACAAATCATTTCCTAAAAGCTGGTACGTTCACTCTGACAATACTAATGGTCGTCAAAACATCATTGGGGCAATCACCAACTACTTAGACAAAGTAGAAGGTATTACCTATCCAGACTTCAGAGGATACCACAAAGGAGTCGTAAACGGGCAAGCAGTATGAATTTCATAAAGGCACACCTTGTTTCAAGAATAAAGATGATGTATAAGAAGAACGAGAATCTTGGTGATTCTAAGTTTCTTTATTTAGATAATCCAATCAATGTTGATGGTAAGAGAAAAGTCAACAGACTGAATCAATGGTATCCATTCTGTGAGGAAGAACTGGTTCATTCTGGCTGGCACGACCTTTCAGGAAACATACTCAAAGAAATCTATATCTCTATGAGAGACGGTAAGTTTTATGGCTACAAAACAATAGAGGGTAGAAAATATAAACTAAGAAGAAGATGCTCAAAGACATAAAATTTCAATACAACGGTGTTTACGTAGACTATAGCTATACTTATGATTGTGAAAATTATGGGTGTGATGAAGAAGGTATATGTAGATGTGGTAGTATTCATAATGAGTCTGTTGAGTCTGTTGATGTATCTTTAATAGTCAAAAAAATATACGACGAATTTTTCGAAGAAGGAAAGGCTGCTAATAGAAACAACACAATCAACGAAGTTCTTTATGGTATTGGAAAAGACATAGACATCTATACGATTGATAGAATTATTAGATCCTATAAAATATGGGAATCTGATAACTGGGATATTGAAGTTGAAGGTGGGTACTATGGACAAGAAGTAAACGATGTCAGAATAAAAGAATCTATTGCAGACAAGATTGAAGAAGAGCTTATGACTGTATTTTCATTACCTAGTTTAAAAGAAAAGATTGAGTATCTTTTGAAAGTAGAATACGGTAAGATTCTTCCAGAGATTACAGATTCAAACTACGAATCTATTACAATCGATAAAGACGACATCATATTCGGTACCGAAAAGCATTTAGATAAAGTAATGAAAAAAGACTTAGATTTTTATTCTGATAAAAACTACAATGGTATCAGAGGGATTGTAAAGAAGTCTGGAGACAAATGGCGAGTGATTGATGGATACCATAGAATATTCAGCACGAAGTTTCCAAGAGTAAAAGTATTAGTAGCCACCAAATAAATCAAAAAGTCGAAGATTTCTCTTCGACTTTTCTTATTTATCATAACCCATTTTGTCCCAAGCTCTTTGAAGCCTATTGACATACATTTGTTTCATATCTTCTTCGCCTTCATCCGCGATTCTTTCTGTATTCGGAATAAGATCATTCTCCAATTTCTCTGTTAAAGTATCAAATAAACTTTTATCATTTACATAAGCTTCATTCAATCTCTTGTGGTATTCGAAGTCATCTATCTCAATCATATCATCTTTGTCATATTCAAATCCAAGTATCTTCGCATCTCTTACGCTTAGATAGATTTTATCTTTTGAATTTTTCATTCTATATAAGAATACTTTGAATATCTTAGGATAGAATTCTTTATATACTGTACTCCATCTATCTGTGATTTTTAGATTCATTCTAGAAACATCTTCCCAATCAGAATTTTTTTCCGATAGTATTTCATACCATCTCATCGTTCTGTCTATATCTATGCAATGGTCGTCGTCTTGGTGATACCAGCTTGTTTCTATACTTCCATCTTCATATATTTTATATGCAGCCGATATAGAATTTCTACTCAGTATGTATTCGTCTTTGTCTTCAGAATATCTACAGTCGTCTATGTGTAGATATTCATCTTCCCATTCCGAGTAGTAGATGTTTTCGTCATCTTCTGGAAACCATCCAGTATTACTTCTACCTCTTCCTGTTTCTATGTGAACTGCTCTGTTCTCAGGTAACCAGTCGCCATATGCATTAGACCATACAGCATCATCTTCATCTATTTCTGTATCATAATATTCAGACCATTTTCCCGATTTTATTTCCGTGTAGTCTCCATCAGTATCTTCTAATAGAAACTGACCTTCATTTCCATCTTTATCCGTATCGTTGAAAAGTTCTCCTGTCTTTGGATTAAATCTTTTGAGTGTATCCATATAAGGATACTCATCATAATTCTTCTTTTCTATCTTTACGACTATCTCACAGTTCATCTCTCTTCCTAAATGGGTTATGTTTGAATAGCTATGGTGGTTGTTGTATGTTTTATATGCCCATCCGTTTTCTTTTGCGTAGTTTGTGAACTTGATGACATCTGATTGCTCTATGGTATATTGTCTATCCATGAAATACTCAATCTCACTTTCTCCGTTGTTTCTATCTAACTTCCATATAAGAGACCTTCCTATCACTTTGTCATCTTCTAAAAGAACTAAAAGTCTACAAACTTCTGGATTTTGAGTATAGATGTTGAAGAATTTCTTTCTTGCCATACAAGATCTTCCTAAGTCTCCTGCCATCTCTTTATAGTTTTCGTGCCAATAGTATTTTGCAATATCTTCTCCTTCTACTAGAATGAACTTCTGTAGATCCTTTTCATCGGAGCTTTTGAATGCGTTAACAAACTTCTCAATATCAACATCTGAATATTTACCTGGAAATACCTGTCTTATGAATCTACCTATCTTTATAGGATTTCTTGATTGAGTCCAGAAATCAGGTTCGTTGTTCTTTAACATGGTTGAAATATTTATTGCAAAAGTATCAACTGCTGGCTCCCCAATACTCTTAACGAAATCTGGATCACCATGATATATATCACTTAGTTTTTTGATTGCATTTCTTATCGTGATGAAAGTAAGTTCACCTTCTTTATCACTTTCGTCCAAGAATGTTGCATCTGGCTTTATATCCTGTCCTAACTGATTTATTAAATCTCTTGATATTTCACTACCAATCTTTTGTAGCCTTTTAAGTATCTCAGGAGAAACATATAAAGTAGACTCGTTTAAAGCTTTTTCTAAAATAAAGTTATTATATTTTGATATCATATACTATATATTATATTCCACCATCTGTTATAGTCCATAAATTAGCAACTATTAATGCGTTTCTTGCACTTGTACTCGCGGAAGTTCTATTCGCCGTTCCAAACGAGATGATGATATTTGGTTTAACTGGTCTACTAACCCATCCTATATATATAGCATCAAGATTCGCAGTTGATAACGTAGTCGGAGTTTTTGTCGACATGAAATTTGTGAAGTCTGTTACGTTAGAAACATTCCAAGTTCCTATGTTTTGGTTGAACGCGTCGTTCATATAGAACATTGAGTTCATATCCGTAACCAATGCGGTGTTCCAGCTACTTCCATTTCTTGGTATTGGTTGTCCTCCATTGTTGAATATACTACCGTTGAACATAGGACCCATAGTAGTAACATTTGCAGTATTCCATGTTGCTATGTTTTGATTAAAGTTTGTAGTGTAAGAGAACATACCCCACATATCTGTAACATTCGTGGTATTCCAACTATTTCCATTAGTCGGCATCGGTTGTCCACCATTGTTGAAAGCAGAAGCACCATAGAACATCTGTCTCATAGAAATAACACTCAAAGTGTTCCATGTTGCTATATTTTGATTGAAGTTTGTAGCTTGATTGAACATATTGCTCATATATTGAACCGACGATGTATTCCAGCTATTTCCGTTAGTAGGCATTGGCTGTCCACCATTGTTGAATGCAGAACTAAAGAACATACCACTCATATCTACAACCGCAGCGGTATTCCAAGCGGATATATTCTGATTGAACAATGTTGCACCCCAGAACATACTACCCATACCAGTCACATTTGCAGTGTTCCAAGAACCGATTGGTCTGTTGAAGGAATATGCGTTAAAGAACATACTATACATTGCAGTCACATTTACAGTATTCCAACTACTTATGTTCGAATTAAAAACACTTGCCTCATAGAACATAGCACCCATATTAGTCACATTTGCAGTATTCCAATTGCTTATGTTCGCATTGAAAGAACTGGCCTGATAGAACATGGTACTCATATCTGTAACCGCCGATGTATTCCAGCTATTTCCGCTAGTAAGCATCGGTTGTCCACCATTATTGAAATCGGTCGCCCCATCGAACATACTAGACATTTCAGTAACAGCCGAGGTATTCCAAGCAGATATATTCTGATTAAATAATACCGCATTTCCGAACATACCCGCCATACTTATTACTGACATCGTATTCCAAGAATAAAGTGGCATATTAAAAGACGTTGCTCCTGCAAACATACCTTGCATTTCAGTAACCGCCGAAACATTCCAAGAATTAAGTGGCTGATTAAACGAAGTTGCTTGAGAGAACATATCAATCATTCTCGTAACATTAGATACGTCCCAGCTCGATATATTACCATTCATGGATATACATCCTCTAAACATTGCAAACATATTTGTAACTACAGAAAGATTAGGTGCATCCGTTGCAGTCACGTTCATATTTGAACATTCATAGAATGCACTCTCCATTGTTTGCCAAACATTTGTTCCCCATTGACTCACCTCAATCATCCTAACTTTATAAATATTGTTAGATGTAAAAATCGCAGGAAAAGTTCCGGTTATCTTTACTGTGTATATACCATTCGTAGCATATGTATGTGTCGCATTTCCTGTGTGTCCGGTAGTAGTTATTCCATCTCCCCAGTCGACTGTGTAGTTGTAGGTATATGAGGGATTTATAGGTATCTCTATAATACCGGTTGCTGTTTCCATTATTGGAATGCTTGTATTCCATTTTGTTATGAACTCAGGACTTGCAGGAACAGAATTTTTTATTATTCTCTTTGTTACAGAATCGTAGTTTTGGTTTATCTCACTAAGAGATAGTGCTCTGTTGTATACCGACAAAGACATCAACCTTCCATCCATGTGTAAAGTAGGTGTGCCAAATACAACACAACCTAAATATAGATTGTTTGTTGTGAATGTAGTAGTTCCAACTCCCATTGTTCGAGTACCTAAAAGAGATTGTTGGTACGCTGCTACATATATACTTCTATCTCCATCGACAATATACCTATTGGTTTCTGCAACGTATATACTCCAAACACTTCCTTGTTTTGTTCCAACCGCGTTGTACCAACCACCATTCGTAGTACTATTTGAAGACTTTACTGGAATACTTGCAGTTACTGACAGATATTCTGCACCACTTTCTCTTCCATCAAAATAAACCACTCCTTGATTATTATAACCAAGAGCCCATCCATTAACACCGTTGTATCGAGACGCTATGATACTTGTTGTTCCACCGGCAGGAACAGCACCACTTTTAAATTTATTTACATAGAACCACGCAGATACCGTTATATCCTTTATTCCATCCATCTCAGGTGTCGATCCAAAACTCACATAGTCATTTACACCATCAAACTCTAAGTTTCCGTAGAAAGTTCCTATTCCTGCACTATCTTTCCATGCAGTCGTTGCAGGATTGTGCCAATATGGTGTGGTTGATAGATGATATGGTGCAAAGTTACTAAAAGTAACACCATTTATTATAGTACCTGTGGCATTTTCCGTAGATGGACTTTTAGAAGTATCCGCGAAATCTATGAACAGGTTGCTGTTTCCGTTCTGCATGTATCTAAGTCCTCTCTTCGCGTAAGACTCTTGTTTTGCTGCGTCGATATGGAATACCAAGCCATCCAAGACTATTCCTCCGTAGTATATTCCTCTTACTCCCATTTTTAAATCTATTTTATATTAAGTCCAAACCTTACTGCATGAAGGTTGTAGTTTTGCTTTATATTATCCGCACTTAGTGCTGAGTTGTAAGCTCTTACCATTGCTATATCTCCGTTGAATATGTATTTGTAGTATCCTGCACCCTTTCCGATTACCGTCTTTCCAATTCCACCACTCCATACTATTCCTGAAGTGTTCTCTCCCGATCCGAATTCGGAACCCACAAGTTCGATTGGTGTAGACTCTCCATTTATATAAAATGTAAACGTGTTAAGTGCGGAAACTACAGCAACTACATGGTTCCAATTTCCACATATAACAGGCCTTTCTAATGTAATTGTAGACCTCCTAGCACCAGACCCATACCCAGTACCGTTGTAGTACCCACATGTAAAATTATGCGTGTCTGTCCCATCGTTTGTAGAAAGACCTAAATCTAAACCATAATAATAGGAAATAGAGCCATTGAGCGAAAAAGACTCTGTCGAATCTAGTGCGAATACTCCATAGGGTATTGTTGTAGTTAGACCATTTAGCTTCTTTGGATTTATCCATGCTTCTAAAGTAAATGGAAATGATAATCCAAGTTTAGGTATTCTGTCTCCACATGTTATCCAAGAATCTTTTGTATATCCAGTATAAGTAGTTATATTTGGAACGGCAGAATACGTTCCATTGAACCTCATAACACCACTATTTACCGTACTCCAAGTAACACCTGTTAACAAAGATGCTGTAGTTCCAAGAACAAGGCTATATCCAACATTACTGGTTCCATTATATGATTTTAGGTTTGCAGCATCAAAATAGAACAAAATGTTCTTGTTATTTATTTGTTTGCTTATTATTCCACTCATAAGTTTATATATTAAATTTTGTTACTCGAAAAATATTCCTTATCTTTGATATATGAAAAATATTAAAGAGCCTTTTGTAATGATGTTAATTGGACCTACTCTTTCAGGTAAGTCTACTTATATAAGAAACAACTATCCAAACACGCAGGTCATTTCTCGTGACGAGATTGTTATGGAAGTATTTGGATCGAGAGACTACAACCTCGCGTTCAAAGAAGTTGACCAAAAAGAAGTAGACAGAGTATTGGCCACCAGATTAAAAGAAGCAAACGACTTAAAGACCAGCGTCATAATCGACATGACCAACATGACCGTTAAAAGAAGAATGGCGACTTTAAGAAACTTTGGAAAGGACTTTTCAAGAGTTGCAGTAGTATTTCCAATCTTATCGGATGAAGAATACACTCGAAGAAACATCGACCGTAATGCAAAGGAAAACAAATGGATACCACCATTCGTAATCAAATCTATGATTGACTCATATCAAGAGCCAACTTTAGAAGAAGGATATGATACAACAATTATACTATAGAAAAGATGAACACGAAAGAACTATTGCAGACACTTTCCGACGCGGTCACCGCCTCCGGAAAAAGTTTAAGTGAGATTGGAAAAGAACCCATATTTGAGTTTCTGAAAAGAAACGAGACTCCGAAGAACCTTTGGGAAGGACTCTACGAAAAGCTTCGGAATATTCATGGAATCGGAGATCCATACACTTCCTATGTAGAAGATGCCATTGGTTCAAAGAGTACACATAACTACTCAGAAAATATACCTAGCGATGTCAAGCATCGAGAGCCAAGGAAAAAATTATTCTCAGAGATCAAAAAAATAGCCGGATAGATTTGTCTACCCGGCATTTCTTGCGTATATTTGTAGAAATAAAAACGATATGAGCTTAGACCAAACATACACGATTGATTTCAACAACTTATCATTCTATGATGGAGACTTTAAAAAATCTGAAGACTTCAGTGAGTTAATCTATGAAAATGATGGATCAGTTTGTAGAGAAGAAGAATGGATTTCTTTCAATCCTGTTGGAAACGACGACGTTTGCATCGTTATCGAATACACACTTGAGTTGAGTGGATACTTTGACGAATGTCCTGGCGACTATTGGACTCCACCTGCATCTGATTTTTGTTTAGACGAAGCAACGGTTTCTATCAACAGATTCCTTATTGATGATGTTGAAGTAGAATTGTCTAAAGAAATGGAAAGATTTCTTGAAGGTATGGTTGAGAAACAAATTGGAATGTAATATGTATGTTAAAGTAATATCAAGTGATAGAGAAATAAAGGATTTTTGTTACGAACCTCTAAAATACGGTGGTATCTATAAAGCTTCTTTTGAAAATAAATATTATATGAGAGTATTCTTTTTTATCGATGATGAAGAATACGACTTAGTTGTTCATGAAAGACATCTTAAAGAATTGAATCTAGATGAAATAAGAGATTATAAACTTAACAAAATAGGAATATGAAAAAAGTATATTTTGAAGTTGATTCAAAAAGTTGGATATTAGATGATCTTGACGAAATGTATTCGTTCAAGTATATTGATATAATGAACAACGAAGAACAAACCGGAATACTTACTTGGCTTAAACGTAATGACCATACCGATGTTGGTATCGGTGAAGAAGATCGTTTGTACGGTGTCGAGTTATTTGACGAAGAATATCATTTCGTTGAGACATATAAAGAAGGAAAGTTCTACCTTTATGCAAAGGACAACATGCACTTAGAAAGATTAGTAAGAGACCACAATGTGGTTTTTGTAGGAGAAACAAGAAAATTATGAAAATAAAATTAGTTCATTTACTAACGGATATAGAAGCCACACGAGAGAAAGCTTCTATTCAATCTCTTTCACCACTCAAAGAGTATGGTATAGAGTACACACCTCATATAAATGAGATATACCGAGGTGATGGTCACATAAAGAATATACCTATTTACACCGGAAATCACGGACCTGGTCACTATGGCTTATTTCAATCATTTAAAAGAGCAATCGAAGAGGAATTCACAGAAGATTTGGATGGAATAATCATATGTGAATGTGATTGTATAATAACCGTTCCACATTCTCGTTTTGCAGAAATGGCTAAAGAGGCGGTAACTGTATGTAAAGATCATCTTATAAACTACGTATCTTTTGGTGCACCAGGATCTGTAGATGGTTTAGTTTGGTCTCCTGTTATAGAAGAACATCCTAATTATTTAAGTTTTTATCTCACAGATAAAATAATAATGACACATTGTATAATGTTTCCAAGACATTCGAGAGAATATCTTTTGAGACAACTAAAAACAGGTACTTGGGACGGTCTCGATATATGGCTCAACTGGGCATTTCGTACTGCTACTAATATTCCACCAAAAAGATTTGCGGTATCTAAAGAGACAGTAACCTATCAACATGAAGGAATGTCTATAATAGAAGGAAAAATCTACGATGGGAAAAGATATATTGAATAGAATCACCGCGGTGAAGAGAGTCATCTACCAGCACGAAGTGACTATGAACCCCCACTACGACATAAATCCAGAAATACTGCTCGATCCTGGAACAATAGTCGGTTCGGGTCGACATCAAATAGGATATGAAGTCGAATATATTTCCAGAATAAATCCAAAATGGAGAAAGTGGTACACAAAAAATATAGCAATCAACGTTGAAAAAGCAATCGCCGAATATCGAGATATTAGATTAGAAGAAATATTGAAAGGACCGGATTTATAGTCCGACTTTTTTAATATATACATAATATGAAGATAAGAAAGCTAGGAGACAGAAAACCAAAGGTGGTTTTATTTCAAGGTTCACCAAGAGACAAAGACACATGTCCTGGAATGGAATCAAAGACTCATAAAATAGTTGAGTTCATCGTGGAGAAATGGTCTCCATTCATAGACTTCAAAGTAATAGATCTTTCTATAAACCTTTCTAAGAAGCCGAACATACAACCTTGTAAGGGGTGTATATCAACATCTGGTGGATATCATTGTCATTTTCAATGCTCTTGCTATTTCAAAGGTGATGAAAAGAAACCAGACTTACTAAAAGAACTAGACGTTTATACACTTCTTCAAGAGTGTGACGCATTTTTAGTATTCTCACCAATACATTGGCACTCACTAAGCTCTCAGATAAAAACACTTTTCGATAGACTTGTTTGTGTAAATCAAACTCTTACTGTAGATGATGCAAAAAAGATAATGGGAGACGGAAACATAAAGAATGCCGATATCACTGGAAAATTCGCCAGATCTGGAAAGTATGATAATATGTTGAGAAATCATTTAGAGGGAAAAGTATGTGGATTCTACGCACACGGTGATGATGGTGCTGATGATTATGAAGGAAAGAATCTACCTGAATCTTATAATGATGTTTTGGTTGATAACTTTTCAATCGATCCAAAGAGTGTAGTTATGCCATTCGTACTTCAGATGAAATACTCTGGTGTGTTTGTTCCTGATGAACTTATACAAGCATTCTATATGAATAAAGGTGTAGACTACAACACTGCCAATAAAGAGTTAAGAAGAAACAAAGAGCCCTTTGAAAGAGCAGTTCTTTTAATGGAAAATCTAATGGACTATTTAGATAAAAACAATCAATAAAAAAAACCACTCAATGAGTGGTTTTTTGTTATACTAAATCTTCTGCATCTGCAGGTAATGTAATCCTTACAAGTTGTCTTTCAACATCTTCTTCTAATGGAAGTGATTCATGAATGAATGTACTATTTCCCCAATATAAAGTATGGCTTTTTAAGTTAAAGCTATTCATATTAGAAAGATCTAAATGAGTGCAATCTCCACCTTGGTTTGGCTGACCTTCAAATTCTCCATTCCATCCTTTACAAGCTTCATAGGAAGAAACAATAAGCATTCCACCCTTTTCAGAACAATATTGTTCTTCGTGTTGTTCTCTTGGTAATAATCTTCCATCTTCACCAGTTAACCAGCCACCGCCGCCACCGCCCCATCCAAATAGGTAGTTTCCATCAGTATGTGGTCCACCTCTTCTATGAGATTTACCTGCTCTTACAATCTTTTCATCGATAGTGATATAAGCTTTCCCTGTTTGTTTAGGAGAAGCAGCAACTATTTCTTTTAATGTAGTATTCCATCTTTCATAACCTTTTGGTAAAGAAGGATTGGCCATATCGAATTCGTGCATATAAACTTGATCACCTCTGTATTCAGGAAGTGAAATCGGTTTAATCATTTTTGATTTACTCTTTAACATAATGTATATTTATTTTTAATAGTTATCGTGAAAATAATCTTTAAGATTAGCTTCAGTATAACCTTTCTCTCTTAATACTTTATACATTTCGTAAGAAGATTTGTTTTTTTTGTTTTTACCGATAAAGTCTTCGATTTCATCTTTCTTAGATGTTTTCTCTGTCTTAACAGCTTCGTTGAATCTTTTTAAGTGTTTCATTTTATTATTTATTTTTTATCTTTATTTAATAATTTATTTATCATTTTATTATAATGATCTTTATATTCTTTACTAGTTTCATAAAAATGACGGTGTACTAAATACATTTCATCATCAGTCAATTTCTCTCCAGCATTTTTACGTTTTATCAATTCAGATATTTCAACTTTATCTTTTTTGGATTCGTTGAATCTTTTCAAGTATTTCATCTTTTTATTACTTGTTTTTTATCTGACCATATGTGATACATATTTACTACAATCACCATCGAATTTAAAATTATCAACGGCAGTCTTCCGTGATAGAAAGCGTAGAATAAAAATATAACACATCCTACGTTATTTAAAACTCTAAGTAGATTCACGTTTTTCGTACAAAAGCTAATCAATATGATAAGTGAGCCAATGTATGCCATTATTTCCATGAAGTTTTCCATACATTATATATTAAATCTGAAATCTAATATTAAATTTTGTATCTTTGTCAAAACATAAACATCTGTTTTTTATAAATACTCTTATGTTCATAAACGAAATAATAGCACTTGCAACTATACTTCCAAAAGTGGGAGTTGCTACTATATGTGGTGCGCTAGTCGGTTGGGAAAGAGAACGAAGAAACAAAGTGGCTGGTATAAGAACCAACATACTTATATGTGTAGGATCTTGTATCTTTACAATTGTTTCTTTTTTGGCAGCACAACAATTCAGTTTATCTGATCCAACCAGAATCCTTTCTACTATAGTAACCGGGATTGGATTCTTAGGTGCTGGAGCGATAATACAAAATAAAGACAAAATAATAGGACTTACTACAGCAGCATTCATTTGGACCATATCGGCCATAGGAATACTATGTGGAATGGGACTTACACTAACACCGATAGTACTTACTATTGGACTTATATTTATATCTCACTTTTTTGAGAAGGTAGAAAGATGGATGAAAAAAGACACAGAGGATGATAGAGATTGAAAGAAAGTTTTTACTAAAGGCAGTTCCGGATTTAAAGCCTACGGAAGTTATAAAAATAAAACAATGGTATCTTAAAGTAGATGGTATATGGGAAAGAGCTCGCTCAATGGACTCTAACATCTATGGAATTAAATGGGTTCATACGATAAAAACTAGAATATCAGATATTTCGAATATTGAAGATGAATATGATATGGACAAAGATGAATTTGATGATTTCGTAAAGCGTTGTAAATCCGCAAAACAAAATGCAAGATACATCACAAAAGAAAGAAGAATATATCCAGACGGAGAACTAAAGTGGGAAGTCGACGTGTTCTCTCAAAAATGTCATATTATAGTGGCAGAGATTGAAATACCTAGTGAAGACTATGAGTTAGAGATTCCAGAGTTTATACAAAAGAAAAATCTACTTGAAGTAACAGGATTAAAACAGTTCAGTAATAGAAGCCTTTCTAATAGGGTTAAATAAACTTTTGAAGTTTTCACTATATAAAATCTATGAAAAATGAACTAGAACTTAGAATGTATGGATTCGTTCCTTACAATATCAGCGAGATACAGAAAGGAATTCAATTCGGACATGCAGTAGTTGAATATGCGTTGGAAAACTTCAACGTCGGACAATACCTTGATTGGGCCAAATATTGGAAGACATTCATCATACTAAATGGAGGAACATCCAATCACTCAATGAATAGATATCACCACGACGAAAACGAATATCAGGGAACGATGGAAGATACTTTAGAAGTTCTTATGCTTAATGAAGTAAATCTAGCGACGTTCTACGAACCGGATCTAAATGATATGCTTTCTGCAATAGTTTTTATCATAGATGAAAGAGTATTCAATAGAAAAGACTATCCAGACTTTGGAGATTGGGTTATGACAAATCACTTCTCATATCTTCAAGATAACATGATGAATAGTAACAAGATAGAAAAAATGAGAAAAGATGGATACTTTCTTAACGGTAGTGATAAAGAAAGAAAACTTTATTCTGACTGGGTAGATTTTGTTGGTGGTGAGAAGAATGCTTTTCTTAGAGACTTTTTAAATCCAAATAAAGTAAAACTGGCATAATGAACAACTGGTTAAAAATAGCAAACGATACATTCTATGTAAAGGAATGTGATGTACAACTTTCTTTTGAGAAATGGGCTATTCTATACCTTACATTAGACATAAGTACATATCCGAAATACTACGATGAATTTATAAATATATACGAAGGAAGGAAAAGCTTTGACATATCAACCGTAAAGTTTGCGGCACAGAATTGTAGAATAAAAACAATGGACATAGACTTTGGTAAAAAAATATCTATGAGCATCAGATGTGAGAATCTGGACGCTCATAACATATCAAATAGAAGAGACACAATCATAGATGATATATTAGACGACAAAACAACTTTTATTATTATAAAAATATAAATATCAATACATATTAAAACAAAAAAGAATATATGGGAAAAAATAAAAAATCAGAAGACAGCGAATACCTTAAAAGGCTGCCTAACATCAAGTCTGCGATAGATGACGACGACGACGATGAAAAATCTTCTTACAGTTCAGGAAACAAAAAGACCGATGCTAAGACAAAGACTCCAGTATTGGATACTTATAGCCGTGATCTTACGAAGATGGCAGAAGAAGGAAAACTTGATCCTATCGTAGGACGTGAGAAAGAAATCGAAAGAGTTTCTCAAATCTTGGCGAGAAGAAAAAAGAACAACCCTATCTTAATAGGAGAGCCAGGTGTTGGTAAATCTTCTGTAGCAGAAGGATTGGCACTTAGAATTATACAAAGAAAAGTTAGTAGAATTCTTTTTAACAAAAGAGTTGTTATGTTAGACTTAGCTTCTATGGTTGCCGGTACTAAATACAGAGGTCAGTTTGAAGAAAGAATCAAAGCTCTTATGGGAGAGATGGAGAAAAATCCTGATGTGATTCTTTTCATCGATGAGATTCACACTATGATTGGTGCAGGTGGTGCTTCAGGTTCTATGGATGCTAGTAATATGTTCAAGCCAGCATTGGCTAGAGGTGAGATACAAATCATTGGTGCTACTACTCTTGATGAGTACAGAAAACACATTGAGAAAGATGGTGCTTTAGAAAGAAGATTTCAAAAAGTAATCATCGAAGCTGCTTCTCCGGAAGAAAGTATGGAAATTTTGAATAACATCAAAGACAAATACGAATCACACCACAATGTTGAATACACACCAGAAGCAATCAAAGCTTGTGTTGATTTAACAAGTAGATATATGACCGACAGATTCTTACCAGACAAAGCGATTGATGCTTTAGATGAAGCTGGATCAAGAGTTCATATCTCTAACATTGTAGTTCCTAAAGAGATTACAGATATCGAGAAAAAGATTTCTGACATCAAAGATAAAAAGAACGAAGTTATCCGTTCTCAAAAGTATGAAGAAGCTGCTAAATTAAGAGACGTTGAACGTCAACTTAATGAGAGTTTAGAGAAAGCTAGAAAAGATTGGGAAGACGAATCTTCTAGAAACAGACAAACTGTTACTGAAGACAATGTTGCTGAAGTTGTTTCTATGATGACTGGTATTCCATTACAGAAAGTTGGTGAGAAAGAAAACACAAGACTTGCTAAGATGGGAACTGAAATCTCTGGTAAAGTTGTTGGTCAAGACGAAGCTGTTAAGAAAGTCGTTAGAGCTATTCAAAGAGGTCGTGTTGGTATGAAAGACGAAAACAAACCAGTTTTTAGTGGAATGCTTATTGGAAACTCTGGTGTTGGTAAGACTGAGTTAGCTAAACAGATTGCTAAATACTTATTCGATTCAGAAGATTCTTTGATTAGATTAGATATGTCTGAGTATATGGATAAAATATCTATCTCTAAAATACAAGGTTCTGCACCTGGATACGTTGGATACGATGACGCAAATGTTCTTGATAGAATCAGAAGAAAACCTTATTCAGTAGTTCTTTTTGATGAGATTGAGAAAGCACATCCTGAAGTATTCAACATCTTTCTTCAAATGTTAGATGACGGCCACGTAACAGATTCACACGGAAGAAAGGTAAGTTTTAAAAACTGTATCATTTTGATGACTTCTAACGTAGGAACTAAATTGATAAAAGACTTTGGAACTGGTGTTGGATTCTCTACGAAGAACAAAGAAAACGTAAGAGAAGAAGAGATTAAAGGAATTTTAGAGAAAGAACTTAAAAACAAGTTTGCTCCTGAGTTCATTAACAGACTTGACGAGATTATCTACTTCAAAGATTTAGGTAAAGAAGAGATTCTTAAAATCGTAGATCTTGAGCTTGTTAAGACTATCAAAAGAGCTTCAGACATTGGATACCCTACACAAATCACAGAAGCTTTAAAAGAGCATTTGGTAGAAGTAGGATATGATCCTAAGTATGGTGCTCGACCTTTAAAGAGAGCCATTCAAAGATGGGTTGATGATATCATCACTGACTATATCATTGAGAACAATCCTAAAGAAGGAACAAGTTTCTTAATGGACTACAACAAAGAAGACGATAAGTCATTTGTTATTCTTGAAAAGCCAGTCAAAAAGGTAAGAAAGAAAAAAGACGAATAATAAAAAAGAGAGAGTTTTAAACTCTCTCTTTTTTTTTCTATATAACTAAAAAACGTAAAAACTATAAATGAATTTAGATTCTAGAATATTTGTGGCTGGACACAACGGAATGGTCGGCTCCGCCATAGTAAGAAGACTTGAACAACTCGGTTATACAAACATAATAACAATGTCAAAAAGTAAATTAAACCTGCTCGACCAATCTGAAGTAGACAACTTCTTTAGAAAGATAGGACCTGAATATGTCTTTTTAGCTGCTGCTAAAGTTGGTGGTATTAAAGCAAATCGTGATATGAAAGCCGACTTCATCTACGAAAACATTATGATACAGACAAACATTATCAAGTCTTCATATTCTTATGATGTAAAGAAACTTATATTTTTAGGAAGTTCTTGTATCTATCCAAAGTTCTGTGAACAACCTATAAAAGAAGAATATCTTATGACTGGTGAACTTGAATCTACAAATGACGCTTATGCAATTGCCAAAATAGCTGGTATCAAAATGTGTCAAAGTTACAACGAACAATATGGAACAAACTTTATTTCGGTGATGCCAACGAACCTATATGGCCCCAACGACAACTACGACCTAAATAACTCTCACGTTCTTCCTGCGATGATTAGAAAGTTTCATGAGGCAAAGTTAGAAGGAAAGGAATCCGTAGAGATCTGGGGTACAGGAACACCAAAGAGAGAGTTTCTTTATGTAGAAGATTTAGCAGATGCTTGTGTATTCTTAATGAACAACTATTCTGGAAATGAGATTTTGAATATCGGAACTGGACAAGATGTTACTATAGCAGAGCTTGCAGTAGGTATATCAAAAGTTGTTGGATATGAAGGAGGAATACACTTTAATACCAGTATGCCTGATGGAACACCAAGAAAGTTACTCGATGTATCTAGATTAGAAGGGATTGGATGGAAGTATACTACTTCACTGAAAGATGGAATAGAAAAAACATACAGAGACTATGAAAAAAAGTAAAAGATTTATCTTCAGTATAACAGATGAGATTATAGGAAAAGATTTTGCAATCGCTAATGAAATATGCCAATTCAATGGATACTTATTATATAATAGTGAATCTATAAAAGAATCTTATGATTTAAGAGTAGTAACCTATGAGTTAGAAGATGGAAAGATTGTAAATGCTTATTTAAAAAACAAAATATAAATGAAAAAGGCTTTAATAACAGGAATAACGGGACAAGATGGTTCACATTTAGCAGAACTACTTTTAGAAAAAGGATATGAAGTACACGGAGTTATCAGAAGATCATCTTCCTTCAATACTGGAAGAATTGACCACATATTTGATAGACTAAATCTACATCATGGAGACGTTACCGATCCGTTGGTGATTTCAAACTTAATATCAAAAATACAACCAGACGAGGTATATAACCTTGCAGCACAATCACATGTGAAGGTTTCTTTTGAAGAACCTTATTACACAGGACAGGTAGACGCGATGGGAACTCTTGTGATATTAGAGGCGGTTAAAAATCATTGTCCTAAGGCAAGAGTATATCAAGCATCTACATCAGAACTTTATGGTGGGATGAGTTACAATATGCCCGAAACTGGATATACAGAAACATCTGTTATGCATCCAAGATCTCCTTATGGCTGTGCAAAGATGTATGGTCTTTGGATAACAAAGAACTACAGAGAGTCTTACGGAATGTTTATATGTAACGGAATACTTTTCAACCACGAAGGAGAACGCAGAGGTGAGACTTTTGTAACTAGAAAGATAACAATCGGCCTTTCTAAGATAAAGAAATCATTACTCGATAAAACAGAATTTGAACCTTTAAAATTAGGTAATCTTTATTCTAAAAGAGATTGGGGTTATGCTAAAGATTATGTAGAGGGAATGTGGAGAATGTTACAACATGATACACCAGATGATTATGTTCTTGCAACAAATGAAACACATAGTATTAAAGAATTTGTTGATTTGGCTATAGAACAATGTGGTGTAGATGTAGAATGGGTTGGTGAAGGTATTGATGAAAAACTAGTAACTAAATCTGGTAGAAAAGTAATCGTTGAGATAGATAGTAAGTATTATAGACCTGCAGAAGTCGATACTTTATTAGGTGACTACTCTAAAGCCAAAGAAGTTTTGGGTTGGGAACCACAGGTAAAATTCGAATCTTTAGTCAAGCTGATGATTTGGCATGACAATAAAAATATATTAAAAGATGATACACATACTATGGTGCACGCTTAGACCTGCACAATTTCAGTCAGCACATTCTGAATGGATTAAGAGAGCTGACAATCCAGAAAACATACAGACATACGTCGCTGTCAACTGGAAAGAACAAGCAGACGAACTTAGAGAATATCTAAGTAAAAACTTTTTGATAACATTGAACACTAATAAGATTGGTGTTTGTTATCCTTCATATCAACTTTCTTCCAACTTAGGAATTAAGATGGGTAAATGTGAAGATGGTGATATAGTCGTATTTGCGAGCGACGACTTTATGGCACCACAAGGATGGGACACTTATTTGAAGAATAAGTTAGAAGGGAAAGGAGATGTAGGTTTGATGGTTAGAGATGGTTATCAACTACCAGACTCTTCAAATATGCTTCATGCCGCAATCACTATTCCTATAATGACTTATGGTTGTTTAAGAAAAATGAATGGAGTTATATACCACCCAGCATATAATCATATGTTTTCGGATTGTGAGTTATACAACAATCTAAAAGATTTAAACCTTCTTTACGACGATAGGTTGAACGATGAGACAATGTTTGAACATCTACACTACGCTGCTGGTAAAAGAGAAGTAGATCAAGCGGATCAGGCTTATAATGCAAAATGGGCAGAAGATGATTTGACATGGAAAAAAAGACAGTCTATGTCAATAGAAGAAAGAATAATAGTATGAAAAGAAAAATAAAGATAGACTTCTCTGACTTCTGGGGAGGATTCGACAAGACAGATAACTATTTCTACAATCTTCTTAAAGAAGAATTCGAAGTAGAGATTTCAAACAATCCTGACTTTCTGTTCTTTTCTTTGTTTGGACAGAACCATCAAAGATACAGTTGTAAGAAGATATTTTATACCGGAGAGAACATAGCACCGCCTTTAGAATATTGTGACTATTCTTTCTCTTTCGACTATTTGGAAGATTCCAGAAACTATAGACTACCACACTATCTTTTATACGACGGATACTACGAACTGGCTTTGGAAAAGAAGATAGAAGAATCGTTGACCAAAAGAAAGTTCTGCAACTTCGTGGTTTCTAACGGAGATTGCCAGCAGCGAAACAACTTCTTTGCCAAACTTTCTAAATATAAAAAGATTGATTCTGGTGGTAGATTTGCTAACAACATTGGTTATGCAGTACCTGACAAAAGAAAGTTTCAATCCGAATATAAGTTTTCTATTGCATTTGAGAACAACGCATATAGACCACAACATCCTGGTTATACAACTGAAAAAATAATGGAGCCGATGACTGTGAATTCAATTCCTTTATATTGGGGTAATCCTTTGATAGGGAAAGAGTTTAATACAGAATCTTTCATAAACTTTTATGATTTTGCAAGTGAAGATGATATGATTGACTATATTATCGCACTTGATAAAGATGATAGTAGATATTTAAAGATGTTAAACAAACCATGGTTCGAAGAGTATAATATACCAGACAACAACAAGATTGAGAATATTAAATCATTCTTGTATAAAATATTTGAAAAATAAAATGATATATTTTTTTTCTTACGGTGATTCAAAATACGTACAAAGTAAGCAACGTATAAGACAAGAAGCTATAAGTATGGGATTTGATGAGGTTAGTGTTTACGGACCTGAAAATCTACCAAAAGAGTTTATAGAAAAAACCGTACCACATTTATTTCAACCAAGAGGAGCCGGGTATTGGTTATGGAAATCTCACTTTTTGAAGAGTACTTTTGATAGAATGAATGATGGTGATTATTGTATTTATGCGGACGCCGGATGTCACATAAACATAAACGGTAAACAAAGACTCGAAGAGTATTTAGAAATGATAAAAGAAGATGATTGTGGTGTTATGTCTTTTGAAATTACGGGACTAACTGAAAGTATGTACACAAATGAGAAAGTTTTTGAACATTTTGGAATAGATGATAATGACGAAATGAGAAAAACAAGTCAGATTGTCGGTGGTGTTTTGATTTTTAGAAAGTGTGAAAACTCCACAAAGATAATAAATGAGTATTATAGAATGGCTTGTGAACATCCAGATCTTTTTTCTGATATATGGAATGACTATAAGAGAACATCAGAGTTTAGAGATCACAGACATGATCAATCTATTTTAGGTATTTTAAGAAAGAGATATAAAAGCTTAATAATCAAAGACGAAACATATTCAGAGAACTGGAATGATTTGAAAAACATGCCTATTTTGGCAACAAGAATAAGACAATAATAAAAATTATTAGATGTGATATAATATCGGTATTATGAAAAAAGTAATAGTATATAGCTTATGGGGTGACAAGCCAATCTATTGGATAGGTGCACGTAAAAACATTGAACAAGCGAAAAAGTATTTTCCTGGTTGGATATGTAGATTCTATGTAGACGATTCATGTGATGAGAATCTAATAAAGTCATTGGAATCCGACAACACAGAGATAATACTTCTAAAAAGAAAAGAAGGTAGATTTTCGGAGTATGAAAGATTTAACCATAGTGGACTTTTCTGGAGATTTAACGCATTAGCAGATACAGAAATTGATGTATTGATATCAAGAGATTGTGATTCTAGATTATCTTTAAGAGAAGTTGAGGCTATAAACGAATGGTTAAAATCTGACAAAGACTTTCATATAATGAGAGATCATCCACATCATCAAGTTCCTATACTAACAGGAATGTGGGGTTCCAGAAACGGAATACTATCAAACATATCAAATCTTTTTGCGATGTGGAACGCACACCAAGGAAAAGGAAAGTATCAAGCAGAGGATCAGGATTTTTTGGGACAGATAGTTTACCCGTTGGTTGTTGGTAAATCATTTGAACATTCAGAGTTTGGATTAAAATACGGTGCTGAAATAAGACCTTTTCCAACACAAAGAAAAGACTATGAGTTTGTTGGTGATGCATTTGATGAAAATGATGAAAGACATCCAGACTATTGGAAAATAATAAAAAATATATTAGGATAAATGAAATTTTTTAATTTAGATTGTCATATATCTGTTATAGCAGATTTAAAAAAAACATTTGAGTATTTAGGCCATGAAGTAACAAGTTGGTCGGTATCTGGTCATAATTGGGTTTTTGATAGAATGCCTACATCTGTTGATGTAGTTAATCAAAACAATTGGCAATCTTTGAATCAAGACATGTGTGATGAGTTTTACCAAAGATATAAAGATGAATTATCTGAATATGATGGATTTATATGTACATACCCACCTGCTTTTAGTATGATTTATGAAAAATTCAAAAAGCCGATTATACTACAAATACCTATTAGATATGAAGTTCCATTTCAATCAGATATAAATAAGTGGGAATACTTTAATGAGTATCTTAGAAATGGAATAGATTCTGGTATGATAATACCTGTTGCAAATTCAGAATATGATAAAAGATACTTTGAATTTTTTGTAGAAAGAGAATGTAAGTTGATACCAAATATATGCGATTATACTAATACTATATGGTCACCAATAAAAAATACTTTCTTATATTCTAGTAGATTAAAAATAAATTTTGATACTAGTTTTATAACGGATAAAGATACACTACATAGATATAAATGGGAAGATATATCTGGATACAAAGGAATAATTATAATACCTTATAACTGTTCAACCATGTCTATTTTTGAATATTATACCTCAGGTATACCTATATTCTGTCCTTCTGAGGAATTCATGATTGATTTATACTCAAAATATAGTAATCAAGTTTTAAGTGAACTTACATGGAATAAAACTTTTGGTACTAAAGAACCAGTATCCTCTATAGAATGTGATAGATCAAATGATCCAAATAGATATGATAACATTCCTATTATGTCAAAATGGATAAAATATTCAGACTTCTACAACAAAGACTGGATGCCACATATAGTTTATTTTGATTCATTTGATGACTTGGGTAAAAAACTTGAAGAAACAGATTTAATGGACATACACTCAAAAATGATGGATTTTAACAAAACAAGAAAGAAAGATATCTACAATCTTTGGAAAAAAACTATAGAAGAAATAAAATGAGAAATCTTGTAATAGGAAACACATCTCAACTATCTTACTACTTTCCTGAAGATTATGTAAAAATATCATCTCGTGAAATCGATTATGATTTAATCTCAGGAGAAAATTGGAATAGAGTTTTTATATGTTTTGGTGAATCCAGAAAGTTTATAGAAGATGTCACTATGCATGATGAGATAAACTTCAATCTTACTATAAAAGTTATTGATATGGTTAAAGATATATCAAAGTCCGTAGTTGTATATTCCACTTGCGAACTTTGGAATCAATATGATGGTAAGATCAACATTTCTATGAACTACAACTTCTACACCTCTTTGTATCTTCAATCAAAATACAAAATGTCAAAGTATGTAACAAAAAACGAAAAATATCATAATGTTTTTGTTATGTATCCTTTCAACTTTAATTCTGTTTATAGAAATGATAATTTTCTTTTTGGTAAGATATTCGACTCTATAATAAACAAAAAAGTAATAGAAATCGGAGATACTTATTTCTATAGAGATATAGTTCATCCCAAATACGTAGTAGATGAATCTATAAAAACAAACTCTCATAAGATAATAGGTTCAGGAAGACTTACGTTTGTCAACGACTACATAAGAGACCTATATAAACACTATAATATGGACTATGATAAATACGTAATAGAAAGTATTGGAAAGTATAGTGAATATGACAAAAGAAAGGAATACTATTTAGAATCCAACAAATGTGGATATGAATATAAACAATTGCTTCTTGATACTATAAAAGAAATAGACAAAAAAATAAATAATGGTCAAATAAATTTGGTGGCTCTAATGAAAAATAAAAAAACAATATGAAATATTTAAAAAATAAAGGAATTGCGGGGAATGTTTTGATAAAAGAACATATCAAAAATGACAAACCATTTGCACTTACCAGAATAGGACTTGCAGAAGTTAGATGGGTTGATTGGTATTTAAAACATGGATTAAACTATACTATTAATGGTAATACTTTAGCTTCTATAATAGAACAAGGTGGAGTTTATGGTCAATGTGGTGAAGAGTTCTTCAAAGAATTCTGTAATGGTATATCTAATGCAGACTTACAGGTATTTTGGTTCAATGATGATGAATCTAATTTAGTCTATGACGAACAAAAAAATATTTTTGATACACTATCTCCAGAATCTATTAAGATAGATTGTGAGTCACTTTATTCATTTAGACATAATGATTTTTGGTCAAAAAGTTTAGCAGGTAAAAAAGTTCTTGTTATTTACCCTTTTGAAGAAACAATTAAAATGCAATATGAAAAAAGAAATCTTATATGGGCTGATGGAAAATTACCAGACTTTGAACTTATAACATATAAGCCGGTTTGGACTTTGGGTGGAAATAGACCTCACTCTTCTTGGAAAGAATCTTTAGATTTTATGAAGTCTGAAATTGCAGAGTTGGATTTTGATATTGCACTTCTTGGATGTTCACACTATGGTATTCCTTTAGTTTCTTTTATAAAAGATAGTCTAAATAAATCGGCAATCTATGTAGGTGGGGAACTTCAGATACTTTTTGGTATAAAAGGATCGCGATGGGATAACTGGGAAAGAGTAAATAAATACTATAACGAACATTGGACTAGATCTATAGATGAAATACCGACTGGTCATAACCTAATGGATGGTGGTTGTTATTGGTAATAAAAATAAAAATAAAAATATATGTCAAACGGTGTTTATAAAATAACAGAAGATTTCGAAAAGGCTCTAAGTATCTACACGGGTGCACCCTATGTGGTAACAGTCGATAATCAAAGTAATGCATTATTCTTAGCATTAATGTATGAAAATGTTAAAGGAATTGATATAACAATTCCTTCAAGAACATATCCTTCAGTTCCTTGTGAGATAATACACGCAGGTGCTAAGGTAAAGTTCAAAGAAGTTAAGGGTAAAACAATAAAAGGTGCATATCAATTAGAACCAACAAATGTTTGGGACTCCGCTCTATCATTTACATCGAATATGTACAAAAAAGGAACACATATGTGTATATCATTTACAGGTCCTTACAAGCACTTTAAACTGAGTAAGGGTGGTGCAATACTAACCGATAGCCTAGAGGCATATCACTGGTTCAAAAGAGCGCGCTATAGTGGTAGGAGAGAATGTTCTTATCATGATGACAATCTTGATATGCTAGGTTGGAACTTCTATATGATGCCAGAGCTTGCGGCGAGAGGTATGTTATTGATGGGTCAATTTTACAATACTGATGGAACTCCTAAAAAGAATGAAGATTTGGAATTACCATACCCTGATTTATCAAAATTTGAAATATACACAAAAGAAAGATAATGAAAAAAGCAATATTTGGATATGGTGGTCATGCGCGCGAAGTGATTCTGTTCTTGAAAGAGGAAGTCGATATATTTGTTGATGATGATTTCAGCAACGATTTTTTAAAGCCTATAAGCGATTTTAATCCAGATAAATATGAAATGATGATTTGTTTGGGAGAGTCAAATTTAAGAAGAAAGGTCAAAGAAAGTCTTCCTAAGAATACAAAATACTTTTCGTTTGTGCATCCGACCGCAATTATATCCGACGATATAGTAATAGGAGAAGGAACCTATATTGGACCATATTCTATTTTAACAACAAACATAAAATTGGGAAGTCATTGTATTCTTAACAGAGGAGTACAAATTGGACATGATTCTGTTATAGGCGACTTCTTCAGTGCCATGCCTGGTTCGATTATATCCGGAAATTGCAAAATAGGAGACTCTGTGTATTTAGGATCAAATAGTTCAGTAAGAGAAAAAACTAAAATAACAGACGATATAATCGTAGGACTAAACAGTGGTGTTGTTAAAAACATAACAGAAAGCGGTACTTATGTAGGAGTTCCTGCAAAAAGAATCAAATAGACAAAAAAATAAAAAATAAATAATGAGTGGTCAAATAAATTTAGGTGATATTGCAGGAGACTTAATTTTCGAAGTTTCAAAAAGAGATGATGTTAAAAACATTGTAGAGATTGGTACATGGAATGGATTAGGTTCTACAAATTGTGTTATAAGAGCAATCATAGAAAGTAATGAGAATAAAAACTTTATCTCTATAGAGATGTATGAAGATATGTATAATACCGCATTGGCAAATTTGAACTCGGTAAATGTTTTAAACAAATCAGGACAGAATAAACAATTATCCGACTATGTAACATTACTAAATGGTTCTATAATAGACTTTGAGGATGTTTTTTGGTTCAATCATAGTGAAATAGATTTTAACATAGATGAGCATGCACGATTATGGTATGATAAAGACCTTTCACTACTAAAGATTTCAAAAAAAGTATTATCCGAATTGCCAGAACAAATCGATTTTTTAATTTTAGATGGTGGTGAATATACTACTTACCCGGAATGGATAAAACTTAAAGACAGAACAAGAATTGTGGCGTTGGATGATAGCTCTATTCTCAAATGTTCCAAAATAAGAAAAGAGATAATTGAAAGTGGTTGTTACAATACACTTTATGATAATCTAAATTTAAGGAATGGCTTCTCGTTATTTCAAAAAAAATAATATTTAAAAATGTTTAAAAATCCTAATGAAATTCAGTTTGTAGACCAGAGTTGTGGTCTAATTTTACCTTGGTATACCAAGCCTTGTCTTGATGTATTATTAAAAATGAACTATAAAAACTGGGATGTATTCGAATGGGGAGGCGGTTGCTCAACGGTTTGGTATTCTTATAATTGTAAGAGTGTTGATACATTAGAAAATGACTCTGTTTGGGCAGATGAAATAATAGAATATCTGAATGAAAATCAGAAGAAAAACTATACAATGCAGGTTGTACAATGTCCACTTTCCGCCACACAAGCACATCCTAATAAAGAAAACTATTTGAATTATATTAGAACTCTGAATAAAAAGTGGGATTGTATAATAGTCGATGGATCATATAGAGCAGATGCTCTACAGATATCCGAAGAGTTTGTAAAAAAAGGTGGAATAATTATTTTTGACAATTATTGTCAAGATACATCAGGATATCCAGATTTACCAAACAAAGACTATTTCAATTCTAAATATAAAGGAGAAGTATATGAACACCCAGAACGTGAATATTGGAAGACTGCAATTTGGTGGCTCTAATGAAAAATAAAAATAGTATAAACGCAGAAGACGAGCTTATGAAGATACTTTCACAAGAGATTTCTAAAAGCATAGATTTAGAAATAGGTAATAACCTTAAAAACTACGTCTTGTCAAAATCTTGGAAAAGAAAGAACTCTATCGACAAGCTTTATCCAAAGATTAAAGACGTTGAATAATCTGTGGCAACGCACCAAGTTCCAGAACTTTACTTTTGTCTAACATAAACTCTATATCATAGAAGTTAAAATGGAAGGCAAGAGTGAAGTCTTTACTTGTTACTTTTTGTGAAGAATAGTTAAATGTGTTTTCTGACAAAGACTTCAATATTATCTCATAGAATCTTATCACATACAAAGCATCTCTGTGTATATCCACACACGTTATTGTGAATGGGTTCAAGAACGAGTTTTCTACGTCCATATAATGCTTAGAAAGTAAATCAAACATAAGCCAATAGTTCAAATCGGAATCCACAGATCTAAAAGTAATCGTTAAATCGTGTGTTGTCGTAATATCTTGAACATTCTTTGCTGGCTTAAACTGACGTTCCTTACCTCTCATCAAAATCTGCTTCGGCATCTCAAATGACATACCTGGAAAGTTAACAGATTTGATTGTCGAATTTAGATAATCGATGACATTTTCGTACTGAACCCAGTTCTTCTCCAAAATTGGTTGATACGTGTTTATCGTTTCTGGTTTTATAAAATCACCAGGAAGGTTGAATATGAACTGACTATTCTGACTACTTAATCTCATCGTTTTTTATTATTTTTATCCTCCCTTTTTAGTTGGTACTGTTTCTCCAGTAATAAGTTTTCTAGTAACAACCGCAGTTTCTTTCGGTAAATTAGGATCTTGGTTAATAGATGGTTTGTTTCCTTCTGTAACAGAATCTTTATTAAGAGTAGAAACATTTGCAAGATTGTCGAATATCTGGAATAGTCCTGTATATACTACAGAAACGTTTTCTTGACTACTCGCTATGATATAGAATAGATTTACTCCTGATTCGTATATTTTCTTTATAGATATCACTTTAGATTGTGGTACTTTAAATACAACCTGACCTAATTTTAAGTTTATATCAGTAGATTCTGCCAAAAGAGTAAACTCTTCTGTAGTATTATCGTTTCTAAATGTCATCTTTATTTCTCCCAATCCTGTCATATCTAAATAGTCAGGTTTTAGTGGATCACCAGATGCTATTATGAATTTGATTATGTTGTCATATGGATAAATCTTTATTTGCATCTTTGCGTTTCCGTAGAAAACATTGTTATTAAATATAGAGTTATCAGACTTACCGATTATATTTGCTCTGTCTATAAGAACTGGATATGGAACTTTTATAGTCTCTATCTTAACTTGTCCACCTAAACCATTTCCGTTACCATTTCCGTTACCATTTCCACTTCCATTACCACCAAATCCAGCACCACCATTAGCACCTACTCCAGCACCAAATCCATTTCCACTACCAAAATCACCTTTATTCACTGCAATTCCTACATTGAAACCTGCACCACTTGATGTTGTTTGGTTTATTCTTCCTCTTGGTTTTGTAGTTCTACCCATTGCATTTGTAACACCTAATAAAGAAGCATCGATTGCATTCTTAACATTATAAACTTTAGGTTTAGATGCATTCACAAGATTTATTTTAAGCATGTTAGTACTATATTTAGAAACTTCATCTTGTAACATACCATAAGATGCTCTTCTAAGTATGTAAGAGTCGTCCACAGAGTCTACAAGTCTCATCTCGACATCTATTATGGCTGTCGTTGTAGAGAACTTTATAATAGGTCTATACTCGATAGATTCGTTGAATCCATCATGAACTGTAACTGTAGTAGTCTTACCCCTAATGTTTTGTTCGTATGTTGTTATGTTGTATTGAACGTAGTATCTATGTCCCATCTTCACAGAATCATCTATGAACTTTTTGAACTCTGCTATGTTGTCGTTGTATGTTCCGTATATCTCAAAGAAGTCTCCTTGAGTTGAATGTTGTACCATAAGTGCCAATCTTTCAAACTCTGGTGCTTGTGGAATAGTAGTCGTTACTTTTCCTGCAAGTATATAACTGGTTATTCCGTTTACTTTCTGGATACCATCGATAAAATAGAAGTCTATGAATATAGGTGCAGTTATACTTAATCCTATACCATTAGAAAGATTTGAGTTTATACTATTTTCTTTAGGTAGACCATCTGTCTTTTGTGCCGCGAGTTCGTTTATCGCAGGAACTTCTATCTGTATATTTTTACCCCAAAGTTTTTCCTGAAAAAGAAGTGGTGGTGCAGAATAGTTTAAAAGATACTGCTGAGACACGTTAGTCATGTCAAAGTAAAAGTTGGATATCTCAAATGGGTTTGTGTTCGTCTCATCAAGTCCATATACTCTTATATAGAATCCTAAATGTTCACCAAACGTCCAGTTTATCGGTATATGAACCTTTATTGTATCGTGTCTTACCGGAATACTCGCTGAAAATTCTTTGTATTGTAGATAAGAGTAATATTCTGGGTTTACAATACCGTATCTTCCTGATACTTGATCCAATCTAAATAACTGGTTTTCCTGACCTTTGATGTTTGTATTTCCTGTAGAACTTAAATCTCCTGCAATATAAGACCTTCTGTTGTCTCTAGAATCCACGAGTATTTTATACTGATCACCGATCATGTTTCCATCGTTGTATATGTACTCCAATAAGATGTCTTTATCTAACTTTACATACTTTGAAATTTTAGCCATTTGAGAATTGAAATCTTTTTGTTATATATAAAAAAAGAAAACCTCTCATTATTATGAGAGGCCTTCTTTTTTCAATCTAAGTCCTACAGATTCCACAATCTGTTCTTCTGATAGATTCGGATGTGATTCGACTATTACTCGATAAAGCTCTTGTTCTTCCATCGCAAGTTTTTCTATCTCTTTGTTTAGAGGTTCGACAAACTTTTCAATCTTATTTCCTTCTCGTTCTATCTCTGCCAATATATCCAAAACCTTTGATGTCAGGTTTGGATCTACGTTTGTATCTTTTTTCTTTTTCAATTCGGCTATTTCACCTTCTAGATCTTCTACCTGATTATATGCGTCTTGTAGTTTTTCTAAAGTTTGTTCTGCTCTTCTTTTATAGAAATCTAAGTTTGAGGTCAGCTTTAAATAACTTCTTTTAATATTGACCGCAGCCACAAGGAATTTTTCTTCTATCATTGCTGTTCTGTTTCTTTTTTTACCCTAGTTTTTTTAGGTGCTGCCGGTGGATTTCTATGTCCAGGCATGTTGTCTGTTGGCGTTTCTGATATATCCGTTTTAGGTGTTGTTCGTTTAGCGACAGGTTTAGCGACAGGTTTTTTAGCAACAGGTTTTTTGGTAGTAGATCTCTTAGCTACTGGTTTTCCATAAACCATATCTTTTATTTTTACCTTGATACTTTCTTTTAAAGACTTAGGATCTTTAAAAAGCTCTGACATAAATTCGTCTGCTAAAAAGTCAATGATGCTTTTCTCATAAGAGTCTTCCATCATTTCTATAAAGTCTAATCTAGGTATTTTGTTTTCTAGTTTTAGGTCTAAGCTAAACTCAACAGATCTTTTTACACCTCTAAACATTGTATAGATAGGATCTTCTTTAGGTTTTGTATAGACTGGTTCTGAATTTTGTCCATTTACTACAACTGTTCCATTATCTCTATCAATTTCAACTCTTTGAACCGGTGGTTCATCATTGACAATCTTTCTTGGTTCAGGTATAGTTGGTAGTTCATCAAGTTCTTCACTATCTTCTAATATCTTTGCAAATGCTTCATTCTGTCTAGCAACTGATTGTGTGTTGTCTGGATTTATTCCATATTTTCTAGCCAACTCTTCTTTCTCATCATCGATACTACCATATATCACAGCACTATCATCTTCCACAGGAGGTCTATAGTTGTTGTCGATATTTACGTTTGGTCTAACCTCACCATTCTCATCTGGAATGTTTTCTGACGGAATAGTTTTTATTTTTTCAAATAAATCATTGTATGCGTTTTGTGTGTTAAAAAATGCAGATGGATCAACTTGCTCCGTAAAATGATTTGGGTCCATAAGTCGTCTTGTATCAATTTTAGTTTTGTTTTCAAGAATAGCGATGTTTTCGAACGAATCGATTACTTTTACCACTTCTCCTGTTCTGTTGTCTTTAAATGTCCTGTTGTTAAAGCTCATAATAATATGATTATATTTTTTACTATCTATTATATAGTTTGATATTCCTTTTGTTTAGGTATAAAAAAAAATCCTTGACTTTTTGCCAAGGATTTTTATATCAATATTTAAAATATTAAATGTCTGCGAAAAAATCATCTTCATCTGCAGATGCTGTAGATGTAGCTGGTGTTTTTTCTGAGAAGTTTTCTTCAAAAGAGAAGTCATCAGATGATGGCTTAGATTCAGCTTTCGCACTTGAAAAAGAAGAACTAGCTTTTCCAGTTAAGAAGTTACTAATCTCTGTGATTTTAACTTGTTGTTCTTCAGATAATTTCTTTGGAGCGAAATCTTCTAACTCAACAGTTCTTTCTAACAAGAAGTTTTTAACAACACCTTGTACGTTTGGTGCAATCTTACCATTTTCTAATGGAGCGTTTTTGAAAACACCACCTTTGAAGATTGGTAATGAAGTTGTTTCACCTCTAAACATACTTGCTTTGTAATCTGGGTATGTTTCATCACCAGTTTGGATTTTCTTAACAACAAGAACGAATTCTTTACCAGCTGATAAGTCAAAAACATTACAAGGTACTCCAGAGATTTCTCCGTTTTTCTCAGCCATGATTTTGTCTTTAATAGTTTTACCGTATTGGAAAACCATGATCTTACCAACTAATTCTGGTTGTTGCTCATCTTCTAATACTAAAACGTAAGAGTAGTATTTTTTAGAAAACTTTAACTGTTTTGATTTCTCAATCAATACTGCATTTTTAGAGTTTTGCATTTGGTAATACAAATCTGTCAATGCACATTTCTCATTGAAGTTTTTCGCTGAGTCAAACCATCCACTTAATTCTTTCGCAGATTTGATGTCTACATAGTGAGAGATTTTTTCAATCGCAGATTGTCCAATCTTTCCTTCTTGTGTTAAGTTAGGTAAAAATCTTACTACAGATCTCCATCCACGTTTTTCGTCTTTTGCCAATTTAAGATCCACTCTGTAGATTCCGTCGTTGTTGTTACCTGATTTTACTTCATTTAAGAAGTCCATTTTGCTGTCTAAACCTCCATTAAATAGGTCATCCATTTCATTTGCCATAATATTGCTTTTTATTTGTTTTTAATACTAAACTCTCTGTTTAGTTATTATTTATATTAAAAATGTGATTAAAAGTTTAGGTTATTTCGATTTTTTTTCATATATTTTCGGCCAAAAATAACACGATACAAAATACTTTCAATCATTTTTTATTTTCTATAAATATTTGATGTATAAGTTTATTAGATTTTGAAATATTCTTTGGAACCACCTGGTATTGAATAACATACTTCATTAACATTATCAACACTATGTCTGTATTCTAAGTCTTCGTATTTCTTACCACTTCCTTTTTTAACATAAGCTATAGTTATATGTGGTTCGTATTCTGGATACTCATTAGAGTTTGGAAATTCGGAAAGTTTGTCGTGTAGACTTTGTAAAGTACCGATTGGAACAACATTGAATTTTACTACATCAAAGTTTTCATTTTCAAATACTCCTATTCCTTCTATCTTTATATCTATACGCTCATTTAGTCCTTCAAATACAGATTTTATTTGATTCAAAGAAACTTCTTCGTGTAATCCATAAAGAATAGTAACATGAGGATTATCTTGAATACCTGGCTTTCCTTCATCTGTATAAAGATCTTCTTCTGTAATAGATGATGTTATTTCTTCCCAGTTTGATACCGGAACTTCTATCATAACACAACCAAGACTAAACCCACTTGATTCGTTTAAAAACTGTGTATATTTCTTTATTTTCATATTCTATATATTATAGTGACCACATTCAAAAAGATTCTTATCTTTGTAAGACAATCTAAAAACGAAAAGCTATGGAAAGATATTCAATGAGGGAAGTTTTAAAAAACAAATTTGGTGAGGCTGAAAAAAGTGTTAAAGGTGCAACTGCGTCTAAGCGTGCTACTAAAAAAGTCGAGAAAAAAGACACTGGTAAATATGTCGTTAAGATTGTTGATGGTGTAAAATATATGGTTTTAAAATAACAAAAGAGACTCAGTTGAGTCTCTTTTTTATTTAGTTTAAGCTGTATTCCATTCCTGGGTATCCTTCAAAAGGATCTCTGTCATATTCGTCTTCTGAATCATCATAGTCGAATTGGAATCCTAAATCAACAAGTTCTGAAATAACTTCGTCAGTCAATTTCATATCTCCTTTTCTTTCTTCCATGAAGTTGTCGAACATACTTACGGTAAAGATTCCTTTTTCGTCTCTAATCTTTTGTAGTTGTGGAAGTAAGTCTTCTGCAATCTCTCTTGCTAAACTCTTATCGTTGTAGCCTTCAAATGTTTTTAAATATTTCATAGTTTATATATTAATTTTTTATATCGATAAGTCATCTATTCCGATTGCTCTTCCTGTAGATTTGTCTCTTGTGTTTACAATAATTTCAGGTTTAACTCCTGGTTTTGTTGTTATATAAAATTCATTCTCTAACTCTCCTTTTACTCCTAATCTGATTAGTATTTCTTTTGGATTGTCATGACCTGCTTCTGTTAAAAGCTCAGTCAGTATTTCTGCGGTATACATCTTATTATCTAAGTCTGGTTTGTCTGTTGCCATAAACCAATCACAATATTGATATAAGGTAGTTCCTTCTTCGTTCACATTGATTTCCCTAGACTTGATGTTCTTCATCATCCAATCCAATGGAGTGAAAGCAAGAATGTCTTGCACTTTGAAATAGTTTTCTATTCCTGTTGATATGTCGTCGAATATAATGGTGGTTACTGATTCTGGTAACAGGTGTGCTGTCCAAGCCATTCCACAAATCCTACCATCCTTTCCGTAGTGTGGAAAGTTTTTACTTTCGTCTTGTGACTTCTCAAAAGGAAGCTTTCTTTTTAGTTCTTCGTATTTCTTCTTCTCTTCATCTGATGCAACTTCTTGCCATTTCTTGTAGTCATCTTTGTAAAGCTCTATAAGCCAATACCAGTCTCCTTTAAACTTAGCCAGTTCCGGACAACCAAATTCCTTCAACAACTTTGAGAACATTGGAAATGTCTTCTTCGATTCACCACCAAAGTTGTCGGTTCCAATCAAAGCTACAGAAGTATCTCCTTCGTACCAATTTTTTGCACCTAAAGTTTTTTCCGCCAGATATGACTTTCCGGAAGCACTAGGTCCTGATAGAAGAATCAACTTTCTATTGGATACCGCCTCTTTTATGATATTTAAAAAACTTTCGTATTTGCTTAGATATTTCATATTATTTATATATTTTTAATATTAAATGTATCACCTGACGATAAAACGCTAAACTCTAAATCATTTTTCAAATCATTGGAATCGAAAACGGTAACATTGCCAGATCCTATAACCCTAAATTTACCATTCTTTATTATGATTGCTGTATCTTCTGCCAAACCAACACCAATTCTATTTGGATAAATAGAAATTGCCTCAACTAGTCTACCGAGTCTATCTCTTTCGATAAAGTGACTATCAATTATAAATTCGGGTATTAAAGAAAGACCTATTCCACATTTAACATTTTTATCACCGCCAGTTATCATGTTTTCTGACATACACATTGCTCCTGCTGATGTACCCACCAAAACAAAGTGTTCTGAGTTAAATTTATTTTTTAAACATTCTAAAAATTTAGTACCTAAAAAACATTCACTTATTTTTGATTGATTACCACCTGAAAACATTAAAATATTTGAATTGTTTAATAGATCCAAATTATCAGCAGAATCTACTTCATCTTTTGATGATATGAATAATGTTTTTATATTTTTACATCCAAATCTTTCAAAAGTAGTTCTATATTCAGAATCTATTTCATTTTGATAAGATGATGCGGTTGGAATTATTATAATATTTGAATCCGTTCCAAATTTAGAAACTTTTATAACTTCTGATAGAATACTATTATCTATATCTACTTTAGATCCTTTACTTTCGGCCCCACCAATAGGTATTAATATTCCTTTACTCATAAAATCCAAATATTTTTCTAAATAAATCACTTTTAAATATTTATTTGTTTTGTTTATTGTCTTCTCCTTTGAATGGTCCTAACATACCTTTTAGGTTCCAAGAAGAAACGAATTTCTTGTTGTGTTCGTCATAGTCTTCTTTCGATTCAATGCCAGTCTCGATAGGATTTTGCATATAGTGTAGGTTTGCTCCCTGTTTGTTCATGTCCGAAATACGATTTCCAATATCTGTTTTAGCAGACTGCTTCATAACCTTTTTCAACTGATTTACCGTTTTCTTATTAGGTAGAGATTCGTTTATTTCAAACTCTTCAAATCTTAATATCTTCATACGTTATATATTATTTTATAAAAACAAAAAAACCTCGTCTTAAACGAGGTTTTTAAATATGTGTGCTATAACATCTACAGTCCAGCCGTTTCCAAGCATCGCATATCGATGTGTGTCTGAAACTCCTTTAGTGTATCCATCCGGAACAGTTTGAAGTCGCTCACATTCAATGGGCGTTAGCTTTCTGAACTTACCATCTTGTAAAAGTCTTAAAGAGTTATGACAAGGATGTGTTAAAGTAGGACTTTTTCTATCCTTCTTATATCGTTTGTTGTAAACATCTATACAACAGATATCGGGTGCACCAGTTATATCAACTTTCTTGCTCAGCAATCCAGCGTTCTTTTCAGGTAACCAATACTTTTTATCAAATCCACTTTCTAATATGTCTTCGATGTAAATCTCTTTATCATCAGGTAAAGTATTCATTGGAATATTAGTCCAATAAAGTCTCTGACGATTCTGAGCGGAAAAAAGATTACTATTGATAAGAATTGGTTCTACACCTAAGATATCAGTAATAACCGCCTGCCATTCTTTCTTCATCTTTACATTCTCAAGCATAAAGTATTTTGGTTGGCATTCTTTCAAAAGTCTTACCCATTCATAGAACAACCCACTCTTACCGTCAAAACCAGAGCCATTTCCAGCATTGGATAGTGATTGACAAGGACTTCCTCCAATCAACAAGTCGATTTTTGGAAGATCTTTTCCATTCACTTTAGTAACGTCTCCTATTTGAATAGTATTTGGATAGTTTGTCATAGTTACTTTAATAGAAGCTTCTTCTATCTCAGATGCAAAGTATTGATCAACTTCAATACCAAGCTTTTCTAAAGCAATGTGTCCACAAGACATACCATCAAATAAAGAAAGAACGTTCATCTTAGTATCTGTATTCGTCGTTTTTGTATGGTCCTTCTACTGCAACACCAATATAATCAGCCTGTTCTTTAGAAAGTTCATCTAATTCTACACCAATCTTCTCTAAGTGAAGTCTGGCTACTTTCTCATCTAAATGTTTAGGTAAAGTATAAACTTTATTCTCATATTTATCAGAGTTATTCCAAAGTTCTAACTGTGCAAGAACTTGGTTTGTGAAAGAGTTTGACATTACGAATGATGGATGTCCTGTAGCACAACCTAAGTTCACAAGTCTTCCTTCTGCCAATACGATAACGTCTTTTCCTTCTACATCATAGATATCAACTTGTGGTTTAACTTCAATCTTAGAATAGCTTTTATTTAACCAAGTCATATCAATCTCATTGTCAAAGTGTCCAATATTACAAACGATAGTCTTATCTTTCATCGCAAGAAAGTGTCTACCTTTAATAATGTCTTTGTTTCCTGTTGCAGTAACTACGATGTCTGCTAAATGGATTACATTGTCAAGTTTTTTTACTTCAAATCCATCCATTGCTGCTTGTAAAGCACAAATAGGATCAATCTCAGTAACAATAACTCTTGCACCTGCACCTTGTAAAGAAGCCGCCGAACCTTTTCCTACATCACCATATCCACATACAACAGAAACTTTACCTGCCATCATAACGTCAGTTGCTCTACGAATAGAGTCTACTAAAGATTCTTTACATCCGTATTTGTTGTCAAACTTAGATTTAGTAACAGAATCGTTTACATTGATTGCTGGTAATAAAAGAGTTCCGTTTTTCATTCTTTCATAAAGTCTGTGAACTCCTGTTGTAGTTTCTTCAGATAAACCTTTAATATCTTCTGCTAAATGTGGATATTTGTCAAAAACTAAGTTTGTTAAATCACCACCGTCATCTAAAATCATATTAAGGTATTTACCACCTTCGAATGCGTTGATTGTTTGTTCGATACACCAATCAAACTCTTCTTCATTCATTCCTTTCCAAGCATATACTGGAACTCCAGCTTCTGCGATTGCTGCCGCAGCGTGATCTTGTGTAGAGAAAATATTACAAGAACTCCAAGATACTTCTGCACCTAATTCTACAAGAGTTTCAATCAGAACTGCAGTTTGGATAGTCATATGTAGACATCCTGCGATTCTAGCTCCTTTTAAAGGAAGTTTTTCTTCGTATTCTTTACGTATTGCCATCAATCCTGGCATCTCCGCCTCTGCAAGTCTAATCTCTTTTCTTCCAAATTCTGCAAGAGAGATGTCTTTAACTTTGTAGCTCACACGTTCGTTTACTTTTTCTGTCATTTACATTTATTATTTTTTATATTATATTAAAAACAACATAATATGTTTAAACAAAAATACCTGCTCTTTATATAAGCAGGCATTTTATATTTTCTTTATATTTAGAAGTCATCGTCCATGTTATCGAAGTCGATATTCTTGTCAGATGCTTTTTGATATTCAGACACTCTTTTCTCAAAGAAGTTTGATTTGTTTTGTAAAGAAAGCATATCCATAAAGTCGAAAGGATTTTCAGCGTTATAGAATTTTTTACAACCAAGTTCACTTAACCAATAGTCAGCAACGAACTCAATATATTGTTGCATCAACTTTGCATTCATTCCAATAAGAGATACAGGTAAAGAATCTGTTACAAACTCTTTTTCAATCTCAACAGCTTCAGTAATAATCTCTGTGATTCTTTCTTGACTTACTTTGTTTGTGATGTGTTTGTTGTGTAACAAACAAGCAAACTCGCAATGCAAACCTTCATCTCTTGAAATCAACTCATTAGAGAAAGCTAAACCAGGCATTAAACCTCTTTTCTTTAACCAGAAGATAGAACAGAATGATCCTGAGAAGAAGATACCTTCTACTGCAGCAAAAGCTACTAAACGTTCTGCAAATGATTCTGAATCGATCCATTTTAAAGCCCAATCAGCTTTCTTCTTTACAGAAGGAACCGTATCGATTGCGTTAAACAAATGATCCTTTTCTTTTTCGTCTTTGATATAAGTATCAATCAAAAGAGAGTAAGTCTCAGAGTGTACGTTCTCCATTGCGATTTGAAAACCATAAAAGCTTTTCGCTTCTGGATATTGAACTTCTTTCACAAAGTTCTCTGCTAAGTTTTCGTTTACGATACCATCAGATGCTGCGAAGAAAGCAAGGACATTTTTGATGTAGTGTCTTTCATCGTCATTCAACTTTTCATCCCAGTCAGTTAAGTCTTGTGCTAGGTCAATCTCTTCGGCCGTCCAAAATGAATGCTCAGCAGTCTTATACATCTCCCAGATATCGTGGTACTTAAGCGGGAAAAGTACAAATCTTCCCGGGTTTTCTTTTAAAATATGTTCTGTATTTTCCATAATTGTTTTTTATTATTTGTTTTATATATTATTTTTATTAAAGTTTAAATAAAAAAAGTTTATTAAAAAACGAAACCACTGAGGAGCGAATTCAGTGGTTTCAATAGTTTACCCGTTGGGGCTTCTAACTATTCCGGTCCTAAGTCGGATCATAATATATATATTAAAATTTATCCTTATGTTTGCACTATGAAACGATTATTTTTAGACGATTGGCGTATTCCCAGAGATTGTGCTACTTATATGTATCATAGGGCAGATTGTCGTATATTCCATGAAGAATGGGAAATAGTTCGTTCATATGGTCAATTCATAAAATGGATAGAAGATAATGGTGTTCCAGATTTGGTAACATTTGATTATGACTTAGCAGATGTTGTAGAACTTAAAGAAAGTCTACCATTTGAAGAATGGTTTAATCTTGACGAGAATCGTGTTTATACTGGATTAGACTGTGCTAAGTTTTTGCTAAGTTATTGTAATGAAAGAAAAATTAAATTCCCAGAATACGTAATACATTCAGCGAATCCTGATGGTTCTGAAGAAATAAAAAATCTATTGGTGTAAGAAAAAACTTATATATAAGTAAAAATAAGAACTTATATGAGAGGTTTTTTAGTAATAGACACAGAAGAGAGTCGTGAAAAGATTGAGGTGACACACACGCAGATAAATTCTCTTATCCCAATCATCAAAAAGATAAACAAAGGATTTGACAACTATTCTTTACACGAAGGATATGAGCTCTTCAAAGAAATCTATCCAAGTGATGATACTGAGATAACATCGATAAACATCATTTATCACGGGTAAACTTTTCCTATTTTACCAATACAAAGACTATAAACAAAAAGATTTGAAATGGTAAAGCATGAAATTAAAGTAGAGTGTTCTGCAACAGATGCACTCAGAGGAATAATCGAGAAGTCTTACTTCATCGAAGGATTGGCTGGAAAGATCCAGGGAAAAGAAAACTATATGGTTCTTACTGAAGAAATGGATGAAGTTTCTTATACCGTTCTTAAAGGACTACACAACGCAACGGTTAAGATAATCAACCCTGAGATTATAGATGGTACTATGAGATTTATGATTGACGAAAGCAACGACGATTTGAGAATCTATCCTATCTCAATCTATTGTATCAAAGAGGATGAAAAATACATCTTCTACTAAACTCTTAAAAAGAGACGACATCATTGTCTGTATCACAAAGAATTGGGAAACATTTACTTACGGAAAGCAGTATACGGTTCTTATGGATCAGTTTGGTCCTGATAGAATGAGTATAGTCGATGTGATGAACGATCAAGGACAAAGATACATGCCTGCTTCGAACTACTTCGTTACATTAGACGAATGGAGAGAAATGAGAATAGATGAAATAATAAAACCAGTCAATTGACTGGTTTTATTAATTTAAATTTGGTTTAAAATATCTATATATGATTCATGAATTAGTAAACAATTACTGGATGTAAAAAACTCATAACCCGAATGAGATGATTTATGACCGGGTAGTTTACTTAACTCTTCCTCAGGAATTTTAAAGTCTTTTGTATATTCAACCATCACAAAGTTTTTATCACTAACTGGCTCACCACTCACATATTCTTCTTTTGTTCTATCGTCTAAAAATAATAAATCCGGAACTGGACAAAAAACAATCTTAGAATTATCAAATGGTATAACTATATAAACTGTAAAATCTGAATCGCTATTGATATTGCTTGCCATTTTATCCCGGAACAAATCCGATATGAATGATGGATTCGTACCACCTATCAAAGACAACTTTCTTTTAACGGGATAGTTTGAATCGTCTTCTATTCTATTAAAGAATTTTGGAAAAGTTACTGGGTTTGCTCTTCTTTTATATGGTTTAAATAATTGAAAATCACCAGAATATTCTTTATTTCTATATAAAAGGTCATTACTAAGTGAAAAGTTTTTACAATTTTCTCTTAATATTTTTAATAATTCGTCCTCTGATAAGTTTTGACATCTATTGAAAGCTTCTTGACTAGTATCAACATTAGCAAAACCTTTAAAATTTTCGTTATATCTCTTTAAGTATTTCATGATATTAAGTTTTTTATTTCTTCTCTACTTAGTCTGGACCTCTTGTCTATTCCAAGCACGACGTACTAACTTATTGATTATTAATAGGTTAAGTCATTTCTTCACCATAAAGAACCATGCTGAGTTTGATTGTCCTTTTACTTCTTCTTCAACTTCTTTTACTTCTTCTTTTCCTTGTGAGATTAAGTCTGCTGATGCTATCTTCACACCACCGGGCAAAGTAAAATCATATCTTCCAACCATATTTCCTAATGCAGTTTTTGCATACCCAACACAATATTTGAAGAACAAATCGTCATTGAAAAGATTTTCCTGTGGTATATTAGCATAAGCTTCCATAATCACATCATATTTAACATTTGTTAAAATGTGAAGTCTATGGTTCAACTGGTTGAACTGATACTTCAAAGTATATTTGTTCAATTGGTTCAATAAGTCAGACATATTGTCTAATAAAGTTTTGTACATACCTAACTCCCCGATTGTTGTAACATAAGAAGACAAGTATGGTTGGTTAGTAACCCCTAAGTTCACAGAAAGGTTAGGAGTATTTATACCTAACTGAAAAAGACTATCACCTCTTACTTCGTATAAGTAGATTACAGATTGAATCTCACATGGAACCTGTACGTAGTTGTATTTTGTAAACTCTTCAGAGAAGAAAGCTTCTTTTTTAACAAGAAAGTACATCTTCTGAACGGCGTATTGGTAGGATCTATAGAACCAAGGTAAAGCTCTTTTCTCTACTATCTGTCTGATCATAGCATCTGGTAATGTTCTTGGAAGTGAACATCCTATTGTAAGCTCAGTGTTTATACTATCGATAAACTCGTCTATCGTAAGTCCTCCTTGGTATGGTACGTATTCATCTGCCATATTGAAATATTAGTTTCTTTTATATATTAAAAAACCAATTCGGGATTTAGTTTTTGAATATATAGACTATGGGACATTCACTTAATAGAACCAGTTTTAGGATAAATCAAAACTTGGTTATAGACGACAAGACTTTCAATCCTGGACACATACTCGTTTCTGACATCTATGGTAATACCAGTTGGCAGAATCCTAATCAGTATAGTAGTAACGAAGAACCATTGGATCATTTCATCGGAGAGTTGTATGGTGGTGGGATAGTAGTCGCGGTTTGGAGAGAGCAGAGAGAGACACTTTACGAAATATGTCTAATCGCTTCTGTAAAGAACTATAGTGAACCTTATAGTGAAGGTGAGTATTTTTATTTTCAATGGTCTAACATAGCAAATCTGGCGATTGGAGCTACTGCAAGATCAAATACTTTTGGTGCCAGCAATAGTGTAGCTATAATAAATCAAGGTTTACCTCTTGGTACAACTAATCCTGCAGACAAGGCTGCTTCAAAGTGTGCAAACTATATCAATGCGGATCTTTATGGTCTGGGTGTTTATGGTGATTGGTATTTACCTTCAACCTTTGAGCTCAACTGTTTGGCAAACAATGCGGCCATAGTCGATAGGGTTATTTCTCAATATGCGACTGATAAAGGACTATCGCTTATTGAAAATATTTCAACTGGAGCATTTTCGAATATGGACCTATTCGTAAATGCAAATGAATCTGCCGGAATTTTAACAACAGGCTATTGGACTTCGACGGAATATAATGCAGGAAGTGCACACTTTCTAAATATGGGTGTTGTTGGTGGAGTTAGGTTCGCCACAGCTTCTAAAAACTCCTATAAGTTTACAAGACCATTTCGACAAGATGTTAAGAGATGGAACGGAATAACTTGGGTTCAGGATAGAAACAAAACCGGCAAGGTATTGATAGTTTATGATCAACCAGCGCCATATTTTGCCACTTCAATGGTTGCTAATATAACCGCAACAGAGGTTTCGCTTGGTAACACAGTTACGGTTATAACTAGTTATTCTAGTATTCCTGCAAATCTTTCACAATACGACCATATATGGGATATAAACGTCCAAGAGGGTGGTGCCGCTGTGCAAACATTACTGGTTCCTACTGGGGCTGCCACAAAATACACAACATATCTTCAACAGGGTGGTGGTCTTTTCATATTAGGTGAGAATGCACAAAACTATACACCACGAAATAATGATTTGGCAAGTTTCATAACAAATCTCGGTGGTGGAAACATACAGTCCTCCAATCAAAGTATTAACAATTCATTGAATATAGAAAGTGAATTTCTTATCGCAAACAACAGAAATACCGTTACTTTTGCAGCCATCGGTAGATTTTCTTCGATAGGAACAGGAACTCCTATTACAAAAAATCCAATAGATTCATTAACAGGGCACGCAGTCGTTTGGAAAACCGGATCTTTGTCTTTGGCACCAAAAGGTGCAATCGTTGTTGTTCTTGATTTCAACTTTCTTTCGAGCAATTATGGATCAGGAGCACCGTTTTATTCACAGGAATTTGTGGCAAACGTAAGTCAAATACTAAATAAATCTTAAATAAATTATGGCAACATCAGCACAATTAGGTTCAGTAACTATAGAATTAACCAATAGATTAGATAGCTCGATAATCGCAAAAGGAACAGGATTTTTTATTCCGAGTTCTTTTGGACCAGGAATTACTAATATAAGATTAGGTTTTATTTATAGTACACAACCAATATCAATAACAACTGCACAATCCATTTCAAATACAACCACTACTGATACTTTAGTACCAATATCCGGACAGGTTATTGATTCTTTGATGAAACCCGAAATTTATAGCGCCGCTGCTTCTTCAATAAATTGGGACTATAGTGTGAAGATAGATACTCTGTTACCAAACACTACTTACTATGTTAGGGCATATTGTTCTGGATACTACGACATATTTGCCGCTAATGTAAATAAGTATGGTGCACAATTTTCTATATCTACATACGGTGCATCCGATGCACATGGATACTATATATCAGATACTACGGTAGGATTCTACGATCCTTTACAAATAAGAGATGCAAGTGAGGGTGTTGAAAGAGTATTGACATCCGATTCTTCAGGGTTGGCTACTTGGAAACCAGTAAAGTCTCTTTTCTCATTTGGTCACTACATAGGAGAGAAATATGGAGGAGGAATAGTCGCGGCAGTTTGGAAAGAAGCAGAAGATGAAAAAGTTCTTATCGTATCGAACGAGGACATCACTACAGAAGATGGTGCGGGCTCGATTGGAACTATCACAACCATTCCATACAAAATGGGTACTAATGCTACTTTAGATAATCCTGGAACATCCACCTCAACGAATAAATTCTTAACCTATCACGATTTAAATGGATCTGGTCCATATGGTGGTGGAAATCTTCAAAATGTTGCTATTATATGTATACACAACTTAGATATAAATCTGGTAGATCAGGCTGGCTTTTTCCTATCTTTAAACGGAACTGGTGGTGGATCTGGATTAGTTCCAAATGAAGCGGCAGGTGCTGGTTCATTTACTACCATTCCTGGTGGGTATACCTATTCAAATGTTGTACAAAAAGGATTGCTTAGAATAAAGTCTACTACGACTTCTGTCGTCAATGTCTTTCGTGTGGTTGCTGTAGATTTTTATTATCCTGCGATGTCTTCCAATGCTCAATACCTTGCAGCAAACTACCGAATACTATACAATCAGGGACAAGGAACGATGGGTGTATTCAGAATATATGTAGACTATGTCGGTTCTGAAACGACTCCAATAACATCAGGTGTTGGTCAGAACGTACCTGCTGCACAAGAGGTGGTAAATATTTCGTTCGACTCTACAGGAACAGGATTGAACTATGAACCTCTGACCTATATACAAGATATCAGATGGGCTGCAGGTGCAGCACAGGGTACAACCGTAGGTGCTTTGGCACAAAGTCTTTATAACGGAGATTTGAATAGTGATGTGATAATCGCACAATCTAACTCGTTAAATACAATCTATAGTGCTGCAAAAGTTTGTGCTGATTATAGAGGTTCTGGTTATGATGACTGGTATCTACCATCATACTACGAACTAAACCAAGTCTTCAATAATGCAGCTATAATAAATAAAGTTTTAAAGGATGATAGTCTTAATTTCCTAATCAAAGATTATTGGACATCAACGGAATATTTTCGACCACCAGGATCTGGAGGAGCAAATTCCACAAATGCTGCAATGTCTTTTAATTCTTTTGCCGGTACTCCTAATGGTGCTGATTACTATTTTAAAAACAAATCAAGCTTTGGAAGAGTAAGAGCAGTAAGAAAAGAGTCTGTCTATACAGGTGACGGATTGATAATGAATCTAGATTCTACAATCAAAAAGTCTTTCTCTGATGTAGACTATCTAAACCTAGGAGTATATACCAAATGGAAAGATTTGGTTAATGGTGGATTGAATTCATCATATTTGTTCAATCTATCCGCTTTCCCTAATTCGGTATCAGGAGGAACTATTACAAATATACTTGCAGATCTAAACACTGGAGGTAACTTAGATAGCTTGGCTTATAGGTTAGTCGGTGCTTGGGGTTTTACAAAAATAACCGGAACGACTACTCCAACTTTATACAACAATACCGGAGAATCATCTTTGGTTTCAAACTATTTCGCAGTAGGGTCATCATATGCTTACCTACAATTCGATACTCTCGACCAAAGTACCGTCAAAAGCACTGTAAGTGCTACTGTAAACGTATATGTCTCTATCAATTCGGGAGGAACACCTGGAGCATACTTTCTACTAACCCAAATAACAAATACCGTTGGAAACAACAATAGTGGTACTGGTGCATCAGTGCACATACAATTGAGTCAATTCAGTGGAAAGAACATATCCATAAAGATAACAGCACCAAATGCAAGTTATGTCGATTCGGTAACCAAATCCGGACCTAGCGTAGATAACATCTATGTAAGAACAAATGTTGGTGGAACTCCACCTACAGGGCCGGTATACTTACCAAGTGAGAGCGGATTCATTAGATTTAATGGGAATTCCTATGTAGATTTTCAGACAACCGTTGGAAACACGACTACCGTAACTGTAGAAGCTTGGGTAAGACTAAAACCTGCATATAGTGGAAAAATGATATTTGGTTGGGATCAATATGATGTATATTGCGCGAGCGGACATTTAGGATTCAATACAAATAGTTCAGATTTATATGGAATATCGACTACTCAAGTAGCTAAACTTAATCTGGTTGATAACTGGAATCATTATGTTTTTGAGATGAAGACAGGGGCAGCCCTTGGAACTGCTCCAAATATTTTATCAAACAATAAGATTTATATAAATGGAAACGAGCAGATACTTTCTCAACAGTTTCCTACATCAACACCAAGTGCCACCACTGCAAACTTCAATTCTGGTCAAGGAAGAATTGGTGGTTTCAGAGCAGCCCTTAATTATATAATGCCAATGGATATGTCTGTGTTTAGAATTTATAATAGAGCACTTACAAAAGACGAAATAATGAAGAACTACAGCGTAGAGAAGAAAAGATATGAGATTCTACCTAAGTTATTAGACAACAATATCTTTACAAGTATAGACTTCGACAATACGAACTCTTATTCTGGTGATGGAACAATAAGTGGAACGGTTACCGACCTAAGTGGTAATGTGAGAAGCGCAACTCTTACTATCTCAGGTACTACAACAATACCTGCAGTTCAAAGAACAAACACTTTATACAATGGAAAAGAACTAATCTTTCCAGGAACTATTGCTACAAATCCATATTTAGCATGGGCAAACTCTGTCGACTTTCAAGCTATTCAGAACCTTTCGGTTTCTTTTTGGGTAAAATTAACAGAAAGAAGAAATTCCACGATAATAGTAAGATGGAATACAACCGGTGCAACCAGTGGTCCATGGGAAGTTTATCAAGTTTTAGGAACTACTTTGAGTACAATAGGAGTAAGACTAAAAAACTTAACTGTTATTGTTGATAAGGTTGGTACAAAAGGTATAGATTTGAACAAATGGACTCATGTCTGTGCTACTTTTGACAATACAACTAAAAATCTAAAGACATATATAGATTCCGTACTTGATATAAACTCTTCTGCTCCATCCACATTCACAATGGCAACAGGTATTGCCGGTGATGTTATTGTCGGTAGATATTCAACTGCAGTAAATCCTCTAAAAGGATCATTGGCAAGTATTCAGATATATAACAAATCTATTAGTTATGGTGAAGTAAGAAATAATTACGATACTGATAAATTCAGATTTGACAACTTTAATGATGCAAACAAATTCTTCTCTCATGAGATAAATGGAAATCCCACATTCTCAATATCACAAAACTTATCACTTGAAATAGGTGAGATTAGTAACGAAAAGATATTAAAACTAAACTCCGTTGGATATTCAAAATGGGTAGACAAAAACTCAATTTTTTCAAGACCTAACAACTATAGATATATCGGGGAGCTATATGGTGGTGGAATAATAGTCGCAATGTGGTATTATCCTAAAACTATATTCAACTATCTTATAATGTCTTTAGAAGATGTAAGTGCAAATTCTCAATGGTCAAACATAACGTCAGTGGTTTCTAATGCAACTTCGGACTTCAAAGGAGAAAATAATCAGACAAGTATAATCGGACAAAGTGGACACACAACTTCTGCAGCTAAGTTATGTGACAACTATACTGGTGGTGGATTCACAGATTGGTATTTACCATCTGTATTTGAAATGAATCAAGCATTCAACGCTGGGAGTATAGTAAATACTGTACTCGGATCTGATTCATTGGCAGGTTCATATTGGACATCAACAGAAATAAACGCAGCCACTGCATACTATTACTCGTGCTCAGAGGCATCAGTTCCATCTGTAGGATATCAAAAGTCGGATGGTAAGTCAGGCATCAAAAAAGTAAGGGCCTTCAGGTTGGCAACTAACGCAGTAGATGTAGGGGTCTGGGATACGACATGGGATGAAGAATATACTCCTTGGTGGAGACGTGGTTGGTGGGAACGAGAATGGGAGCCGGCAACATATAGTCCGTGGGACTTCGATTATAATAGAGACTGGAGACGTACTTCGATATCTATTGACGCTTTACCGTTGGTATATCAAATGGCAGAACAGGCAGTAAATTCTGCTTATGTTGCACCACAGGGATATGTTTCTATGACGTTTTCTAATTCGATATATGGTGGAGAAACCGTATTGAGCTCTGGAGTTTGTTGGTCGACTACATCGACTACACCTACCTTATCCGATTCGGTTGCATATGCCATCTCAGGTAAGACGACAACGCCAAATATTATGGGTATTTTACCAGGAACTCCTTGGGATGGTGTTGTCGGTGCACCATACCCAATTCACTTTGTTTATCTAAGGGCATTCTTGACTACAGCAACCGGAACATACTACAGCTCAAATAGTGGTGCTATTCGTTGTTCAAATTTCATCAACGGTTTTAATAATACTCTCTATAGTACAACTCTACTAACTGTAGGAACTACATACTCGACGAGCCCGACAACATATGCGACGTATCCAACAGGATGTCTTGTCTTTCATCGAAATATTTATCGTACAAGTAGCTTGTATGAATAGAAAATGTATAAAATATTTTTGGATATTAGAATATTGTCCGTATCTTTGTAAGACAAACAACAAACAACAGAGAAACTATGAAAGGAGTAATCAAAATCGGAAAAATCACACAAGATCAAATCTTAACTGTGTACAAGAAAGCATCTAGAGAGATGGAACTTGAAAACTCTACTGGTTGGGTTGCCAAACATAAAGTGCATAAATCTGCAAAGGATTATAACAGAAATCCTAAACATAAAGCATTAGCTTACTAAAAAAGAAAGCCACTCAAATGAGTGGCTTTTCTTATACTTGAAAGTTTTTGGAATCTTTTAGTTTTTCGAGTATGTGTTGCTCGTCCATATCTATGTTTCTAGGAATCTTTATTGATATTTTTATAAACAAATCTCCCAATCCATAATGTATATCTGGAATACCTTTACCACCTATTCTAGCAGTTCTACCATGTTCAGTTCCTGGTTCGATATACAGAGATTGCTCTCCGTGCGGAGTAGATACTTTGACGTGTGCACCACAGATTGCATCTATAACAGATATAGTCTTTTCTACTATCAAATTGTTTCCTTCTCTCTTATATGAAAAGTCTTGTGCTTCTTCCACTAATATATGTAGGTCGCCAGCAACACCATCTCTTACATCATTACCATACCCTTGCATATTAAGTTGCATTCCGTTTGATACTCCTACAGGTACTTCAACATCAATAACCTGTTCTTTAAGTTGAGTTCCTTCTCCATGACAATGATTACATTGATTTCTTATTATACTTCCTGTACCTCTACAATCAGGACAAGTTGTTTCTGTTCTCATTTGTCCAAATGGTGTATTCTGAACAACCGTTCTATGTCCACTTCCTTTACAAGCCAAACATTCTCTTACGTCAGTACCACCTTTTCCAGCACAAGGATCACATTTAGTATGTCTTTTATACCTAAGTTTCTTAGTACATCCTTTCAATATCTCATCAATATTCAAAACAACTTTGATTCTTAAATCAGAACCTCTTGCTTTTCTTCTTTGTTGTTTTCCACCACCTCTGTTTCCAAATATGTCACCAAATTGTGAAAAGATGTCATCCATATTGAATCCATGACCTCCACCACCGAATGGGTTTCCACCACCTCCACCAAAAGGATTTCCTGTTGCAGAACCAAAGTTGTCGTAGTTAGACTTTTTACCAGCATCTGAAAGTACATCATAAGCTTCTGCAGCTTCTTTGAATTTTGTTTCAGCCGCTGGGTTTCCTGGATTTTTATCAGGATGGAACTCCATCGCTTTCTTTCGATAAGCTTTTTTGATCTGTTCTTCTGTTGCGTTTCTATCTACTCCTAAAACGCTGTAGTAGTCTTTGCTCATATATTGTATTGTTTTTTTATCTGTTAGGGAACCAATAATCTTTTTTAAAATCTAATGGTATTGGTTCAATATTATATATTCTGTGTATAGAGTTCTTTCTCTCAAAAGATTTGAAATTGATATTTTCGGAATAGATTGAAACTAAATCTTTCAAGATTTCTTCAGCAGAATCTCCATTCTTTCTCCAGATTTGCCACCATTTCTTTTTAGATGGTTTCATTTTACCAACATCTATAGTATAAGTTCTACTAATCATCTCTTTACTCTTAGTTTTTCATAGGCCGCCGGATCTACCACTATATTGTTGTAGGTTCCTGGTTCTCTATCATCATCCAGATACTCGTGAGCAAGCTGGTTGACCGCTATGTTGTCTGTATCTATGTCAGAGTAGTGAATGTGTTCAAATGCTTCCATAAGTTCATTACGGTCTTCCTCTGTGGGTACCACGATAACGTATTTGGTCCATTTGACCGTAGTCATCTCTTCTTTCGTAAGATAAAGAGCTTCTTTATCCTTTTTGAAGTCATCATATTTTTTCATCATTCTTAAATAAGTTGTTTAGTTGTATCTCTCTTCTTATCGACTTCTTAGGGTCGACAAAGATGATATCAGTTTCTTTGTTGTATTCTAACCATATTTCTATTTCCTTTGATTGTGGAGAATAGTTATAGTCCTTATTTGTACGAAGTCTCATAACTGGTAGTTCGTCGAATATCTCTTTGTAAAGTTCTTCTATCTTGTCGATGTCATATTCTTCAATATCTGAGATTCTACCTATAAAGTATTCCATAAATGGTTCGACAGTCTCTTCTACTTTCTTCAAATATTGTTGACTCTTAAACCCTTTACATTTTATATACCAACTTACCATTTCTTCAAAGTTTTACTTATTCTTAAATCCCTTATTTCCATTTGTATATCGTCTCTATTACGAGTTGACTCTAAGATTCCTGCAATATAGTTATCGACGATTAGAACCAAAGTTTCTGCGGTTCTATCTAACTTATCAAATTCTATCAAAGAAGTTTTGACCTTAGGCATTATTTCAATCAAATAATCAACAAAGTCATCAATATCGAAAAGAAGCTGGAACAATTCCAGCTTCTTGTCTTTAAGTATTTTTGGAGGATCAACGAACACCTTTCCCCAGACTCTCCTGATTGCAGGAAATACTAAATCAAGTGTATCGTCATCTTCAGGGTAGAAAGAGCCTGAGAAGTCATCAGTTTCAAAAAGGTGTAGCTTATTATCGATTACATAGTCTACTATATCTCTGAAATCAGAAGTAAGTCTTATTCCTTGACAAAGCGTGTCGACAAGCATGCTTCTGAAGTCGGGATCCTTCTTCAGATCAAGTATGCTTTTCCTATCCTGACTTCTTGGAACCATTTACTTTCCTAATACGATTTTAGGGAATCTGAAAGGTTTTTCGTTTAAAGTATAACCTTTACTAACAACATCGACAATCTTATTCTCACCAATCTCTAAAACAGAGATTACTTCGTGAAGATCTTCGTCATAAGTTTCAGTTTGTATTGGTTCAATACCATGAGTCTTCAAAAAGTTCTGAACTTTTGACGATATAAGCATAACACCATCTCTCGCAGAATCATCTTTGATGTTTTTGATTGCAAGTTCGATATCGTTGTCCATATCCAAGATAGAAGTAATCATAGAAACTTTGGTATTGTTTTTCAACTCTTCTTTCTCTTTATGAACTCTTCTTTTGTAGTTTTCAAAGTCTGCATAAAGAAGAAGATATTTATTCTTTTCTTCTTTCAACTGTTCTTCTAAAACAGAAACGTGTGCTCTTGGATTGTCTTCTAATACAAACTCAACAGCATTCTCACCAGTTAAATCAAGTCCAATAGTATTACTATCTATTTTCATCTCTTTGGTATTTAGTTCTTGTACTTTATCCTTTTTCATTTCTTAATAATTGAATTTTAATAATTTTCTTACGTTGTTTGAGTTGTAAAACTCATAAGTAACGTTTTTATCTACGATTTTATGAACTTCTAACTTTTCGACGTCCTTTTTAATCTTCTCTACATACTCTACTAAGTCTATCAATCCATTTCTGTATCCTGTGCTCGGCTCCCAATAGTCTGGAAACTTATCTACAAACTTGTCTAATGCAGCATCTAAAGCTTTCTTTCTTACCAATAGAAGTTCCTTTTCTTTTAAAGATTTGTTAGTAAGTAGTTCCATTACGTATCCGTTGAACTTGTGTATAAGGTTGTCTGTTTCGATTACTTTTAAAAGTCCGATAACTAACGCGTCCTTTTCAGAAACCTCAACTTCAACGTTTTCCTTCAGAATCTTTTCTGCTTCTTTGTCAGACCCACCCAATATGTAGTAAACATAATGGTCCCATAAGCATCTTTTAATAATATCCTCTGGATGTATTTTTATTATCATAAATAAATCTATTTTTTCTTCTTATATAGGTTTGATTGTACAAAGTTTATTCATACTTTTGTGGAAAATACTATAACATGACTATAGAAGAAAAAATTGAGATGAATAAGCTCATAAGAAAGTATGAAGGAAACAATAGTTTCGTGCTTTCTTTACAAAAGACTTTGAAAACAAGCAAGTATCTTACAAAAGAAGAACATAATGGTAGAGTCGTAAAAGTTCTTTCTGATAAGCAATATGAGGCGGCTAAGTCTTCAATAGAATAAAACCTTTTTGGATTTTATCATATAATGACTATGAAAACATTGAATTATACAGAAGATAGAAAGCATTTGGGCACGGTACATACACCGAGTTCTATAGAAGAGTATTACCATGTTCGAAGAAAATATGAGAACAAAACCACTTTTAGATTTGTTGTTGTAAACAACACAAAAACAGGTGTTAAGGAATACGAAATAACAGAAAAACAGATACCTAAAGACATCAATATATTATGATTTCACAAAGGGTAACAAACACTAATCTGTTCCGACAAAAAGAACAGCTTGGAATCTCCTACGTCTGGGAGACCAAAGAACATGTTGTTTTCGAGAAGTGTGAGAGCGACGACATACTGAACGACTATTTTCTGATAGAGAACTTCTCTACTGGAACTATAGAAATCACAGATGCTGATGGAAACCAATTCGATAAAACTGATCGAATGATAAATCTATTCCTATTAAATATATGAAGACAGGATTCACTTGCTCTTGCTTTGATTTATTCCATGCAGGACACATAATGATGCTTAAAGAAGCAAAGTCAAAATGCGATTATCTTATAGTAGGACTTCAAACAGACCCAACTATTGACAGACCCGAAAAAAATAAACCAATACAAAGTGTTGTCGAAAGATTTATACAATTGGATTCGTGTAAGTATGTAGATGAAGTGGTTGTTTATGCAACAGAAAAAGATTTATTGGATATTTTATACACTTATCCTATAAATATAAGAGTTGTTGGTGATGAATATAAAGACAAAGATTTTACTGGTAAGAATTTAGAACATATCGAAATGTACTATAACACCAGAAGACATTCATTCTCTACAACAGAACTTAGAAAAAGAGTTATCGATAGATACGAAAAAGAAAAGAAGTCCTAAGCAATCTTATTGAATATTAGTTTACAACTTAGATTATGTGCTAATTTTCTTATGAACTCTTCATTCGCCTTAGTCTTATGTAATAACTTTGGTTTCTTTACAACTTCAAAAGAAGAATCTTCATTCATATAGATTAAACCAGCATACTCAGGAACTTCATCGACAGATATCAAATCCTTTGGTGTAACGAAGCTAAAGTAGTTAGGAAGAAGATATGTCAACTGTCCTTTTATAGTTCGTGTGTACTTTTCGTTTATTATATGTGTGTGTTTTTCTTTAATGAAATCCTTTTTGAAATCTGCTCTACTGGTTTTAATCTCATATTCATATATGTAGTCAGACTTTGATATAGATATTACATCACACTCTTGAAGACCCATTCCTGTGAATCTTGTAGTGATTGGTGAATGTGATTTCTCATATAGATACATACACATAGCAGACTCGATGTTTTTTGACTTAGAGTTATCTCTTTTTATTTTGTTTACTGATGATTTTCTACTCATATTGTATATATCGAAATTATCCGTATCTTTGTGTATTAAAAATATATAGAAAATGAAAAGATACTTATTATCATACGACGAAGCGGTTGCACTTACTTTAGGTGTAGATGCTCCATTCTACGAATCAAAATTCGTGGTTGAAGGATATAATGTATCTATCTTCAACTACCGTTTAGCAATGTACTCTGACTTCATAGACAACTCTGCATTCGAAATGAGAGGCTTGACTTTTGTCTTCAACGAAGATGGTTCTTTGTTCAACAGATATTTATTACTACACAAATTCTTTAACTTAAACCAAGTTCCAGAGTCTCAATACTCTTTGGTTGCTGATTTAGGTATAAGATCTATCTACAACAAAGAAGATGGTTCTGTTGCGTCCTTTATAAGATTACCAAACGGATCTGTGTTGGGTAAATCTAAAATGTCTTTTGAATCTGACCAAGCAGCCGGTATGAACAGATTGTATAAATCAAACGCAGATTTGAAAAGATTTGTAGACTGGTCTTTAGAAAAAGACTATGTGGCTGTATTCGAATATGTTGCACCAAACAACAGAATCGTTTTAAGATACTTAGACGAAGAATTGATATTATTGAGATTAAGAGATAACAAAACTGGAGAATACTTAGACTTGTCTAAATTCTCTAAAGAAATAGGTTCTTTGAAAGTGGCACCATCTGATGTTGCTTCATTAGACGAGCTTGTTGATTTGTCTCAATCAGTAGAGGACAAAGAAGGATGGATCATAGAATTCTCCAACGGACTTTTCATAAAAGTTAAGACTGCTTGGTATTGTGAAAGACATGGTTTATTGACTAACGACTTATACAGAGAACACGTATTGGTTAGATATGTCTTGGATGAAAAAATAGACGACGTTCTTGGTCAAGTACCAGAAGAAGAAGTTGAAGCACACGCTAGAATCGAAAAGATAATAGCTGTTGTAAAACACACTGTGTCTGAAAAAGTTAAAGATATAAACAACTCTTACGAATTGTTTTTAGAAGGTGGTGTAGGTAAAGACTGGACTGGAGATTTAAGATTACAACTAATGAGAAAGACTTTCGCTTTGAAATATAAGAAAGAAAGAAACTTTGGATATGTTATGTCTTTATCAAAAGGAAATGCTGATGTCTATGACTTAGCTAAAGACTGGGTTTCAGACCAAACAAGAAAGTTAAAAGTCGCCAGAGAATTCTTGAAAGAAAGAGATGCGTCTCTTTTCTTCATAGATGTTGCAGAAGACGAAAACGCAGATTAATATATAGTATATGACTAAGATCGAAAAGTATAAGTGCTCTCTTTGCGGAGAGTACCTTTACAAGACAGATGGTGGTGGACAAACGGTCACACTACAATGTTCTTCGGCGGAAGCAAGGTTTTGGGACTTCGATAGAGGTTCTGAAGCACAAAGAATCGGACACGAACACTTTCATAAGTCAACGGTGTCTGTATCAAAAAAAGAGTGGGAAGATGAAGTTAAGAAAGTTCAGTGTAATAAATCGTAAGCGAGGAAAAGTACGTATTAAAAGATTCACCGATGGTGAAACTGCTTGGACTCCTATATCAAATAAGAATAGTCCAGCACCTGGATATGATGTTAAAATAAAAAAAGTGTCAGAAATCTGACACTTTTTTTTATTCTTTTTTATCACTGGATGCGTATTTGACACCCATTATTGTTCCTATAATACTGAATGAGTTCGTAAGAAGTATTCCTATTATATTACTCCAGGTCGATCCAATAACTGCGGTATCCTTACCGGCGAAGAGTGCTATCATAAAAACTAATGTAGTTATTACACCAACTCCTAAGATAACCCAAAGTGCAACCTTTACAATAGTTCCAATCAACTCAAACTGAGTTCTTTTCTGCATAAGTTCTAAATCACCTTCTGCAAGATTCTTTGCGTTTATTGCTTCAATCTTAGACTTCTCTGCCTCTGTTCTTGCAACTTCAGCTTCTTCTCTAGCCGTTTCAGCTTCTTCTTTGGCAAGTTCTGCCTGTTCTTTAGCACTTATTGCTTCTTTTTTAGATTCTTCCGCCTCTTCAAGAGCTGCAACCAATTCTAAGTTTACTCTTTCTTTTTCAACCTCACCTTCTAAAAGCTCTTTGTTTTTATTTTGTATCTGTTTGGTTATATCAAGACGTTTTCTTCTATTCTCTTTGTCTTTCTCAATCGAATCCTTTACATAAGTATCAAATTCTAAATCACCATCAGAATCTATAACCTTTAGGATATTTCCTTCTAATGCAATCTTTTTGGATTTATATAGATCCAATAATGCCTCTTTCGTTGCTTTGTCAATTTTTATCATGACTTATTTATAAATCTTGAATGGGTTCGTTCTGTTTTTATATCCATCATAGTCTTTTCTGAACTCTTCAAGTCTTGGTTCGATATCGTCAGATTTGATTATCCAGAATTGAGCACCTGCTGAAATAGCTTTAGCTTGTTCTGTTGGTTCGTCAGAAGAAGATATAATTCCGATTACTACGTGATTACCATATTCAAAGTTTATCTTACGAATAAGTTCAATCCCATCGAAAGATGAACCAATAATGTTTAAGTCAACGAATACACACTCTGGTTTTTCATCGATTGGTCCTTCATTAAACCATTTTTTGAAAAGGCCTTCTGCTTCATCAGAACTATTTAGTCCTTGTAAAGAAAGGGTTATATCTAAAAGACTACAAGCGTCTTCGAATACTAAGTGGAATAAATCTTCGTCATCCACTAATAAAATTGAATCTATCATTTTTTCATATTTATTTTTAGTTGCGTTCCACCTTCAGGTAGTTTATCACATGTTATAGAGAACTTATGTTCTTCTAAAATTGCTACACATATATTTAAACCTAAACCGGTCCCGCTTTCTTTCTGTCCTTCTTTTCGTGTATAAGGTTCTGATAATGCTTTAAAATCTTCTTGAGTCATTCCTCTACCATTATCTTCTACGAAAAGAACATCTTCAACTCTGTATATCTTTACAACCTTACTTGAACTATCATTATACTTCAATCCGTTTCTGATAAGATTGTCGAGTGCCGTACAAAAAAGAGCTTCATTGACATTCTCTGTTCCAATATCCTCTATCACTACTTGGTTCTTATAAGCGGTTGCTGATAAGTAATCTTCTAAAATAGCTTTAAGATCACACTCTGCTTTATTTAAAACAACGTCTTTCTTAACAAGGTTTGTGAACTCATAAACACCTTTATAAACTTTTTGTGTATGTCTAAGACCTTCTTTAATCATTTTGATAGGTGCTTCTATCTTTAACTCTTTTATTTGGTCTTCTGTCAATCTACGTTCTAATGAGTTTAAACCTCTTGGCATATAAGTGTTTATTCCACTATGCATATCGTGTCTAAGTATCTTAGCTGAGTGTTCTAAATAAGTATTCTTTCTTTCAATCTCAATCTGTTGTTTTACAGAAAGTGTTATATCGTTTGCAATCTTCATTATTCGGTAAGGCTTTCCATCCGTTCCAATGATTGGATTGTAGGTTGCTTGAAGAAATACTATAGAACCATCTTTTTTGACTCTTCTTATTTCTCCCATAAAATATTCTCCATTTTTAAGTACTTGCCAAAAGTCTTTATACTCTTTACTGTCTTTGTACTCTTCTTCTAAGAATATTTTATGTTTTTTACCCTTTATATCATCGAAAGAATATCCAAGTGTATCTAAGAACTGATGATTTGCATATATTATGTTTCCTTCCATATCAAATTCGATTACTGCGTTAGATCTGTTTATCGCATTCATCCTGTTGCTGATATCAACTTCTTTATTTTTAAGTTCTGTTAAATCTTGTCTAATAGATGTAAACCCTTTTAGAACATCATTCTTATCAAATGATGCCTTAATATAAGTGTCTAAATAGTAAAGGCTTCCGTCTTTTTTCTTGTTGGTAACCACTTCATTCCAGATTTTCTTATCTTTTATTACGGTATTATACATGTTATTCCAGAATTCTGGCGGTATTGCGATAAATGGTACTTCTTCCGAATCTTTAGTATATGTATCGGAGTTTACTTTATTATGGTCTTTACCAAGAGCTTCTTCTAATGTCCATCCAGAAACTTCTGTAAATTTTTTATTCACATATGTTATCTTCCCATTTTTATCAGCCTTTGATATAATGTTTGCCTCATCTATGAATCTCTCCATTTCAATAAGTTCATTTGAAACAATATTTGATTCTCTTACTGAATAAGCAAACGAATATAAAGATGATAACATTTGTGCAAAGTCAACTTCTACCTTTTGCCATTCTCTAAGTATAAGGTTTTCTATACAGATAACTCCTATAACTTTTCCTTTATATACGATTGGAACGTCTAGCATAGACTTTATACCAAGTGGCTTTAAGTAAGATTCTGTAAAGCATTTTGTTGCAGGATGTGTCTCTGCATCATTTGCGACTATTATAGGATCTATTGTAAGATGTTCAAAGTATCCACCAAAGTCTTTTTCAAAAAGTTCTATATTTTGGTAGAACTTATCTTCTGCTTTTACATAAAGCTGTTCACATAATATAGAAGTCTTGTCTTCGTTGTATAGCCAAATAGAACATCTATCTGCATCGATTGAATTGGTTACTTCTTTTACTAAAGCTTTTGCACCATTAGTTACATCACCTTCATAAAATAAATGATTATGTGATTGTTCTATAAGAACATTGTTTAGTTTTTTTAGATAGATTCCTTGCTTGGCATCTTCTTTACCTCTTTTTAGAAATTCCTTTGCGAATACTCCAAAGATTGGTATGAATAGTAGAAAGCATCCATATTCTATTCCTCTCGTCATCGGAGTTGATGGAATTTCTTCCATGAATACCATAGTCTTCACGATGAAGAATATAGACATGACAAAAATTGCCAGTCCAAGTGCAATTTTTGCTTTTATAGATGATTTGTTTTTATATTTATCCATCTTTTTAATAGTTTTGATTATATATTAAAAAAAAATCAAAAAAAATGATATTTATCAACCATGGCAAGGGTTTGTGAAAAACATGTCAACAATGGCAAGACATGTAGACAGAATATTTTTTAAACTTTTTTTCCTTTGTTTATATAACAATCTGTAAGCAAACTGACAATTGCCTGACAAAATGTCATAAAAAATATTTTGGCACGTAATTTGAAAGTATAAAGTAAAAAAATAAAAAAAACAATATGGCAAAAGACGTAATTATTGGAATCGACTTAGGAACCACTAACTCATGTGTGGCAGTCGTTGAAGGCGGCGAACCAGTCGTAATCAGTAACTCAGAAGGAAGAAGAACAACACCTTCTATCGTATCATTCACAGAAAACGACAGAAAAATTGGAGATCCTGCGAAAAGACAATCTGTAACGAATCCAAAAAACACAATCTACTCTATCAAAAGATTCATTGGAAAAGATTATTCAGCTTGTTCTGATGAAACTAAAAGAGTTCCTTATGAAGTGAAAAAATCAAAAACTGGAAATGTTCCTGTAGTGAATATCGATGGTAGAGACTATACTCCACAAGAACTTTCTGCAATGATTCTTCAAAAAATGAAGAAAACTGCTGAAGACTATTTAGGTCATGAAGTTAAAAGAGCGGTTATCACAGTTCCTGCATACTTTGGTGATGCAGAAAGAACAGCTACTATTGAAGCAGGAGAAATCGCTGGTTTAAAAGTAGAAAGAATCATCAACGAACCAACTGCAGCGGCATTGGCTTATGGCTTAGACAAAAAGAACACAGACTCTAAAATCTTAGTATTTGACTGCGGCGGGGGAACTCATGACGTATCTGTATTAGAGATTGGTGATGGTGTATTCGAAGTTAAATCTACTGACGGTGACACTCACTTAGGAGGAGACGACTTTGACAACGCAATCATCACTTGGATGCTTGACGAGTTCAAATCTGAGCACGCTATGGATTTAGCGAAAGATGCTATGGCTTTACAAAGATTGAAAGATGCTGCTGAGAAAGCTAAGATTGAGTTATCATCTACTAGTGAATCTGAAATCAACTTACCTTACATCACTGCGAAAGATGGTATGCCTTTACACTTTGTTAAGAAATTGACTAAGTCTAAGTTTGACCAAATGACTTCTTCTTTAGTAGATAGAGCAATTGCTTGTGCCAAGAGTGCATTAAAAAATGCAGACTTAAAACCATCTGATATTGATGAAGTAATCTTAGTTGGTGGTTCTACAAGAATCCCAGCAGTACAAGAAGCTATCGAGAAGTTCATCGGTAAGAAATCTAACAAATCAGTAAACCCTGATGAAGTTGTTGCTTTAGGAGCGGCTATTCAAGGTGCTGTATTGACAGGAGGAATCACTGACGTTCTTTTATTAGATGTAACTCCTTTATCATTAGGAATCGAAACAATGGGTGGTGTATTCACTAAACTTATTGAGGCGAACTGTACAATCCCAACAAGAAAAAGTGAGACTTTCTCTACTGCTTCTGACAACCAACCATCTGTAGAGCTTCACGTTCTTCAAGGTGAGAGAGCAATGGCAAAAGATAATAGATCTTTAGGTAGATTTAATCTTGACGGAATCATGTCAGCACCAAGAGGAGTTCCTCAGATTGAGGTAACTTTGGATATAGATGCAAATGGCATCTTGTCTGTGTCTGCTAAAGACAAAGCAACTGGTAAAGAAAACAAGATTAGAATCGAAGGTGGATCTCAACTTACAAAAGAAGAGATTGAGAAAATGAAAGCTGATGCTGAATTAAACGCAGAAGCAGATAAGATTGAAAAAGAGAAAGTTGAAAAACTTAATCAAGCAGATACTCAAATCTTCCAAACTGAAAAACAAATGAAAGAATTTGACGAAAAACTTACAGAAGAAGATAAGTCTACATTAAAAACAGACTTAGATGCTTTAAGAGCTGCATATACTGAGCAAGATGTTGCTAGGATTGATGCAACTTCTGAAAAGTTAAACGAAAGCTGGAATGCAATCAGTACTAGATTGTATCAAGAAAGCTCTCAAGAACCTCAAAACGAAAGTACTAATACAGAACCTAGTGGTAATGGCGAAGTAGAAGATACAGATTTTGAAGAAGTTAAATAAATAATCAAAACCCACTCATTGAGTGGGTTTTTTTTTGTATCTTTGTATGTAAATATATACTCTATGATAGAAACAAAAAAAGCAAAGCTGGCAGCAGTGGCACTTATCTTCAACGAAGACAAGACAAAACTTCTAGGAGTATCTCGAAAAGACAACTCTAAACTATTTGGCTTACCCGGTGGTAAGGTAGACGAAGGAGAAAGTATGACAGAAGGAGTAATTCGAGAAGTAAAAGAAGAAACCGGATTAGATGTTAAATCTGTAGCACCAATCTTTTTAAGAGAAGATGGAGAATTTGTAGCAGCAGTTTATTTAGTAACCGATTACAATGGTGAAGTTTCTACCAAAGAATCTGGTATAGTTGCTTGGATAACATTCGAAGATTTAAAACAAGGTGCTTTTTCTGAATATAACACTAAGTTAGAACAACATTTGAAGTTCTTAAATATTATATAATAAATGAAAGATCAAGAGTGGAAATATAATCAAAAAGCAGAAGATGCTTGGCAAGTTTTACGAATTCAAGGAGAATTTATAAAAGGATTTGACGAACTATCAAACTTATCACCATGTATATCAGTCTTTGGTTCCGCAAGAACAAAACAAGATGATAAATATTATAACGAAGCCATTAAACTATCAAAATTGATTGTTAAAAGTGGATACGGTGTAATAACTGGTGCAGGACCAGGTATAATGGAAGCCGCTAATGCAGGTGCTTATGGTAATGGTAAATCAATTGGATTACAGATTGAACTACCATTTGAAACAAGTGCTAATAATTTTATTGATGAATTAGTTACGTGTAGATACTTCTTTACAAGAAAAGTTTTCTTTTTAAAATACTCACAAGCCTTTGTTGCTTTTCCAGGTGGATTTGGAACTTTAGATGAACTATTTGAAACTATAACACTTATACAAACGAAACATTTAAGACCATTACCTATTGTTTTAGTTGGTAAAGATTATTGGGAAGGATTGGTTGAATGGATCAAAAAAACTATGTTAGTAGACGGTAAAGTTTCTAAAGAGGATCTAAACCTATTTGCAGTAGTAGATACTGCAGAAGAAGCAATGGAATATATTTTATCAAAATTAGAAGAGAATAAACCAAATTTTTAGTATCTTTGTTCTATGAAAAAGAATATGATGCGTATGCGTATAAGCATGAGAAACAACGCAAAAAAGAAAGTATATGTAGATATGGATGGAGTACTCTGTGACTTCTATGGGGCATCACTAAAAGCTAAAGAGGTAAACCCTTTACAGCCTTATCCGCAATCACAATGGGGATTCTTCCTTAAACTAGCAGAGATAAAAGACGCGGTCGAATCATATAGATTACTTGAAACAAAGTATGACGTATGGATCTTAACACGTCCTTCTTTTCAGAACGTAAACTGCTATACAGAGAAAGTTCAATGGGTTTTAGATCATCTGGGACCAGATGTAGTTAAGAAGACTATATTGATACCAAACAAATCTTTGGTTAAAGGAGACTATCTTATAGACGACCAGGGAGGATTCGGACAAGAAGAGTTTGAAGGAGAATGGCTGCACTTCGGACAAGAAAAGTTTCCAGACTGGAAATCAGTAGTAGAATATTTAATGAAATAAAAAAAGAGACTCAAACGAGTCTCTTTTTTTGTTATATCTTTTTAGTAGTTGTCTGGCGAAAACCAATCTCCCTCAGTAGATCTAGCTACTCTGATTGGTCCGTCGTATTCATCGTAGTCGTCTGAGTATTGTCCATCTGGATCAACCGCATCCATAGAGTTTCCGATGATATTTTCGTTTATGTTTATGAAACACATAGTATCCATATAAGGATAGCATCCACTTGGATTTGCGGACTTTACTTTACAAATAATGTTTGCTCTACTCAAGTCTTGGCTTCCATCTGTAAGTTTTTCGTCTGGAGACATAGATTGTTCTTTTTTATACCACCACCCGTTTTTCTCTGCAAATTGTTTGAAGATACCTACGTCTGAATCTTGAGATGTGTAGATTCTGTCCATAAACTGTGTGTCGTTTCCGTTGACATTACAATCCCATAAAATAGCTCTTCCTTTTATCTTTCTGGATACATATTTACCATCTTCTATAGTTCCGTTATCATCATATAGTATAACAAGACTTACTTCTGGATTTTTAGAGTATACCTCTAACCATTCTGAATCAGCATGTGCCATACAAGAGTTGTTTAATGATCCACCACCACTTTGATATTGGTCTTCCGAATACCAGTGTGTGATTTGATCTGCTTTTACGATTTCAAATTGTTTTAGTATATCTGCGGCAAAATCATATGTTGCTTTATACTCGTTTACGAATACTTCAATATCTTGATCTGTGAAAGTAACTTTTGCTGCAGTCAAGAATGCTCTAGCAAATCTTCCTATCTTAACAGGATTTCTTGCAGTCTTCCAGATAGCTTTTAAATCATCACTATCAAGTTCCATAGCTTCTTTGTTGACAACACCTATTCTTGGTTCTGATCCATTAGGTTCAACTTCTTCAACCATACAATAAGTTTTACCAGTAACACTTTGTGTCTCTGCTAATATAGCCAATAGAGTTCCTGTTTCTGGTGCCCAGTTTGTTCTTCCTTCTTTTACATATCCCAGTCTTTTGAATATCTTGTCGTTTCTATCGCTGTGTGTAAGGTATCTTCCACTATTCGTAACTCTGTAGTGTTCAGGTCTTCCTGCTGTAAGTTCTTGTACTTTTCTATCAGGTGTAAAAGATAACTCTTCTTTAGAATCTGTCATATCTACATAGTTTTGTGCAAGTCCGTCTACATCTTTTGATTGGAAGCTTAGAATAGCCGCTGCTATCTTATTACTTTTCATTCTATTAAGAAGGTTTACAAGTTTCTGTGAGAACACTGCCTTTGACTCTAAAAGCATTTCGTATGCAGCTTTTTCTGTGATATAGTCTCCGTATTTAAGAATATTCATGAATAAAATTATTATTTTTTATTATATATTAAAAAACCATTTCAAAAAACGGTATCCTCCCGATTTTATTACACCTATTTAATATATACTATATGAAAAAGAAAGTGGCTAAAATGATACTGATAATGGGTATAGGTCTGACCGAACTGGTTATGGATCTAGACCTTAGTTTTGCTACTTTTAATTCTATCGAATATGTTAAAGGAGAAAACAAAATATATCTTTATATCATGCATGAAGACGATGACTTGGAAATAAGTTATGATTTTGATGACTTAGATAAAGAAGACAAACATTTAGTCTACATCTCATTGGCATCGATACTTTATAACTAACCTTTATATCTTTCCTGTCTTTTCTTTTCGAGATAAGCTTCGATATCTGCATATGATACTGATCCTGGATTCTTTGTTATTAGATCTGGATTTCCGGCCTCTTTTTCTTCGAGTTTCTTTAACTCGTCGTTCTTTTTTTTCTCTTCATACTTAATATCCATTTCTTTTAGAATGTGTCCTAGATAGAAGTCCATACCTTTATCTCTAAACATTTTAAAATCAAAGTCGAACAAAAACTCTTCAAAGTTATCACCATAGTAAACCGCCAATATAGGTTCTGTTATGTAATGGTCTGTATAGAATCTTATATTACCTGCATTACCTTGTCCATAAATGGTTGTATTATAAGAGTTATTATAAAAGAATGAGAATTTATCTTTATCATTATATTTTCTCGCACCGTTCTTTTCTACGGTTGGTATAAGTCCAAGACTTACTCTAAAGTACCTTGATGTCTTTATATGACCTATAAGTTGAAAATTGGTTACTATGTTTACGTTCATGAGATATTTATTAAATATTTCTTTCTCCAATTGAAAAATGCCGACATTTGTCGGCATTTTTTATTCAGTTTCTATTTCTAGTTTTTCATCATCATCACTGAAGGTATCGTCTAGCTCTATCTTTAAATCAACCAAAAAGTTTTCATCTATGTCTTTTATCTTTACATTCTTGGTCATCTGTCCAAGAACTTCGAATGTTTCCAAATCATACTTTTTGAATTTAATGAAACAACTTTCAATATCTTCAAAAGAAAAATCTTTTGTAGGATCTTTAGGCATACCATCTTTTAAATCAATCAATAACAACATATTGTATGTTGCATCAGCATCACTAAACTTAATAGTAAGTGAGTCATATAGTTTTGAATACTTTGATATCTCAGAACTTTCCAACTGAACACCTAACTCTTTAAAACTAAGTTTTTTAGACTTACCTTTTCCTTTGGCTTTCATTATAGAGATATTTCCCTCTTTTTCTTGATCTTTAATATCAACTTGATCTTCAAACATCTTACCAATCTTTTTTTGAAGTTGCTTTAAAGCAGTCTCAATATAAGCTTCTGGTGTATCGTTAAACTCTTCGTTTATAAAATCTACAAATTTTCTAATCTTCATAACATATATATTAAAAATCTATTTCATATTTTTAAAAATCGAGTAGAAATTCAATATTAAGACATCAAATATCAATATATATAATGAAAGTATATGGCAAACTTAGTCAAAGACTTGCTGTATAAATAAAAATGATTCAATTCAAGAAAAAAAATAAAACTACAATATGAGTTTGTTGAACATCATCAAGAAAGACTTTGCACATTCCGATAAGGACATCACGATACAAGAGTATCTCAATCTTTGCAAAGAGGATAACAAAATATACGCATCTCCAGCAGAAAGAATGTTAGATGCCATCGGCGAACCGGCAATAGTCGATACTAAATTAGACGAAAGGCTGAGCAGAATCTACTCTAACAAAGTAATCAAAAGATACCCTGCATTCAACGAATTCTTTGGAATGGAAGAAACTATCGAACAAATTGTTTCTTTCTTCAAACATGCCGCACAAGGATTAGAAGAAAAAAAACAAATACTATACCTTTTAGGACCAGTAGGTGGAGGTAAGTCATCTTTGGCTGAAAGGTTGAAGCAACTTATGGAAAGAAGCACTATGTATGTGCTTGTTGCTGATGGTGAAGTATCTCCTGTGTGGGAAAGTCCACTTGGTCTTTTCGCAAACTACAGAAAAGAGTTAGAGGATGAATATGGAATCGCAAAAAGATACGTTCCTTCATGTGCTTCTCCTTGGGCAACAAAAAGATTAGCCGAATTTGAAGGTGATATCTCTAAGTTCAAAGTGAGAAAAATGAAGATGTCTATCGCGTCTCAAATCGGTATTGCTAAGACAGAACCAGGTGATGAAAACAATCAAGACATTTCAGCATTAGTAGGAAAAGTAGATATAAGAAAGTTGGCAGAGTTTCCACAGAATGATGCAGATGCTTATAACTATTCAGGATCTCTTTGTCGTGCAAACCAAGGTATGATGGAGTTCGTAGAGATGTTTAAAGCACCTATCAAAGTCCTACACCCTTTATTAACTGCAACTCAAGAAGGAAACTTCAATGGTACAGAAAACTTACCAGCTATTCCTTTTCAAGGTATTATCTTAGCACACTCTAATGAGTCTGAATGGGATGTTTTCTCAAATGATAAAAAGAACGAAGCTTTCTTAGACAGGGTTTACATCGTAAGAGTACCTTATTGCTTGAGAGTAAATGAAGAAGTAGAAATCTATAAAAAACTTCTTAAAGGTTCTTCTTTATCTGAAGCACCTTGTGCACCAAAGACTTTAGACTTATTGGCACAATTCTCTGTAATGACAAGATTGAAAGTTCCTGAAAACTCTAATCTATATTCAAAGATGAGAATCTATGATGGTGAGAACTTAAAAGAGTCTGATCCTAAAGCTAAATCATTACAAGAATATAAAGATAATGCCGGTGTTACTGAAGGAATGAATGGAATATCAACTCGTTTTGCATTTAAAGTTCTTTCTAAAGTATTCAACCACGATTCTGAAGAACTTGCTGCTAATCCAGTTCATTTATTCTACGTTCTTGAAAATGAGATTGTTAAAGCACAAATGCCAAAAGAAACTGAAGATTTCTATCTTAACATATTGAAATCTAAACTAAGCGGAAAATATGCAGAGTTTATCGGAGATGAGATTCAAAAAGCTTATGTTGATTCTTATCAAGAGTATGGACAAAACTTATTCGAAAGATATATTACTTATGCAGACCATTGGTGTCAAGATAACGACTATAGAGATCCAGAGACAGGACAACAATTCGATAGAGTAGCTTTGAATGAAGAACTTGAAAAGATTGAAAAACCTGCAGGTATTGCGAATCCTAAAGATTTCAGAAACGATTTAGTTCAGTTCTATTTAAGACACAAAGCTAAAAATGGATCAGCACCATCTTGGGATTCTTATGAGAAAATCAAGAATGTTATCGAAAAAAGAATATTCTCTAAAACAGAAGATTTGATTCCTGTAATCTCATTTACTGGAAAAGTATCTAAAGAAGAAGATAAAAAACATTCTGAGTTTATCGATAGAATGGTTGAAAGAGGATACACTAACAAACAAATTAAGCTATTAACTGACTGGTATTTAAGAGTTAGAAAAAGCTCATAATGATGTTAAAAAAATATAGAAGACCGGGCTATGGTGGAATCGAATTAGATTCCATCAAGCACCTTCTTCGTATGATAAAAATTAAAAACCTGATAGATGTCAATAAATATAGTAGATCGAAGAAAGAACTCTAAAGGGAAATCTTCAGAAAACAGACAGAGATTGCTTAAAAGAGTAGAGGATCAGATTAAGAAAGCATTGCCAGACATCGTCAAAAATACTAATGTAAAAGATCTTACTTCTTCCAACGGCAATATAAAAGTTCCTGTTAAAGGAATAGGTGAACCACAATTTCACTATGATAAAGATAGTGGTGATAAAAAGCATGTTCATCCAGGAAATAAAGAATACACTCAAGGAGATACTATTGAAAAGCCAAAAGGTGGACAAGGAAAGGGAAAAGGTCAGAAAGGTTCGAAAGATGGCGACCCAACAGAAGATGAATTTTCAGTTACGATAAGTAGAGAAGAGTTTTTAGACTACTTCTTCGCTGATTTAGAACTACCAGACATGGTTAAGAAACATCTAAACTCAATAGTAGACTTTAAACAAAAGAGAGCAGGATATTCCAACTACGGAAATCCAAGCAAGTTAAATATAACAAGATCCTACAAAAACTCTATGGCTAGAAGAATGGCTGTAGGTATGTTTTTCGACAAGAAGATAAAGGAGATAGAGGATAAGTTGAAGACCGAGACTGATTTGGTTTTGATTGCTGAGTTAGAGAAAGAGTTGGATAAGCTAAAGAAGATGAAGCTTTCAGTATCTTTCATGGAAGAGGTCGACCTTCAATACAACAACTTCGAAAAAGTAGCAGTTCCTGTAACGTCTGCTGTGATGTTCTGTGTTATGGACGTATCTGGATCGATGGGAGAAAAAGAAAAGGACATAGCAAAAAGATTTTTCATGTTACTTTATATGTTTTTGACTAAACAATATGAAAGGATTGAAATGGTTTTCATAAGACATACTACGGTCGCAAAAGAGGTAAATGAAGAAGAGTTCTTCAACTCTAGAGAAAGTGGTGGTACGGTTGTTATTTCTGCATTGGAATTGATGAGTAAAATCATAAAAGAAAGATATTCTAAAGATTGGAACATATATGCTGCTCAAGCATCTGATGGTGATGTTTGGGATAGATCGGACGCGGTAGATTGTGCCAGAATATTGGATGCTGATATATTAAACTCTGTACAATATATGATTTATATAGAGATATGTAGAAGAAGTGAAGGTGACTTATGGCAAAGTTATAAAACAATTGCTGATAAAAGAAATAACTTTGAAATAGGTAAAATTGATGAAGTAGGTGGAATCTGGAAAGTCTTTCAAGATTTCTTTAAAAAGAAGACAGCATAATGGATAAAGCAGATTTAAAAAAACTTTTTTCCCGATCAGATTGGGATGAAGAAACAATAATAGAGGCAGATAAGGTAGTTTCTAGAATAGCAGAAGAGTATCTTGGTTTGGAAACCTATCCAAATCAATTTGAGATAATATCATCCGAACAGATGTTAGATGCTTATTCTCTTATTGGACTTCCTATTTCATATAATCACTGGAAGTTTGGAAAAGACTTTGTTATGAACCAGAACAACTACAAAAAAGGTAGAATGGGATTGGCTTATGAACTTGTTATAAATTCAAATCCTTGTATATCATATAACATGGAAGACAATACTACTTGTTTAATGGTACTTGTTTTGGCACATGCCGCATACGGCCACAACCATTTTTTCAAAAACAACTATCTATTCAAACAATGGACTCAGGCAGATGCAATAATAGACTATATGGTCTTTGCAAAGAACTTTGTGACTAAATGTGAAGAGAAATATGGTTTTGATGAAGTAGAGGCGGTATTGGATTCTTGTCATGCTCTTATGAACTATGGTGTAGATAAATATCAAAAGCCAAGAAAGATATCACCAGGCGAAGAAAAAGAAAGACTTAAAAAGAAATTAGAAGATGATCAGGTCTTTTTAGACGATATCTGGAGAACTCTTCCTAAGGAAAAGCAAGAAATTGCAAAAGAAAGAAGATTTCCTGAGCAACCGGAAGAAAATATTCTTTATTTCATAGAAAAGAACTCTCCTAAGTTAAAAGGTTGGCAAAGAGAGCTTGTTAGAATCGTAAGAAAGACTTCTCAATATTTCTACCCACAAGGACAATCTAAAGTCACTAATGAAGGCTGTGCCACATTCACACATTATGAGATAATCAATAAGATGTATGAAGAAGGATATTTAGGTGATGACTTTATGTTAGAGTTCTTTCATCATCACTCAAATGTAATATTTCAACCAGGTTTTGATTCTAACTACTATTCAGGACTAAATCCATACACACTGGGATTCAACATATTCACAGATTTGAAGAGGATGTCTTTGAATCCTACACAAGAAGACAAAAATTGGTTTCCAGAAATAGCAGGAAAAGGAAATTGGTCAGAAACTTTTAGATATATTGTAGAGAACTTCAAAGACGAGACTTTCGTTCTTCAGTACCTATCTCCAAAGGTGATAAGAGACATGAAGCTTTTCTGCCTTACGGACGAAGAAGAGGCGACACACTACGAAGTTTCTGCAATACATGACGAATACGGATATAAAAAAGTTAGACAAACACTTTCTGAATCTTACAACCGAAGTAGATACGTTCCTGACATACAGGTCTATGACATAGACGTATACGGAGACAGAACGCTTACATTAGAACACACTCAGGTCAACAAGCGATCACTGGATTCAGGGTCAATATCTAAGGTACTGCCTCACGTAGAATATCTTTGGGGATTTCCGGTCAGGATGATGGAAGAAGGAAAAGAAATAGGAACAACAAAAAAAGCGCTTTGATAGCGTTTTTTTTTGTATATTTGTGAAAAATAAAGTTATGAGCAGGACTATAAAGACGAACTCCGGATCGGAATTCATAACCAACATAAGTACAGAGCAGTTCATCGGCATTCTATGTAAAGAAGTTGGTGCGAAGCATGATAGTGACTTCGTGGGTTCTACTATGGCGTACGATATGACTGAAGATGAAGCGAACGACGCTGCTTATAAAATAACGACGTTCCTTTCAAGAGAAAGATACTTCAGGTTCTTTGAAAAAATAAAACCGCTTTTCTTTGACGAAGACGCATCAATATATACCTTTATAGGAAGTGTCGAAGACATAATAGATAAACTAAAACAATCAAAAGGATACGAATGCTTATGAATAGAATAGGATATTGTTGCATACCTATGGGATGTAATGTCGGTAAGAAAAAGAAAGAACAGATACAAGTCAACAGAGGAATGGTCAAGAAAACTTTCTTAGCCAAAGGTATTACCTATGCTTCAGAACTTATTGTAGAGAATCTAAAAGATACTTTAAAGGTACTCGAATACAACATAAAGAACGACATCTATGTCTATAGATTGTCTTCTGATTCTTTTCCGTGGATGACAGAGTACAAATTTGAAGACTTACCAAACTTCACATACATTCATAGTCTGATGAAGAAGATTGGTGACTTTATCAAAGACAACGACATCAGAGTATCATATCATCCTGGCCCTTTCAACGTTTTGGCGAGTGAGAACCCTTCTGTTGTCGTTAAGACAATCGATGAACTTAACAAACACGCAGAGCTTATGGATTTGATAGGTCTCGATAAGACTCACTACTATCCAATCAATATTCACATCAACACAACTAAGCCAACACGAGAAGAGGCAGCACAGCGATTTGTAGATGGTTTTGCACTTTTATCAGACTCTTGTAAAGCTAGATTGACATTAGAGAACGATGATAGTCCAAATCAATATTCTGTGAAGATACTTCACGACTTGGTTCATACTAAGATTGGTATTCCAATCGTATTCGACCAACATCACTTCAACTATGGTCCACAAGACCAAACTATGGAAGAAGCACTTAGATTGGCACACTCTACTTGGAACGTAAAGCCATTGACACATATTAGTTCACCAAAGACATTAGAAGATGCAACAGGAAGAGCAACAGCACACGCAGACTACATTTATGAAGAGATTCAAACGTATGGTCTCGAATTTGATACAGAGATTGAAGCAAAAGCTAAAGACCTTGCCGTCATTAAGTATAGAAGCCAATTTAAAGTACTCAAAGGCTAAGTTTAAAGTAGGAGACGACGATAGACTTAAAGAGTTAGGTATATGATAAATATGTTTTTAGAAATAGGTTTCAAGCTTGTTAAGCAAGAAGATACTGAAGTCGGTTATGTAAGAGAGTATAAGTATTATCCAGACTATATGGAAGATAAACACTATACACTGGTTCTATTCACATATAAAAAAGGTAGTGATAACGATTGGCGTCTTTATATTCATAGAAATGAAGATGGTAGCTATGTTGAGAGTCCATTTCAGTTGTCTGATTACACCAATCGAAACAAAGTATTTATAAAAGAGCATTTCGATAAGATATTCTTCGCTGAGATAAGAAATCAAAAACTGGAAAAAATTGGAATATGAAAGAACAACTAAATGATATAGTAAGAACACTAATCTCTGCCACCAAAAACGGAAGTCTGGTTTGGACAGAGGATAATCCAAATTTAAAGACCAGAACATACAAAAGAAAGATGGAGACGAAGGGGTCTGATGATACTGTATTCGAAATGAATATAGAGTACACATTGTCAGACGACAAATGGCGATTAGAGGAAAATAGTTTATGGATTACGAACGCCACTCTTCCTAATGGAAGATATAACATTGGCGTCTATAAGAACAAAGACGTAATTGTTTTAAGAGATTTAATAATCGAGAAGTTCTGTTCAGATTTAGATCCAAAGATAGAAGTAGTTGAAGACATTCTTACAGATATCTGTAAAGGTATATCTATTTCTACATTAAGAGACAACAAGCTTAAAGATTTGGGTATTTAGATTTATTTACATATCTTTGTGGTATGAATGAAAAAATATTTAAACTGGCGAAGATAGAAGCAGAATGGATGCGATACTATGGCTTTGTCGATTCTAGATTAGAAGAAAAGTTTGACGACATCGACTTCTATGATAGAATGATTCCTATTGGATACTCAAAAGTATATACCCCATTGGTTCAGAAATGTCCAATGGGTTTTGTCAATGGCTTAGATCCTGAAACAGTAGAGGTAGTGTATGGTCCAAGAAATCACGAAAATAACGTCTACACACCATTAGAGTTTGTTATCTACAACAAAATTGATGGTTATTTAGATATAATAAAGTTGATAAAAGGTCAATAGAAGATAGAGATATTAAATATATATCTCTATGAAAAAAACAATACTACTATTACTAATGACGTTGCTTTCTACGACTCTTATGTCTCAGATTGTAGCAACCAAGAACAAACTTATTCTGAATCATGGAGATATGATTCTTTATTTAAGCAACGATACTCTTCCAATGGTATCGAGACATTCAGTGTCTTATTCTAAATTCAAACTTGATAAAGATCGTGATGATAACTGGTTTCAAGACAAATACAAGAAGATGGATAAAGGTGCTTATAAAGGAACTGGATATGATTTAGGACACTTAACTCCTTCTCATATAACATCTTATGATGATACTTTGAATCACAGATCGTTTAGTCTATACAATCAAGCACCACAACTAGCTAAGTTCAATAGAGGAAACTGGAAAAGTTTAGAAGCATCTGTAGAAGACTCTATTCTAAAGTACAAATCAAATGCTACTATAATAACAGGAGTTATCTACGACGCGACGTGTAAGCCACTTCCAAATTCTAGAATAACAATACCAAGTAGTTATTTCAAAGTTTTGTATATAGGAAAGAAGGTTTATTGCTGGATAGGATCGAATACGAATAGTGGGGAAGTTAAACCGATAAAACTGGTAGAACTCAATGCCATATTTGAAAAGAATAAAATGGGACTTACCATAATATAAAAAAAGAGAGCATTAGCTCTCTTTTTTTATACTTAGTTCAGGATATTTATTCCTTACATTGTCGCTTATCTTAATCGCTTCATCATATTCGTTTATTCTTACAAATACTGTCTCACATTTTAATGCAATACTTTCTTTTTCGGTATCAACAGAATGTGTTCTTATTTCTGCCGTAAGTGTTATTGATGTATTACCAATCTTTTTAATACCTACATATGTCTTATAGATTTGATTTGCAGAGATTGCTTTAACAAACTCTACGTTCATTGTCTTAGTTACAATCCAAGGAGTGTCACAAACCTCTGCCGCAAATACCGCACATACAGAGTCGAGCTCTGCCATTTGATCTGCACCAAACATACGATTATGTACGCCAATATCTTTTACTTTACAGAATTGGCTATTTCTACATATCATTTCACCTTTTCTTAATAACTCTACGTTAAATTCTCTTTGTGTCATATTCCTAAATCGTTTAGTTTATCTTCTCTTATTTCACTTTTCAATTCATCAAGCATTTTTACCACACTAGGACCACCATAATTTTTTATATCAATCATACTTAACCTATATGAATATTCTTTTTTAGTACTTTTATGTTTGAATTTGAATACCGGTGCCATCGCCTCATCAATTTCCATTTCATATGAAAAGTATTCACTTAGCTTTTCTAACTCGTTTAGAAAATTATCTCCTAAATTATTCAAAGCCAATCATATTTTACTATTTCAATACCAGCTTCTCTTAGAAAGTCTAACCCAGTTATGTCTTTGTATTCTTCTACGTAAACAAGTTTTTTGATACCAGATTGAAGAATAAGTTTTGAACAATCTCTACAAGGAGAATGTGTTTGATAAAGAGTTCCACCTTCGCAAGAATGTCCGTGACGAGCACACTTTAAAATGGCATTGGCTTCACCGTGGATAACATCCCATTTAGTCTCACCATTATCAAGCTCACAAGCGTTTTCTTGACCTGCTGCGGTTCCGTTATATCCATCTGATATAATCATACCATTCTTTACTATAAGAGCACCTACCTGCTTTCTGGTACAATGAGAAAGCTTGGCCCACTCCTTCGCCATATTCAAATAAGTTCTGTCGTATCTTTCTTGCTTATTCATTGAACATTTTGTTTATCTTATTCATTCTTAAATCATTCTTTTTCAAGCCAAGCATTCTCATCAGATATTCTTTGGAAAACATAGGCTGACCACTATTTATCATAGAACCCATCTTGTTCATAATTTCCTTTACCTTTTCTACTTCCATGAGTTTCTCAATGAATTTATCTTTTCCATCCTTTTATCAGGAATCAGTCTTTTGATAAGCCTTTCATATGCTTCTGCATGATATGTTTCTGGATAGATTCGACCATTTGAGCCGAGCCTATCAAACTGCTGAAGAACTCCTTCAAGTATGATTCTGTCGCCTACTTGTTCCATGATAGTATCTTTATTATCTTTTTCTTTCTGGCCTCAACTCTTTCCGTCATTATCTCAGAAATCATATCAGAGACTTGCTTTGAGGTAATGATATAATTGCCAGCACCACTTTTTGCGACTTTGTTTATGTACGCAGACGATTGAAGTATCTTTTCATAAAGATTCTTTTGGTGTTGGCTATCATTCATTATGCTTTTTTGTCGATCTGGTTTATTCCAAGCTCGATTAAAGTGATTCTACCAAATACAGAAACAGCAACTTTTACTTTTTCTCCGCTTACTTGCTCAATCTTTCCAGTGAAAGTATTGAAAGGTCCATCTAATATCTGAACTTCTTCTCCAACGATGAATCTTACTTCAACTTCGACTTCTTCTTTTACTCTTTGTTGTTCACCAATCATTCTATCAACTTCTAACTGTGTAAGTGGAAGTATGTCTCCTGCTCTACTTGTCAAGAATCCTTGAGCACCGTTAAGTCCTTTTAAGAAATATTTAAGTTCTCCGATTGCGTTGGTCTCGATAAAGATATATCCAGGGAATTTAATCTTCTCTCTTTTTACTTTCTTTCCGTTTTTCAAATAGAATGAGTTTTCAATAGGAACGATGACTCTTCCAAGTTTACCCATAAGGTCTCCTACTTCTCCTTCTTTGATTAGCTTTTCAGAAACAGATTTTTCTCTGTTGCTTTGTGCTCTTAGTACGTACCACTTTAATGTGGACTCTCTTTCAACTATTTTCATATTCGTTTGTTGTTTTTTAGTTTCCTTTTTCTAACTTCTTTAAGTAAGTTTGTTCTTCTTTTATAAAATCTGGATATTTATCAATCAGATAATCTAAGTCTGACTCTTTTATTGCGAAATGTCTAAGAAGTTGCTTGTATTCTTTTTCTGGCATATCTTTTTCCTGTTTAGGACTTTTCGACCAGAACCAATCTGGATATGGTTGAGTTTTCATAAAATGAAACCAAAGATCCATAGCAGTTGCTTTATCTATCGTTTTTAAGTTTAAAAGTTGTGCTTTTTGAGGATATTTTTTAGAAAAGTATCGATTGAAGATAAAGAAGAACTTCTCTTTATCTTCATCGTTTACTTTCTTTTTATCGTTTGTATATATCCAGTCGTTTTTGAATTTGAATATCGCGTTGGCGACATCTATTATTTCAGCCATTGTTAAGCAGGTTATTAAGTGTGTATTCTCTTGACCAAACTCTGTCTACCTTAGACAAGAAGTCTATTCCAAATAATTCTATCATCTCATCATCGGAAAGTTTATATTCAAACTCTGTATCTATTGGAACGTACTTACCGTTCTTCAGTTTGAACTCGAATATACCAGTCGCCGGATTGTAGACTTTACACTCTACCTCTATTCTATCAAAGCTCTCTAATTTTTCTTTTAAATTAGAAAGTATCTTAGGTACTCCTGTTTTATCCTGTTCAGTATCTGAAGAAACCCACTCACTATAGTAGCAGATCATTCTTAGTATAGAACGATTCTTCAATGAAGAGAAGACTCTTTCTATTACAGGAGTCCACTTCTTTTCATATTCTTTAAGTTTTGTGTTATCCAACGTTCTCATACCCGGTCTCCATCTTTTCGATAATCTCGTCTGGAAGATTGTGAAGTCTCAAATCGATAAGCTTGAAGTTTCCTTTTATGTTCTCTACGATTTCTTCAATCTTGGACTTGCTCAACTTTTTCTTCTCACAGATTAAATCCGCGATGTTTTCGTGTAAGTCTGGATCAGCTAAGTTTACTTCACCGAATTCTTCGATATAAGAGTCATAGATTCCTTTGGCACCTTTAGAGCCAATACCTCTGGTCTTACCGTTTTTAGTTACATTCCAAACAGAAGAGATGTTATCACTTTGATCTCCAGATATAATCTTTATCATAAGAGATTCGATAGGGTTTATCTCGTTTAGTTCATATTTAGTTATGAATCTATCCATAAGAGCTAAAAACTCTGTATTGTCGTTCAGTTCAAAGATATCGTCGTTTGGAAGCTTAGATACTTTGTTCAAGAATATTTGATAGTTCTGAGGAAGAAACAATTTCTCTTTGTTGAACATCTCGTTAGACATGATGTTTATGTAAAGAGGGTCTAAACCATAGTTTACTATTTGTTTGATATCATAGTCATTAGAAACTATGATTGTAGAACGAGATTCTTTATTAGCTCTTTCAACTAAGAAAGAAATCCAGTCATCACCTTCAACGTGAGGTGCTTCTAATACTTTAGTACCTGCTGCGATTCCTTTTTTGAAATCACCATAGGTTTCGTAGACGAAGTTCCAGTCAATGTCGGTGTCTTTTTTTCGAGTGGCTTTGTATGCACTTGTGTATTGTTTTCTCCAAGATTTTTCTTTAGAGTCGGAAACTAAGTAAATATTGGCAAATGGATACCATTTGCGGTAGTTACTTATAGTATTTTCTAGGGACTTGTGTAATGCACCAAAAAGTAGATTATTCTTATGTAATGTAAAAACCAGTTTGCTTAAAATATAATTCCCATCGATGATAAGGTCAACTAACATATAGCAGTTATTATTTTTTATTATATAGAAAAAAATCGCTGTTATGTTTTGAAATATAATATATTTATAGTATCTGGTTTATCTGAATCTCTCTATAAACTCTATCAAAATCGTCTCTTATATCTTGTGGATATTCGTATTTTTTTGTACTGGTATAATAGTCATAGTCTTGTCTATTGACAATCTTTTTAACTATTTCGTAGTTTTCTTTTATCAAAGGAATGCATTCTTCTTTAGTACACCATTTAGTCATGTTGTGTATAAGATCAAATTGCATCGCTTCGAATCCTTTGAAGAACTCTTTTTGTATGTAGGATCTAAAATAGTGATGTATTATTGCGTTCTTATGGTCTTCAACACCTTTTGGATTAGAAAACTCAGGTGTAGTAAAATAAAACTCTACGTCAAGCTCTACGAGTCTTTTGGTAATCTTCAACACGGGTTTGACTATTCTTTTGTCTAAAAAAACATAGACTGCATCATCTTCGATATAACAAATAGGAATATTGACATACTTTTTGTATGTTAGTTGGTTCTTACCGACTTTCCAAGCATCAGAGCCATCCGGTATCAGATTACTTAATTCCATATTCTTTTAAAATATTAAACAGTAAAAGTTTATTCTCTTCTCTTGTTCTTAGCTGTCCTTTGTTCCTCCAGCCAGTAGTTTTGTTAGAAGAATACTTTTCTTTGTATTTAGAATCCCATTTAGTAGTTGTGTGGGTCTTATATCTAAAGCTGTTTTCTGTTCCAATAAAGTCTGCGAGAGTAGGTGCAACTGTGTATAAACCGTTGGCATCGGTAAATCGATACCAATACCCACGGATATTACTAAGTCGTCTTATGACTTTTTTTTCTTCTATATATCTGCGATACGCACGATCTCTCATAGAAGCAAAGATACGGAAAAACTATTTGGTATCAAAAATCTTTTCGATTACTCTTTGAATCTTCATCCTTCTCATAGTAGCATTGAATCTGCTATTCTGTGATTTTATCATCTTGTTGAAGTCAGACAAAGAAATATATCCATCGGCGACCTTTACGTCGTCTTCTCTTTCCTTCTTGTCTGTTACTACTATCATTTCAACAACTCGTTCTTTCTTAAATCTGCACTTTTACCAAACCAAGTTTCTAAAGATCCTTTTGATGCTTCGTCTTTTGTTATTAGAGTAAGTCTAGGTCTGTTGATAATATCATCATACTCATCATCGACAAGTGCTGCCAATCCTTTCTTATACTTTATCTCGAATTGTTTTAGGTCGTTTTGTTCAGCCCAAATATTGTATTCGTTCTGTGTATAGAAAAGAACTTTCTTCTTTGTCTTAGCTTTTGGTATTGCAACAACGATTGGAGTCTCTACTTTATAAATCATCTTACGCTCAAACATATCCGGCCAGTATTTGTAGAAGAAGTTTATCAAAAGAGCAGAAATTGCATTACCATCCATATCAGCATCAGTGAATATAAGAACTCGACCATATCTAAGATTTCTAACATCTATCTCTTGTCCAAGTTTCAATCCAATAGAGGCCATTAAGTTTACTGCCTCATCATTCTGAACCAGCTTTTGATTTGTGATTTCAGATACATTGACAAACTTTCCTTTAAGTGCGAAGGCACCCATTGTTTCTGGTGTTCTATACTTTCTAAATGCAGAGATTGCAGAGTCTCCCTCAAACAATCCAATAGAATACTTCCATCTGTCTTTACCTTTAGCATCGATAAGTTTCTCAACTTTAATCTTTGTAAGTTTCTTATTAAGATCTCTTTGAAGTTTGCTATCCTCTGCATTCTTCTTTTGTTGAATCCAATCTAAGATAGAGTTTACTATCTCTGACTTTAAGATTGACTGTATAAGTTTAGCACTTACTTCGAATGTAGTTCCAAACTCTTTTACCTCAGTGATAAGTTTTTCTTTAGTCTGAGATGAGAATGAAGGATTGATTACCGTTGCATCTAAGAATAAGAACATATGTTGTTTTAATTCAGATGGTTTGATATCTACTTTATGTTTCTTTAAGAAGAACTCTCTAAGACTTACTATGATTTGATTCATCACATAGTCTACGTGTGTTCCCCCATCATAAGTCTCGGTAGTATTTGCGAAACTTACTTGCTGGAATCCGTTTTGTGAAAGAGCAATACCTAATGACCAGGTTTTATCTTTCTTAAATTCGTAGAAGTATTCTTGTGTATAAAGTTTGATATAGTCTTCGAATGTGTTTATGTTTATTAAATCACCATTGAAATAAATCTTCAATCCTGTATTACAAGCTGCAATATCATAGATTCTTTTCTCAATCATTTTGTAGTGGTCATCGTCTATATCAGTAAGTCCAAACTTCTCTAAGTCTGTTATGTAGGATATTTCTGTATGATTTGCTTTTGCTTTCTTTACTACTGGTTGAGTACGGTCTCTCATGTTATTAGAGAAAGTTTGTGTAAAACTATTCTTACCATCACAAGTAGATATTTTAAACTCTTTTGAGTAAATGTTTGTAAGTGTAGAACCAACACCATTCGTTCCTGCCCAAGACCTTTCTTCAGTGTCGTCGAAGTTAGAACCTGCTTTTAGGTTTGAGAAAACCATCTCTGGAATCCACTCATCGTGTTCTGTGTTCTTTACGACAGGAATACCACCGTTGTCCCAGATAGTGACTTTGTTTTTCTTTCTATCTAAGTCTACTTTTATGGTGTTTAATTTAGAGCCTTCTCTTTTACTTTCATCGACAGAGTTCGTAACAATCTCATCGAATATCTTTAGGAATCCTGGGTTATATGTAATCTCTCGTTGTGTCATCTTTCCTTCTTCCACGATCCATTTGTTGGCCGTATGAGGTTTGATAGAGCCGATATACATACCAGGTCTAAGAATAACGTGCGAGATGTCGTCTAGCTTTTTGAACTTTTTATCAACTGACATTGAATTTCGATTTTTTGTTTATATATATCAAAAAATCTTTTTTGTTTACTTTCTGAGATTTAATAAGACTTAACAACAACGGTATTTGAAGTCCAAACAAAGAGATTTTCTTTATTGTATAGTTTAGAACTCATTAAATCATTCATTGTACCAAATCCAATTAGTCCAGATTCTAAAAGTGTCTTTGCCATTTCACCACAATCTTCTGTGGTCAAATCATCATAGCTGATACTTTTTAAATGACCAATCTTGGAATCGAGCATAGATAAAGCTTCTTTTCCTTCTACACATTTAGGTTCCATTCTACCACCGTTTCCTAAATAGTAATTTGTCTTGTAGAACCATTCGTTTATAGGCCACATGAATGTCCAGCCTATTTTTTGATTAGCATCTTTCAATTCAATCTCATATTTATATTGGCCGTATAACTTAGCTCTGAATGCCTCTCTTGTGGCAGTATCGTCTGTCATGAAATGAATGGCTACTTTATTGTCTGGGAATCCATTCTCAACAAGCTTTTTTGTCCACTCATAAACACCTTCAGTATCTTCGTCTATTTCTTGATACTTACGTCTTAAAGTTGGAGTTAGTTCTCCTTCTGGTATCTCAGTATGGCTGAACCTAACAAATCTAACTGAACCGAATTTCTCAAATAATTTAATATATTTTTGTTCTTTTAAAGGTATTTCTGGAGTAACATCAAAGGTGTCGTTTAGATATTTCTTTAGTTCATTCTCAATATAATTGTCTGGAACCGGCTTATCTGCTGGCTCTGTCTCCATCTTATTACTCAAATAGTTTGTGAACGCATCAATAACCTCAGGTTTTAAAGCTTCGATTAATCTATCTTCTACAACGAAAGCTCTTGTAAATCTATCTTCTACTTCTACTTCACCTTCTGGTATTTTAACTACAGTTTTTATAAAGCTTTTAAGAAAGTCTGTGTATTTAGAATCAGGATCTAAATTATTAAATATTGGTTTAGTTATTTTATTGAATAATCTTGTACTACCAAATATTAAACCAACAATTGCCATTATAGGAAAGAAAGGTGCTAAAGCCATAGGTATTGCTCTAGGAAGTGCAGCCCAAAGTGCTTTTTTAGTATCTTGACCAATCTTTGCTTCTTTTGCGTCTCTGAATATTGCGTTCAGCATTCCAAACGTGAATTCTTTACCGTTTTCGATTAGGTAAGTACCAAGTTCTCCTTTTTTTGCTAAGTCAACTTGTTTTTCTAATTCTTCTCCTTCAACTCCCATCTTTTTAAGTTCATCTTCTAAGTGATCGTCTTTTAAAAGTAAGTTTTCGTTAACGTAGCTATTGTATCTCTTTATTCTCATAATAAACAAAATTCGTGTTTTAGTATATATTAAATTGATATTCTAAAAAACAAAAATATTTTTTACTATATAGGAAACTATGACAGAAAAAACAATAACAGAATTCTTATCAGTAGAATACAAAGATTTTGCTATGTATTCCATTGAAGGACGTGCAATTCCGTCGTGTATAGATGGGTTCAAACCTTCTCAAAGAAAAGTAATACACGTTGCTAATCAGATATGGAAAACAGGAAATGAAAAGGTTCTTAAAATATTCCAGTTATCTGGTAAAGTAGCCAGCGACGTATTCTATCATCACGGTGATGCCAGTTTGAACTCGGCAATCATAAACATGGCACAAAAGTTTAAAAATAATGCACCGCTCTTAGAAGAAGATGGTCAGTTTGGATCTTTAAGATCACCACAAGCAGGTGCTCCTCGATATATCGGTACAAAACTATCTGATAACTTCAGATTGATTTATAAAGACTTTGACTTACTAAACTACAAAGAAGAAGAAGGTGAAAGTATAGAACCAGAGTTTTTCTTACCTATCATACCTACAGTTCTTATAAACGGATCTTCAGGTATCGCAGTAGGATTTGCAACAAACATCTTAAACAGAGATGTTAAGAGTGTGACGGATTCTTGTATAAAGATTCTTACAGGAAAGAAGATAGAAGAGATTGCTCCTTCATTAAGAGAGTTCACTGGTGATTTTGTACAAGACACAGAGAATCATAAGAGATGGATTATCAGAGGTAAGATTGAAAGATTGAATACTTCTACTGTAAAGATTACAGAACTACCACCTTCGATGACTTTCGAGAAGTATGAGGATTTATTAGATAAACTTTGTGATTCAAAAGAGATTGTTTCTTATGATGACAACTGTAAAGATAGTATCGAATATATCATAAAATTCACAAGAGCAGACTTAGAGAAACACACTGACGAAAAGCTTATCAAAATGTTTAAGTTAGAAGAAGCTTCTACTGAGATATTCTCTACATTAGATGAGAATGGGAAACTTCTTATATTCGAAAAGACTTCAGAGATAATAGAATATTTCGTTGCGTTCAGACTTTCTTATTACCACAAAAGAAAAGCATTCATGCTTGCTAAGATGAATCACGATCTTAAGATTCTAAGCAACAGAGGTAGATTCATTAAAGCTATCTTAGATGAGAAACTTAAAATAAACAATGTTTCTAAAGCACTTATCATTGAAGGAATTGTAGAGATGAAACTTGATAAGATTGATGACTCTTACGACTACTTATTGAGAATGCCAATCTACTCTTTGACTAAAGAGCTTTTCGAAAAACTGAAGGAAGACTTCACTACTAAGAAAGGTGAGATTAAAAAACTTGAAGAAACAGATCCTAAGGATATGTATTTAGATGATCTTAATGATTTGAAAAAGAAATTCAAATAATAATCTTCGTATATTTAACAAATGAGAGAAGGAAGGATTGGTGGATGGAAAATAATCTCACACCAAAATAACTATGGTGGACTTTTCGAGATGTCATCGGTGATATTCGAAATCGCTGATGACTTTTGGTATTTGTATGTAGATCAAAACAAATTATACGATGTTATGAACATGCCTTCTTACATAGTAGAAGATTGGCTATGGGTAAACAGAAAAGTAATAGATGAAAAGACTATCGAATATCATATCGAAAGAGCAGAGGTGGATGTCAAGCATCAAACGAAAAAACATCAGTCACTTATGAAAAGTCCAATTTCACATGTAATCAATGAAAAAAGTTCCGAAAAGGACATAACGACCGCAGAGGAAAAGCTGGCGGTATTACAAGCCATTCGAAGAAGTATAAAAATCAGTAAAATATTATAATGTGGACAATTGTCCGTTGTGAGAGCTAGACCAACACACTATCTTTGTTTAAACAAATAAACAATAGTGTTATGGAAAGAAACAACAACAAAATAGTAGCAGATTACTTAGTAAGTAAATCAGAAATGTCTATAGACAAAATGGGTTGGTATGTAGACGAATACACCAATATTCCTTATCTAAATCCACCATTCGACAAATCTTGGGATATACTTATTCATGCTTGGCATATCTTTACAACCGAGCAATGGAATAAAGGAATCGATTTATCTTATACCGTTGCAGACTTCAATGACTGTGTAGTTAGAAACGCACCTAAAAATGCATGTGAGATATTGGCGAACGCTATTCTTCATAGATCAATTGTTAAAAACGTAACGGTAAGTCTTAAATGTTACGACAAATTTGGAGAAGAACTTTTTCTTGGTGATACGGTTGATGTTCAACAAGCAGGTAAACATATAATCTATAAAAAGAAAGACGGACATCTTTATTTTAGACCATACGGTGAAGAAGAAAGAGTTAAGGATTATTTTTCAAATGATATTATTAAAGTGAGAAAATAATCCGTATCTTTGTTACATATACATAAAACTATGGACAAGAAAAAATCATTGAGAGACTTTGCACCAGTCGGAAAGAAAGAGTGTGAATCAAATTGTAAAAGAGAAGTTGCTATGACTCCTGATGGTCCAGTAGTTTTATGTACTGGATGTATGAGAATAGTAATCGATAACAGAAATAAGTAATGATATTCTTTCTTATATCAATCTTCTATGTCATTTCATGTGATGCAATTGCGAACATAGGTGAAACAAGAAAGATTGGCAGACCCTGGGCTTTTATATTCAGTTTTTTGCTTACTCCAGTATTAGGCTGGGTAATAACATCTTTGTCTAAAGAATTAAGTGAAGATGAAATTGATTCTGAAATCGTCTATAAAGAAATACTCAAAATAAAAAGAGGTGACTTATTCACAATATCATTTCCCAGAATCATTTCTTTAATCATTGCAGTCAATGTAATGATGTTTGGCTTTGAAGTGCTATTAGATGCAAAGGGTGTTATCTCTATTATAGATCCACTAACTCTTTACTTAGGAAGTAAATTTCATTTGTGGCAGCTTGTCACACATCAATTCATACATGGTAGTGTAAATCATTTATATGGAAATATGATAATGCTTTTGATGGCAGGACCTTCGGTTGAAAAAAGATACGGAACTGAAAAGACTCTTTTAGGATATCTTCTATTTGGTATAGTAGGTGGTTTGATTCAGATGTATATGAATGGCGGTGGAGAAAATATGGCTGGTGCGTCTGGTGCAGTCTTTGGGATGCTGACAATATTTGCGATTATAGACAACTCTCATTATCTTAGATTCAAATGGCTTAAAGTAAGATATTTTTCCATTATAATAATACTATTCGAATTATTTAGTTTGAAGAATGCTGGTGATGGGATTGGACATTGGGCACACTTTGGTGGGATATTAGCAGGACTTATTTTTTACTTAACTCAGAGAAAAGATGGAAAAGAAGCTTAACGATATTAAAAGATATTTAAGAGATATAAAGTTCTCTATCATATTCGGTGAAGGACAGATTTCTTTGAAGAATGATTTAGAAGAATTTAGTGGTAAAGTTCCTTTCTTCTTTGGTAAATCACATCAAAAGAAGAGAAACAAATATATTGAACAGATGAAGGAGCTTGATGGTGTTCTTACCGGATCGGCAGCACTCAGTATGTATCGAATAAACGGAGTTCAGATATTCAAAAGAAATCCCAATGATTTAGACTTTATGGTGTCGAGAGACAACTTCATGAAGTTTTGTGGTATGAATAACTTTACTAATGTGAAGTACACCAACCAGGTAGTCTCACTGGATTTCTATACTGGGAAAGATAGAGGAGAAGATAGTTATGGTTGTCACAGAGGATACCGTTTCTATACAGACTTTGATGTTATTGGAACAGACGAAGAAGTCAAATACGAAACGGTTGGTGATTTAAAGGTCGCTAAGTTGATGGACATAATAAACTACAAGCTTCATCTGATTGACAAGTATATGAAGGATATAACTAATAGAGATGCTGAGAGTGAGTCGAAAAAACACATCCATGATTTGTTTATGATTGTAACTACAATAGCAGCTAATGAAAGCAAGACGGCTTAGTGACAAGAAGATACACATTGCTTGTGAGACGAAAATATTTTTCCTCAACGGTGGTGTTGAGGTTCTGTTAGATACCATTACTACCAGGTTCGTCTACAAAAGAATACATAGCACTTATGTTGATGGAACTCCCGTTAGTTGCTATTACGCCAACATAAAGCCAGGTTTCATTGCGGGTATCTGTAACAAGTATGGTATAAAGAAAAAGTTTGTTTTTTTTCCAGATAGTGAAGAGATTGGTAAGAAGTTTGAAGTAGATGTGGATGGTGAAAAAGTACTGGTTGCTTTTAACGATATAATTCTAACTGATGCAAACTGGTATACTGCTTGGAACAGAGAGCAACAATTGAAAAGTTTGTTGGGATAATAAACTTTTTATATATAAACACATATGTAAAATAATAGTCCGACCGGCCCATGGTAGATGGGGGTTTCGTTGATTCTTCAAAGTGGATTTATTTAATATTAAAATTAAATAAATAGAATATGAAGAAATTATTATTAGCAACGATATTTGTTTTGACGAGTATCTTTGCATTTACACAAACTTATTTAGTAGACCAACATTTTAGTGCTGTAGCACCTACTGGGTGGAGTTCAACATCTAGTGTGTGGAGTTTTGTTAGAAATGAATCCGCGACGGGTAACTATAGAAGTGTATTTGATGCTACTAAATACTCAGCTAGATTTTCATCTGCTGCTAACGGTAATTCAATTTATATCTATATTCCAATTAACTTTAAAAAAGATAGTATATATACTATTACATTTTATACTAAACGTGCGTGTTCAGTTGTAATTAATACTAATGAACTAGCAAATCAAACTACTCTATTAACCAATGAAACTTTTTCAAATTCAAGTTGTAATTCAAATTGGAATACTTGGTATCAATGGAGTACAACAATCACTTCAACGTATACTGGAACTGGTTATTTTCAAATATGGACTAAAACAGTATACGGTGGTCCAACATCGGTATATTTAGATGATTTAACTATATATGAATCATCTCCAGTTGGATTACCGATAGAGCTTTTATATTTCAAAGTAATGAGAGATAACCTATTGAATAAACTATTTTGGTCTACCGCATCAGAAAATAACAACGACTTCTTTACGATTGAAAAATCAATAAATGGTATTGATTGGGAAATTATTGATAGACAAAGTGGTGCAGGAAACTCTTCTATACAACTAAACTATTATTCTTTGGATCAAAGTGTGGAAAGTTTAATAAACTACTACAAACTAAAACAAACAGATTATGATGGTAAGTTTAAATACTCTGATATAATCTCTATTGACAATAGAATGAACTCTAAGTCTAAAGAGATTGAGAAGATTACAAATATACTTGGTCAGGAAGTCGACCTAACATATTATAGAGGTCTCGTCATAATATACTACACGGATGGATCTTCTGAAAAAGTTATAAAATAACAAAACTCCGCTTTGAACAGCGGAGTTTTTTTTGTATATTTGTCTTATGAAGAAAGAGCAGATCGAAAATATGATAGATAAGAAGATAGAAAAATCTCTATCTGAAAAAGAAACTATATCTACTATCACAACAGAGTTGAATAGAATGTCAGACAACATAGCTAAGACTCTTGCTAAGATTGAAGTGTGTGTAGAAGACTATATGGGAATGGATTTCGATTCCATCGAACCAATCCGTGTACGATATGTTGTTCATTACGTAAGGCATTGTAGAAAAAGAAAGTCTGACCTTGTTTGGCTTTTGGCAAAAAGTATCGAGCTTAGAAAAACTAATCCAGAAATGTTTAAACTTTTAAAATTCAAAGAGAAAATGACATGCTAGATTATTTCATCCATGTACCGGTAGATGATGATTTTGGAGTAGACATAAGCAATGGCTACACCAACACCATAGTATTGGGTAGTCAGCGAAAAATAGAAGGTATCAAAAGCTTCTCTGGAAATTCTGCCGAAGTAGAGCCATCACTTTTAACATACAAAAACTTTTGGAAGCCAGTAGAAAAGTTCTTAAAATACGGTAAAAAAATAAACGAACTTACTGAAAATGAGTTTGAATCTTTATTCTCAGAGTTCGGAAAGTATGAAATGAGAGATAGAGACGACATGCGATTCGATACCGACAACGACTATGACTTATCTCAAATACATCATAACATAGACAGAATATCTTTTAACTATAAGAACTGTCCTGTATATTCTCTTTATCTTATTCAATTAGACAATCTGGTGAAGATTATCATAGGTCCTTATACAAAAGACTACTTTGTGATTACAGAGTGGCAGTGGCTTCAATTCGTCAAACATCTAAAAGGAGGTATAAAAGAGAACAGAGAGCTAAAGCTAAACGAAGTTCTGGGAGAAGAGACAGAATCATACACGAACATAATAAGACAGCTTAAGTTCTTGGACAAGGCAGGTAAGACAGATTCGTTTCAAAGTTCTGTCTTAGATTTCTACGACAAGAGAGGATACATAACAGAAAAACAAGCAAAAGTAATAAAGAACAAACTATGATATTCAACAACAAAGAAGTAAAGGCGATGGCCACCGAAATAGTGGGAAAAGGAATAGAGTTTAAAAAAGGAACCGTAGGTGGATATTCTATAGAGATAGAAGAAAGCGATCCAGAAAGCCATACTTCGTTCATATACTATGAAGACGAAAAAAAAAGAGACAGTGATTTTGATCTACTATCTCAGTTAAGGTTTAATCATGTAACATCATGATATACTTTATCTATTTGAAGTATTCTTTGAATTTTTTAATTCCTTCTTTCAAAGACTCAACAAAGTTGAAATCTTTCATAAATGCAGCATAAGCTTTCTTATACCCAGATTGAGTCTCGTCATTTGAATTTTGAAGGTATTGCCAGTTGAAGCTTAGTACATCTGGTGTTTTAAATCCAAAGAAGCCGAGAACTTCTTTTTCTAACTTAACAGCTTCTTTACCATTCCAGTTATGTCCAATAGCGATTACACCAGTTTCTTTATCTTTTAAAAGATTACTTTCACCTAATGTAGTGTGTCTGTTTTCAAGCCACGTAAGTCTTTCAACTAACTGAGTATAGATTGCATTCATCTTACCCCATCGGATTGATCCGAAAAATATAACGATGTCTGCATCATAAATAGCATTGGCTACTTTGTGCATTTCGTCGGTAGGATTGTTGATTGATGCCCAGCATCTTATAAACTTATCTGGGTTGTTGCTTTTAAGCATTGCAGCCTTCACGCCGCAGCCATTTCCTTCTTTGTTGGAAACGTTTCCTTCGCAAGGAAATATCTTAAGCTTTGATACGTTTATTATTTCGACCGACTTAAGCTGCTTTGCCAATTCGTGTGCTATTATAGAAGACTTTGGAAGTTCTTTCTCACCTTCCCATCTGTTAGATGTAGTAAGGAAAAGAATCTTCTTATCACTATTCTTTAGATATTTATAGAGCTTATTTAACTTATCCATACTCTATATATTAAAAAAAAACACCAAAATTCTATTTAGTGTTTTTTATTTTTATGATTATTTCTTGAATATGTTTATTTAGAGAATTATGTATTTGTGTAAGATATTCTTGAGTAAAAGGTTTTGATTGAAAGTCGCTAAGTAAACCAATCGTCGAACTCATATTTAAAATATCATCTTCTATCTCTTCTACTGTTTCATAAAGAATATCATATGATTTTGCTTTTTCATATATTTCACTTTCTAAAACCTCTGTTTCTTTTTTACTAAGATCCTTTGCTTTTACTTCAAGTTCTTTTTCTCTTTCTGATAAAGACTTCAAATCTTTGTCTATCTTTTCTTGAAGTTTGACGTACTTCTCGTCTATTTCTTTTGATGATTCTAACGCTGATCTATCTAGGTTTCTTTCCTTCTCGTTTAAGTCCTGCATCTTGTCGTCTAAATCCAATCCTTTCTCGATAAGGTCTTTAGATTTTTCTCTAATATCATCTTCTTTTTTGTCTAAAGATTTAAGGTCTTCTTTGTATTCACCTTCTCTTTTCTCAACTCTTTTTAATCTGATTTCAATCTCGTCTTCTTTTTCTTTGATTCTTTTGTCTCTACTATTCAGATCCTGTTCTTTTCTTTCAAGTTCTCTAACTACAGATTCGTCTACTACGTTTCCAACCGGAGTGTTTTGTTGTATAGAAGAAAGAACCATTTCATCAATGAATGGAATAAGTTTCTTTGTAAGAACTGCCGGTGTAGGAAGTTTGTTTGCCTTTATGTATGTTAGAAGCTCAGCTTTCCAATCTATGATTTCAAAGAACTCTGGATTGTTATCAATGATGTCTCTGTCTATTGCTATAGTCTCTGTTTTTACCTTGTAGTTGTATTCTTCTAATATAGTTCCTGCTTTCAGAATGAATATCTTTTTGTCTGGAGAAAGGTATTGAAATTCTTTGACTACCTTATGTTTTATCTTCATTATAGTGATATTGTTTTTATGTATATATTTTATAATAAAAAACCTCTTTGTTTTTAAACATTACTTATTTTTTTAATAAAATAGACATGAAGAAAGGATTTAAATTGAAATGCAACGAAGACATCAAAAACCTTTTAGGTTCTCCACTCTTTGAAAAAGATGAGGTGTATGAAGTTCTTCACGTAGATAATGAGAGCACGGAAGTTCTCGTATGTCTCAACCACATACTATATGCCAACGAATACAACATGTGGCCATTGGAATGGGTAAATAAAAAATTCAAGATTGTAAAATGATAAGAATAAGTAAAGGAAACAAAGTTCAGAAGATAATGATAGGAAACTCGGAAGTTTCTTCTGTTTTTATAATACCAGGTGTTACAAACTACACAAACGTTTTCACCTATGGAAACATATTCTGTTTATCGAATGATAAACAAGAAGAGTCTGCCAACATATTCTTTGAAAGTGAATCAGATTTGGAGAGATTTGTAATGCAGTTTATGAAGGATATGAAAGGCGTGAACGCACCGATAAACGTCAATGTTGAACAGAAAGCGTCTTAATATAATATCACTGGTATTAGGTATTATGTCTATTCTAATGATATTCGTTTTACCAATCTTCATTCCAAAAGAATGGGACACTAAGTTCTTCGCTGGAATATACATGTTTGTATTCTTGACATTCTTAGGTATAGCGAACAAAGCTGGTGAGCTTACCGCACAAGAACCAACTCTTGATGAAAAAAGAGATGAAAAAATTGACCAAATATTGAAGTGAAATTTTTATGTATCAGAAACTATTTTGAGGATTCGTCAAGCAGGGCGAGATGGACAAAAGGAAAATACTACGAAGGACGAATGGCGAGCGGATTCGATAAAGAAAATGGCATAACCTGCTATGTAGTATCAAATAGTTATGGAACACACGACGATATAGAATACTTCGTCAAAACGAAAGAATATCCAATGTACTTCAAATCAATAGAAGACGTAAGAGAAGAAAAGTTAAATATAATATTAGATGTGGGAAATAGTAATGACGACCTGGTATCAGGAAACACCAGGACAAGTATTTGAAGAAGTTTATATG